AGGGACGTGTTTAGGAAAAGTGCGCAAAAAGAGGGACGTGTTTAGGAAAAGTGCGCAAAAAGAGGGACGTGTTTAGGAAAAGTGCGCAAAAAGAGGGACGTGTTTAGGAAAAGTGCGCAATTAATTCTATCGTATTCATTACTATAGAATTAAATAATTAAAGAAATCACTTTCTAGATCGCCGGACTTTTCGTGTTTTTCTTTTTCCACCACGATTACCAACAGCCATTGTCCTGCTAGCATAAGAACGACACATCATTTCAAGATGCTCATCTGAAACTCTTTCTCCAATTTCATTATTGGCCGATACCCAATTGAGATATTCTAGTGTTCCGTAGTTGCAACGCTTTTTATCATTTATATAATATATACCGTGTTTATCACAAGCACGATGTAATTTTGGTTGTTTATTACCCATACTTGTAATCCTAAATTTACTTGTTCGTCTTGTACTCGTTCTTCCATGTCTAACGGGTGTATGTGACATGCTACGAGTAGGTAATTTTCTAGGCCGTGCAGCAATACTTCTTTCTATCTCTGCGAATGTTCTTGGATATCGTGGTAGTTGTGATAGATCATTCAATCGCGGGGTAGTTGCCGTGCTTGATACCTGATTATTATCTTCTTGATTTTCACTCATTCTCTATTATACAATAAGATTATCGTCGGTGGCGACGGGTGCGCTTGGTATTGTGCTTGCGCTTTCTAGTATGGCCGCCGCCGAGTCCTAAGCTAGCCTTTGCTTTGGCAATAGCATCATTTCTTTCTCTAAATTCTCGTTTTGTTATTACTTTACTTGATTGAAAAGGCTCATTTTTGCTTCTAATTGATCTATGTGATGTTGCGGCAGAACTTGAAGAATTAATTGGAGCCGCACCAGAATTACCGAGCGCAGCAAGAGCGGCCGCCGATAAATTTGAAGAACTTGAAGTCGCTCTAGGAGTCATTGGTGATTTCCTTCTAGCAGAACGAGGTGCTCCATCTGAAGGTCGTACATTCGCCGCGACTGGATTCACTCTAGGAGCTTTACTAAAAGGACGAATTGTTAATTGATAGAGAAATGATGAAATAGAATATGTAATGGACGATAGTGTTGCAGCAGGGCCCATTTGTTCCACCTTATCGGCCAACACCGCAATGGTACAAATCATCGTGCAGGTAGTCAACCACGTATTTAAATATCCACCTGTTACATCTTGTAACATTACATTACCCAATTGTGCAAATACAGTAGAACCGACCGTTTTTGTAACAGGCAATAATCCAGCGGAGCAGATCGTTGCACATGCATTTCGAAGCGAACCAGTCGCGTAAGAAATATATTTAGTAAGAAACACAATTAAGATAATGGCAGTTTCCTTATTAAGAAACAGTAATCGTAGGTCATTTGCTACTCCAACTGTATTACGAACCGCGGCACCTGCTAATTCTCCTGCTTCAACCACTCCACTAATGGTATCCTTTAGTGCATTTCCAACTTTTGATGTTATATTTTGAATAAACTCCATGGTAACTTGATCTTCGCGAATGGTTTCATCTAGACGACCCGATACAATTGCCATTTGTGTCGCCATCTCAGCTAACTGTGATGTCATAGCAGGCGTCCACACATTCTGTTGTTCGACTAAATCATAGGTGGCATCGCGAATTTCTGCCGCTTTTATACGTAATGCAACACTCTGACCAGGATCTTTTACGATTTTTCCTAAATGACTAACAAGATAATCAAAATGCTTATAAGATGCCATTTCTGATGCAAGTTTTGTATATTGACCTACTACAGAAATAATTTGTTTCGTAATCGTATTTGCACCTTTTAATCTAGCAAGAATCGTATGTGTTGCCAAATCAGGACTCCAAAATCCAGCAAATGTAGGCTCGATGGTAAAATACGATTTTACTGACTTCATCATATTATGAATATTAAGAACCTTATCTGAACTAAATAAAAATCGAAATGCAAATGGAATAAAAGCCTCTTCCAGCTGATTTGGTGTTAATTGAATTACATATTGTTTCCCTTCAAATGTATAGAATATATCAATTTCTTCTACAATATAATTAGCAGCAGTTTCAAATGTAAATAACGATTTCATTTTTTGACCGATTGTTGGTTTTTTTCTTATAAGATAAATCGTTATATCGGTATATTGATTGTTATAATTTGCTAATTGAATCATGGCCTCATTAACTTCATTTACTGGTGTTTTAATATAGGTATTGATTCGGTGTGTTGGCGATTCTTCTACTAAATTAAGTTTTCCAATACTAATACGTTCTAATATATTAAGAAAAGAATAATATTGTAATACTTGGAATCGTTCAGGAGAATGAATGGATAATGTTTCTTTTAGTTTACGTAACGCATCTCGAATAAATCCAAATTTCTGTTTCATTTGTTCTGTGATAACAGGATCATGAACCGCGTCAAGTGGATTATAAGGCAATTGTATTCCAAGATTATTATATAAAAATGAAACCAATGCTAATCCTTGCTTTTGAACATTATTTAATATGATAGGGTGTTGTTCTTGATGTATAATTAGCTGCTGAGCAGCATTTATTGGATTGTATTGCTGAAGTGCAATATTGTTCTGTTGCGGCGGTACATATATTGGTGTATTAAAAGTTGGCGTAGTGTTATTATCTGAATTATAGTTATTATGTTTTTGCAAACTATTAGCAGGTAGTGATATATATGGTTGTACAGAAGCGATTGTCCCCGTACTTAGTGTTATATGCCTTGGTGTAATCATTAGATTGCTTGCTGATTGAGATGGACCACGGACGGGTTCTGCAAGCCCTCTACTTGCTAATGTAGCAGCTGCTAATCCAGTGGCAAGTAACCTAGATGAAGCGCCACCTCCTCCATCCATTTTTGTAATTTCCATTATTGTTCGGTTGATTTCATTTATATTAAAGCCGTGTGGTATGGTGATAGATTTATTTATTATCTCATTTCCTTGCTTAACTTTATATTGAACACTCTCTGTCATTGATGCGAATATCTTTTTCAGTTCACTGAGTTGTAACTGTTCCGCATTATTTTTCAAAACCTTTTCAGATTCCTCAATGCATACACGGAACATGGTCATTAATACAAGTTTAAATGATTGTTTAAAAGTATAATTCTCATCTGCAACATCTTGATTATATTGTTGAGTATCGCCAAATACCTCTTCCATATCATCTATCACCAGTTGTTCATCAATCATTTTAGCAGCTTCATGAAATTGTTCTGTATTGGGGATCTCAACATCTCTAAAATCTTGAACGAAATCAGAAACGAATAATCGAATCAAATCTTGTCGTGCATCTTCCTCATTTTTTGAGAGATCTAATTTTTCTGATACATCCATTGAACTAGCATGTTCTGCAGCTCGCTTTGCAGCGCGAGCTTTTCGTTCGCGTGCCTTTCTACCACCACCTTTTCTGGTAAAGCGTCGCATCACTCTAATATATTCTTTCATTAAAAATAATATATCATAGTAGTATCATTTATTACTTACTCACCGTCGGTTTCCGCTTCTTCACAACTTTTGCCTCAGAACGCTCCACGGATACTGAACTTGCTACACGTTCCAACGAGTACTGCACCCATGCCAGTCGGAATGCCTCCAAATCGGCCAACCATAGAGACGAGCCTGTCTCGGCTTCCAATCGTTCCTTCTCCGTACGCTTCTCCTCCCATTGTCCATCGAGTTCGATAACGGCAGATTGTTTCACCCGATCCATGCGCATGCGTAACACATAGTCATAGGAATCGTACTCATCTGGTTTCTCCAGATTGGACAGTGCAGGAATGTCGCACGACTGTAGACCCTCAACAATCTCTTCATCACTCTTCTTCTGAAGCACCAGTCGATCATCAATAATGGCTTGAATAAATCGTCGCTTAGCATCGAGTTCTCGCATCTGGGCCTCCAATACTTCTAGCAGTTTCATGCGTCGTGCCTCATACATCGGCAGTCGTTTCTGCACGAACGCCTCCAGAACATCACCAATCGTCTTGTACTTTACAATGTTGAACTCCGTATCAAAGCATGTCATATTCGTCGTTTTCCATGAACTAGACAGCTTGAACTGCTTCTCAAACTTCTCAACATTCTCCTTGATCGCATCGTATCCTTCTTCGGTAAAGTAGAGTACGAAATGTACGTCCACATCGTTGTACAAATCATCAAACCCTTTGAGCCCGCACGGTTCTACATCACCTTTGGCCGACGATGCAGACGCTGTTTCTGCCTTCTTCGCCTGAGCCCTGGCATCTTTTGATTTCTTATCCTCTACGTCCAGCAATTCATCAAGGAAGGCCTTATAATCCTTCGTCCATGTACCGGTTGGCAACTCAGTAATCGTCACAGTCTTCTTATCATCGTCAAAGGTATACAGTCCTTTCGTAATCCAAGTCATCTCGTCCATACGATGTGTCGTGCCCTTGAAACCGAACCACCAAGGATCCAACGGGTGTCCTGCGAGTGATTCCATCGAACCCTCCAAACGGTGACGCAGCAAGCAAACAATGTCATCAGGCTTATGGGGCGGAATGTCCGTTGAATATCCCGTACCAATTCCTACCGAACCATTGATGGCCAGAAGGGGTACAACAGGCAAGTAATACTCGGGCTCTACCACATCACCGTCGTCATCAATATGTTTCAGCAATCCCGCATCTTCCTTTCGAAAGATAGTTGACACGATGTCCTCCAAGTAGGTGTGGATATAACGGGGAGAAGCTGCGTCCTTTCCACCCATTAAACGCGATCCAAACTGACCCACAGGTTTCAGTACATTCACATTGTTGGATCCTACGAAGTTTTGTGCCATACCAATAATGGTGCTGTTCAAAGACGCCTCGCCATGATGGTAGGCTGCATGCTCCGATACATAACCGGCCAGTTGAGCCACACGGATTTCGTCTCGCAGATTGCGCTTCAAACAGCTAAAGAGGATCTTGCGTTGAGAAGGTTTGAGTCCGTCCATCACATGCGGCAAAGAACGGATATTGTCGGCGTTACTGAAATGAATCAACTCATCGTTTACAAAGTTCGTATAGCTCGCCTTGGCCTCAACAGGAATCAACATCTTTGTTGGATCATAGTGACTCAGCCATCGTTTGCGATCATCTGCCTGTTTCTTGTTGAACGCCAAATTCATGGACTCGTCTGTCTTTTCGTCCCACTCGTATTGGATTTCATGGAGATCTTTGAACCATTCTCGTGCCTCCGCAGGAGTAGACGTACCCAGACCTTTGTAATACTTGATTTTCCAGCCCTGAAGTGAGTTTGATTCTTTCCATTGATTGAACTCAGGAACAGAATAGAATGACAGGGTAGTCTTGCCTTTTGTCGCCTTGAGAATCGGCGTGAGAAGTGTACAGAGGAAGCCGGCTTTCATCAATCCTGGCCACTCGGTATGGAATAAGTTCATCAGAAGGCCCTTGATATGCGATCCATCATGGTCTTGATCCGCCATGACCATAACACGTCCGTATCGCAATTCGGATATGTCCTTGTACTGCTTCCCTTGTTCCAATCCGAGAATCTTCTTGATGGCAGTCAGTTCTTCGTTCGCGTTGAATTTCTGAACGGTGATGTCGCGGACGTTCAGAAGCTTGCCTCGAAGAGGAAATACACCCCAACGCTCGCGTCCCACTTCTTTGAGTCCTGAGATGGCAGAGGTGGCAGCTGAATCTCCCTCGGTCAGAATGAGGGTACATTCCTTAGATTTTGGAGTTCCTGCAAGCATAGCATCTTCTAGCTTGGTCATACCGCGAATGACACTACGTTTCTTTCCATCGGTCTTCTTTGTCTCTCGCAAGGATTTAGCTTCCAAGAGGAACTTGGCTTCTTCGAATAAACCAAGTTTTCCGAGCGCATCTACTAGTTTTCCACTATACTCGGGTTTAGAACCGAATTCTGTGGCAGGTGTGGTAAGGAATTCTTTGCTCTGTGAATCAAAACTCGGATTCACAATGGTTGAATTAATGAATAGCACCACAGAGTTCTTCAACTGTCCTGGCTTAATATCGATTTTCTTCTTTTTAGCCACTTCACAGAAGTCAGTCAGGACTTTTCGCCCCACACTCTCCACGTGCTTTCCGCCTTTCTTCGTATGAACGCCGTTTACGAAGGAAATATGCTTATCTTCAGGCAGCTCCTCCTCATCAGAATATAAGTGACTGGCGAGAATCGCACCAATCTCCCATCGAGGGCCACAATTCTCATAGGCAAATCCAGTCATGCCATCACGCAAGAACAGCTTAATGAACTTCTCAAAGGTATTCGATGCGACTACGGCGCCATTCCATGTTACTTTGACGTCCTTTCCTACGAGTGACGCCAGTTCAATGATGCGGGTATGAAAGACGGCAATCATGTCCTCTGAAATACCCGCATCACAGAATGCCCCCTCAAACAATCGGCGGTCAGGAAGAAAGGTAATTTTAACGGAGCCGGTTTTTGCAGTTGATTTTTTGATCGACGGCTTTTCGCAGTTGGTCATGTTATCGTACCATGACTGAGTGTATTGCTTTCCAGATGATGGGCAACGAATGTCCACTGTAAAGAGTTTGCTAAGGATATTGGTCAACTTGGCTCCATACCCGTTCTTTCCTCCTACGATTTTCTCTTCTGACTTGTCGTAATTACTTGAGGTAAGAAGATGACCGAAAATCATCTCTGGAATCATGACTTTTTGTTCTTCATCTTGTTCAATGGTAATACCGTCACCGTCATTTTCTACGGAAATCACCGTGTCTCCGTTGTTTGATGTGACGGTAACACCGATGTGTTTGATGGGTGTCATACCAGCGGTCACGGTGGAGCGAACATACTCGTCGCGTGCATTCACAACAATCTCATCAAAGATCTTGTAAAGGCCTGGATTGAACAGAAGTTTCCGCCAGACCATCTTGTTCGAAGAGGTATCATACAGCCAACGCGTCTCCTCATTCGTCTTGGTGCTGCCGACGTAGGTGTCAGGGAGTTCCAGGATATGCTGATGGTGCGTGTGCTTCTGATACTTTCTAGTAGCCATAGACGACGTAGTATACGGAGGTTGTCTTTCTCTTTATATCGGCAGATGAGTCAATTTTTATGTCTGGGCAAACATTCCAAATCTATAGTAGGGAGATGGCAGAAAATATATTTTATAATGCAGAAGAATATGATCCGACGGTGCGATTTGCAACGGAAATCACATCAAATGCCGACGCGCTAGGGTGGGTCTATACTACTGTAAAAAAATGTGCATTGAGTATCGAACCCGCACTTCTTAAAAGAGTACCATTTGATCCAGAAAATATTACATTAGTAGGTGGTGCCATATTAAATCTTCCACCTTATCGCACAAAACAACGTGGTATCAAATCATTAACGGACCTGATTCATCGTGAAACCCAAGATCTTGATATTAAATGGTGGGCTCATCGCTTTATTAAGGATCATGCCTTATTTCAACGATTTGGAAAGGCATTTTCAGAGAGCCTTTCTAGAGAGTTCAATTCACAAGAATGTAAAAGTATCTATATGGAACAGTTAAATAGAGGAAAACATGATAAAGTAAAGGAAGAACAAGTCTCGATACGCGTAGAACAAAACGGAAGAAGACTAACCAATTTCTCGATTGAAGTGATCTTTGTATTTGATGATATTATGTATCATGGTAAACATCATGCTGCGTTCGAAATTCCATTAATTGATATTGGTATTCATAATGCCATTAATTCTCAAGAGTTTACGTATGATCATCGGCCAATCACGAATGAAATGAATCTACTCGATGTATCGATAGATACAATGTATTGTGGTCCAACTAATACTGAAATCGTTCAGGTAGACACCTATTCCATTCGTATTCCAACGATGATTGCATTTGTTCGACAACAACTTTTTGCATTTGATGTTTTACAACATAATATATTTGGAGATGTCCTGACGGAGGATAAATCGCGAAAACTCGAACTAAAAAGTTATATTTGTTTGTTACGGGCCATCTATGTTTCTCTTTATGTTATAATGCCGACAGAGCAGAATGAAATGATGCAAGCCTTAATTGATGAAAAAATGGACAAACATGATGCACGCCTTCGTACCCTATGCAGCCGTCATTCTGCAAATAATATTAAATATCAGCCTATTCTTGAATTGATTTGTTCGATGCCTACGAATGTAAACATACCACAATATCGTATGAAAAAGATAAGTGCAATCAAAGCAAGTGCAAAGAAAAATAGTGTAACAAAAAAGAGGAGAAGAGGACATCGTGGAAGTAAAAAAAATAAAACGCCGGTTAAACCCCATTAATCGGTCGGAATCACATGGCAATACCCTTTTTTCTTTCGTTGATCGCATAAAATAGCAAACTTGCTTTCGGATTGAATACAATCGGTCGACAAGGTTGTCACACAGGAGCTATGAACCGAATCGCCTCGGCGCTGTCCTTTTACAAACTCTCGTGAATTCTTGGTAAGAAGAGAGATACACGCCTGTTCCTCTATTTTATTTTTTACAACCGCCTTGCATGCGGATGGGGCTTTCTTAATAAACTCTGATGCATGAGAGGATGGAGTTTGCATTTCACTCAACAATGCACGTGTACATACATGACATGGAACTAGATATTGGGTGCGAGTATAATAAACACGGCGAGTCAGACTCATGATAGGAACAACTGCGTGCGTGGAAAGAACCACGGAGAGGAGAAGAAGAATACGAAACATGATTTGATGTCTGAATCAGAATGATCCTGTCATCAAATTTTCTCAACGGGAACCCCCATTTCTTGGCAAAACCGAGCCACCAGTTCGTCGTTTTTATAATCATGAATATATTTAATAGACTTAATTCCAGCTGCTAATAGAATACGACAGCAAATAATACAAGGATAATGCGTAACATACGCAGTACAACCAAGAGACGATACACCGCGTTTGGCACAATCCGTCACGGCATTTTGTTCGGCGTGGACGGTGGCTTGTTCATGGCCTTCACGTAGAACTGAAATATGTTCACAACCAGACAGAAATCCATTGTATCCTTGGCTAACAATTCGATTGTGAGAAACAAGAAGACAACCTACGTGAAGACGTTCACAGGGGCTTCGAGTGGCCGTCACTTGTACGATTTCTTTAAAGTATTCATCCCAAGAAGGTCGTGACATTATCTTATAATAGGTCACGCCATTTTATGTTCCTTTCTACCGATACATATTTTTTCAAGTTCTCGGTAGTTTCATGTTCGATCACCCAATATTTATAGTTATCATCATTTGAGTACATTATGCTAGAAAGGGTATGGATAGGTAGTATATTTTTCTTCCACATTGTGTTGCATGTGATATTATTGGTAATGATATGAGTATAGGAAGAAAAGAACGTAGGTGGAATGAGATTTTGTCTATCGTTAATATCATAACCACATAGTACCAGGGTGGAACCGGCATGTTTGACAGGATCCCAGTTATCAGGAAAAGGTGTATTGATTTCGTAGTGAATGGTTTGATCGGTGGAGGGTGAATAGTAGATCCGTCGATCTCCATCGATCATTTGAAGTTGAAACCCACACTGGTTCATGGTTTGCTCGAGTTGACCCAGAAATCTTGGTCGATAATATGCAGGATTTGATCCATATTCCGATCGAGGTTGTCCATCCATATACCACCAGATTTTGATCTCAGGAAAGAGAACAGGTGGAGTCAGATCGGTTCCTGCGCCTGGATAAAAGGCGCTCATCTATTCGATCTAGCACGTTTCCACTTTAGATCACGATCTTTCGTGTCTTGCGACTTCCGTGCCCGTGTTTCTTTCGTGCTTGAACTGCCATACGAAATGCTGGTTTCAAAGGATCACAGCCATCTTCTAAGATTTTAAAATCAACCGCGGCGGCTTTTTGGCCAGTAATCGCACTGGCAAGGCGTGCTACACCCCAACTTTGTGCCGTTTGACTGGGTCGTGAGCCTGCGGAATAATAGGCGCCTTCACCTTTTCGAATGATTTGCTTTAGGGCATCAATCGAGCAGCCTGTTTTATGAGAAAGGGTACGCGTAGCACCAATGGACGATACATCATATTTCCGACGAGCAGCAAGAATGTGTTTGGAGGTTCGATGAGGATAGGACGCCAATCGTGTACGGGTCACATATTTGCCCGTTCGATACGCTCGACGGGATTGTAGTAATTGGCGCTTTTGTGTATCTTTGTTTTTCCTGGAGAGTGAAAGCGGAACATATTTTAAGGGAACATGTATCTTTTTCATATTATTGATACGGTATAATATTTATCTAGAATAGAGATGACGTGTGGTTGTAATAAAAAGACGGGAGGGGCGGCGACGGCACTTCCGTTACAATATTTTGGAGCACCCGCAGGAGAATCGGCAGGTGCAGGGGCTGACCTATTGGGCACTGTTCGAAATCAGGTACGTCCAGCGATCGGAGGGCGTCGTACTAAACGCAATAAGCGTACACTTCGTAAACGTAGCACCCGCAGTAAGGGAGGATTTTATCCGTCTGTAATGGGAAATTTTGTTGCAAGTGCTGCCAAATATATTGCACCTGCCGCGATGTTTGCTGCTTATAAGCTAGCCAATCGTACTTCAAAGTCCAAAGGAGGGCGTCGAACTCGTCATCGACGATAAGGTGCGTTCAGATGGAAGAATGGTCTCATTCCGGTTGCCGGAGAAATCAGAATCGAACAGTAGTCTAAAGCCAACGTGGAGAAATACACACAATATGAGCGTCACACAAGGAGGTGCAAGCAAAGCAAACGCAAATGGAAACCTGTTTGAGATCCGTACCGTACAATCTGCTGCATTCCGTACATTGATTGAAGCCTTAAAGGAGATTCTAACAGAGGCCAATCTAGAGTTCGACTCGACCGGTATTAAGGTAATTGATGTAGACGAGACTCATACGGTTCTAACGTATTTGCGACTACATTCGGACCGATTTGAGTACTTTTACTGCCCAGCCAAATATGTGCTTGGTATTAATATGATTTACCTGTTCAAGTTGATTAAGACTCTGTCTAACAACGACAGTTTGACTCTATTCTTGCCGGCCAGTAACCCGAACAAGTTGGGTATCCGTGCGGAAAATGCAGAGAAGGGTACGACAAACACATGGATGATGAAGCTGTTTGATACGAATGTAGAGAACATTGAGTTTCCGAACATTTCGTTCACTTCGATCATTCATATGCCGTCTGCGGATTTCCAGAAGATTTGCCGTGATTTTAATCAATTGGCGGAGAAGCTGGAGATTACTAGTTCGAATGCGGATCTGATTTTTAGGTGTGTGGGAGATTTTGTGGATGGCGAGACGGTGATTATGTCGAATAACCAGGGTGGAATTGAGGTAGAGCGTAATACGAATGAGATTGTACAGGGTATGTTTGAGCTGAAGTACCTGGTCCTGTTTACGAAGTGCACGAATCTTTGCACAAGTACGCAGATTCATTTGAAGAATGATTATCCGTTGGTTCTGCGCTATATGGTGGCAAATCTAGGTGAGGTACGATTGGTTCTTGCGCCTCAGAAGCAGAAGACGGAGACAACGAAGCCGCAGAAGCTGTAAGGGAGACGCACAAAGCAGACCCTAAGCGGCTTTGCCGCGACGCGCCCAAAGGGCGCTTACACCGATATATCATGATGAAACGTTCGTATCTAAACAAAACGATTCATTCTATCTACAGAATGAATCGTGTTGACCAATTGAAAGCCATTCAGCAAGAAGCATTGGAACTCTTTGCCAAAAAGAATGCGGATTATGGCGATGCGTTTGCCAAGTATGGAGTAATTGGCGTATTGATGCGAATCGAAGACAAATTACAACGCTCGATGTCGATTACAAAAAATGGCGTAAATTTGGTGAATGATGAAGGGATTCGTGATACATTAATCGATCTACATAATTATGCGGCAATGGCACTAATGTTATTAGATGAATAGTGGGGATACAATTAACTTCATAATAAAAAGATAATAGCGACTATGATCTTTTTATCAGTTTGTAAATAAATGTCATCATGCTATGTTCCATTTGTACAAGGGACGTACCAACCTTACATTTTCTTCTGTACAAAGGGTGTATAGATAATTTCCGATTCGCGAATGCTGCTCACTGTGTGAAGTGTAGAGGGTCCATGAAACGCCTGTGCATCGGTATTCCAGACCTTGATGATATTGAACCCACGTTTGGGGCTAATGGAGATTCCATTGATACGATTTTCAGGAGATGAAACAACGTTTAACATGGAAGCGATAATATAGGTAAGATATACATCCGATGCATCTTTCTTTGGGCAACGGAAGGAATAACACCCTCCTCGAATATGATGGTGACTCTCCCATAGCGGAGGAGCAGGATCACGCATCATAAAGAACATTCCATCCGATAATGAATCAGTCTTGAGAACCTCCATCACGGACCAGAATTGATGCCACGTTTTCATGGAGCCAAGACTGATGAAGGTATTGAGTGTCCATTTAGTCTCTTCAGGAGAGTGGAAATAGAGAGTCCAAGGCCCCGTCGGAATCGCAGATTGAAGACCAATCTTGGATTCGTCGGTTGGAGTAGCCATTGTATAAGAACGTTGAGGTTCTAAGTGTAGAGTGGGGTGAATATCTTTAAACTGCTCTTTTTAATCAATTTTATTAGGCATGATAATAGGTATACGGATTATGTAACTCATATATATTATCTTTTTGATAATTAAGTTTATGGTACAATTTCTGATCACGAATTTCAAAACAATGGTTATCAGAATGCATTGATAACATTTCGTCTTTACCATCATGGTCGATCACATGAAATTGAATAATACAGTCAGGTCGAAACCATTGGCGCGTCTCTGCACACCATGACAGAAATAGAGTTGTAAGTGTAGGAACTTTTGCACCATGTGTATGAAGTCTAAAATTCTCTAAAAAAGTATCAATGTCATATTCTTTTTCACTATTCTTATCTACTACACAAATCTTTGCGGACAGCCACGAGAGTTTACATACTGTGTCACATGGTTTAGAAAGATAGGTCAATGAATAATTAGAATACTTCCATTCTGCATTAATTTCATTCTTAATATGGGACTGTGGGAGAGGGAGAGTGTGTCCTGTAATAAAAAACCAGGTACGTTGTGTTCCATAATAATACGAATCAACCTGTCCATAGAATTCATTTGTCTTATTACGAACATGACAGAATGAATCTTTCAGCCAGTTCCATACATTCATCGCTTTTATCAAAAAATAAGATCGAAACATCTATTGATAGAAGTTATGATGTGTTTATTTAAGTTGGGTTCGGTAAAAGGAAATGGATTGTGATTTTTCTTTCCAGACTCCAATGGGCTGCTCGGTAGGCTGACCCTCATCATCAATTCCATAAATGAATCCCTCATTAACGTCTTTATAGTATGTTTTATCCTTGTACGTGATTTCGGCGAGTTCTACACCGTCGTCCTCTTCTTCTTGTTCCTCTTCTTGTTCCTCTTCTTGTTCCTCTTTTTGCTCCTCTTCTTGTACTACCGCGTGTGGATCTTCTGCTGGAATGGCTAGCGAGACAGGAAGAACAGCTGCCGCGCCTTTTACTTCTTCAACGTGTTCTACTTCCGCAGCCTGTTCTACTTCCGCAGCCTGTTCTACCTTGGCAACGTGTGTGACAGATGGCGTTGTGCTAGTAGGTGAATGAAGTTCCTCTCCTGATTTATGAATGACATAGACCGACTCCATCGGGTCCACAACGATATTTTGCAGTTCCGTTGAATCCTCCAACCACGGGTCGTCGATATGAACATCTCGCATACCCTCCAACATATCAAGTCGATCCACAATATGGTTCATTGCCAATTGTTGGACATCATATTGTTTAGAAAGCTTTTCACAGGTTGACGAGAGAGATGAGATCATTTGTTCCAGACGTGTTGATTCATGAGGTTGGGCGGCAGGTGGTAACGAATTCAACCAGTGTTCCAACTGGCGGAATTCCTTTTGAACATTGGAAAGACAAGCTTGAATCAGAGTTGATGCGATAGACATGATGTACCGTCTATTTCATCACACCCGTTCATCAATTTTATGAGGTTCGAATTTTGAGATTGAGACAGGCATCAAGTGTTGACTCCCATGCCTTAAGAGGTTTGGTTCGGCGAAGACGAAGTACTTCTTCCGCCTTTTGTAGACGCTCTTTCACCGTCTCGTTCACATTTTTGGTAAGGCTAGAATCGTAGAAATCAATTGGTTTCGTATCCATTGTCGCTAAAATACTGACCATCGGCGGAAGATGAAGATCCACGCGGACCTTGTGAGAATGAATCAGGCCACGATACTCCTGAATGCTGAGAGAACCACCGAACAATTGAAGAATAGCACGTGGCGGTGCAGGGTGAATGGTACCGTCACATATCTCGCCATACACACGATATAGAAGAGCCAATTGTTCCCAGCGAGTATGGGCATCTTGACGCATATCAAACAAATAGGCCGCTGCACACTCAGGACAACAGAAATTACCAGTTACCAGAAGATAATCGCCTGTGTCTCGAATGGGTAGAACTACAGGGCGATGGGTGAATCCATGACAGCACCAGAAACATGCTGCAGTCGTCTGCGCAGGAATAGTTTTCACCTCGGACGAATCTTGGAATTGAACAAGGAGTGTCGATTTCAGTGCGTAATAATCAATCTCAGCAGGTTCTGTGGCAACGGGCGCCTTTACTGGTGCTATATCTGTCGCTATTAGACGAGGAGGTGCTTCCTTCAGCACTTCTACCGTATTTTGGAGTTGCTCCATATCATCATAAAATGGATTATCGGCATGAATATCATAAGGCTGTGCATCAGTAGGAGGAAGAGGATCATACATAATAGGCATATCATTCATAGAAACGTTTCTGCTTTGGATTGGAAGATGTATAATCAAAGGGCGCCGTACTCCAGAAAGGAGTGAACCCTCAATTCCATCAGGCGTAATTACCGCAACAACTGGAAACTGCTTTTTCTTGCTCGTTTTCTTTGTTTCCACCACGACATCGCCTTCTTCCGATTTAATACTTGCACGTTTACCACGACCTCGGCCACTCATACTGGTATCAGGACGAGTCCATTTATTTAAGTTGTTTGGTAGATGCTCCTCAATCATATGATATAAAAGAGAAGCAACTAGAATAAGAAAGATTTACTGGGACGATCCATAGAGCGACTTCCAGACAAACTTGTGAGAGTAGTGATAGACGAGGGCAAAGACAATCGCGTGGAACATCGCCTTGGTCACGAATGCACTGCCTGGCGGGAGAGACAGCAGAATACCGGGTGTTAGAACAAAGAACAGAACCGCAGTAAAGAGGGACATCATGGGGTGAAACATTATACTTCATAAAAAGAATTTAATTTGAAAAAGGGTTTAAGCAGAAAAGAAAAGGTTATCATAAGATGTCGGTGGATACATCGTTTTGGTGTGAACGAGTACGAACCTGTTTTTCAATGTTTTCAAAACATCCGCAGTCGTTACAACACCTCTTATTATTTGGTCCACCTGGTTCTGGAAAGACAACAAGCGCCGCATGGTTGGTAGAACAAATATGGGGAAATCGTAAATCACTCATGTGTATCTCGATGAACGCCGCCGACGAACGAAGTTTAGAGTCCATTCGTCAAAAAGTATTTCCCTTTTTACGTGTGGATTGGAGAACCGATAAAGAAACGGCCCCTCGATTTCTCATTCTTGATGAATGTGAAACCCTTACCGAAGCAGCACAGTTATCTCTTCAGACGATTCTAAACATTGACCCGAGTGATATTTGTGTTATTTTGATTTGTAATTCCCAAAGTCGAATTCACCCCAAATTGCGCCAACGTCTTCTAAAGATACGCTATGATCCGCCTAATCGAAACCAGAACGTAACCGATATGGTGACTGCAATGACACGGGGTGATTTACGCCAATGTATTCGAAAGACCGAAATGGAACAGAGAATTTGGAAGTACCTGAATGGACACCCTTCTGAGATTCATCAATGGATTCATGACGATAGCGTCGATATTCAAATGATCGTGACTGAATTATTATTGCTGGCAGATATGTTTAATATGATCGATACCGAATTATTGTATCGAATCAATTTAATTTACTCGTTAATGATTGATAGTACAACCCTTCATGATGAAATGGAGAATCAGTTAGTTCGGTTTATTCAAGAATATAAACAAAAAATTGATGCGACTTTATTGAAAATATAAAGCACGAACATGGCTTCAAGCATTGCATATACGAAATCCAAATTACGTATCTCTACCATGGTGATCACTGCTCATTGGGGAACTCCTATTCAATTGGGTTCGCTCTTTGAATCATTGCGCACTCTCATTATCCCCATTTGGTATCCAGATGAGGGAATTCTCAAGTTTGAGCACAATAATATGGTTCTCGGCTCGAGTCACAAGGATATCTTTACGAACCGTAAAATCACTTCCAAGTCCTTCTTTAATCAATCTACGATTGTTCTAAGGCGAAAGACAGATGAGGGTTGGAAGGAAGTAAATGTGAAATTATTTGCGAATGGTGGAATTCAGATGACAGGGGTGACATCGGAACCATTTGCCTATCAGGCGATTGAATGGCTCCTTCATCAGATTCAGTCTCTTCCTGTTTCTCCCTTTACTAGTCCGCCCGCTATTCAGCGATTTTCAGTTCAGCTCATCAATACCGATTATGCACTCAATAAATTCATTAATCAAGATGCTCTTCATAAACTCTTGATTAATGAGTACAACCTCTTCAGTATGCTCGAAAAGACTATTTATCAAGGAGTTAATACAAAATTCTTCTACAACAAGCGAAATCCAGGTGTTGGCATTTGTCAATGCAAGACCTTCTGTAAGGGTCAGGGAATGGGGGAAGGTGAGGGGGAATGCAAACGCATTACCATGAGCATCTTTCGAACGGGTCGAATCATCATTACGGGTGCCCGACAATTGCAACAAATCGAGGCAGCCTACGACTTTCTAAATGGTGTCCTTGATAAGCATCATGCCGCTGTATTATATGAACCCAATTCTGCATAGATAAAATTTAAAATAACCCTATTCTTGTGTAAGATACACGTCATGAAGTGGACCGCTACAAGTCGATATGGAAAACTACGTACGTATGAATATTTCCAAGAGTCATATACGCTAACAGTAGTATGTTATAATGTACTGTATTGTTCATATTCAAATGATGTCGGTTCATCCGAGATAAAGGCAGTTGATCCGGATGGAGGACCCTATCTAGGAATTGGTACAATCGTCTACAAAGGAGATAAATCCTTTATAATACGCAAGATCATATCAGAAAAAAATGACTATCAAACGAAAAAAGTAACCGTTGTGCTTGATGTGAGTTGCGTTCAATGATACGGTAGAGAATTGTATTTTATTGACAGATTTAGAACATGTCCACCCCGGCTGCCAATCCAGTTGTGAATCCAGCGACACCTTCTTCCTCCGAGCCGATGCCGGCCACCCAAACCATGTTACAAGCTGCTAAAATTGCCATCGAGCAGGATCGTGCCATCATGATGGATTACTATCGTCAAACCTGTGCAGGCACCGCCTTTTTGGGAGAGGACCCCGATACTAAGGAGCGTATCCTTGTAAAGTCGAAGGAGGAGTTTACATCATTGATTAAGAAGCTGTATAAGGTGGGCGACGATTTTATCATTTTGACTGAGAACTCGCTCTATATCGTATCAGGTAAGATCCAGAAGCGTAAGGTGAATCTGGCCTCTCTTCAGGAAGCGTACGATGCATCATTGTAAGCATTGTTTGTTACATCATAATCGTATTAATACATAGTATGAACACAATTATTGAAATTATCCTATTAACGATATTTTTTACGATTGGTGCATTATGGTTTGACATTCATGGTAAAGGTAATGTATATGAATCCATCGCGATTCATTTAATGGCACTATTGATTGCGATACTCTTATCAAAACTTATTTACGTATGGATTTATAAAAATTGAATTCATTCTATTCCAGGTGAATAATCACGCCATGTCGTCCGTACTCGAAGAAACCATCTTTGAACCTCAAGTTCATATTTGGGGTGTATTTGGGACGTCCAATCGCATCTCCAGTATCGATCTCCAAGAACAAGTTCTTATACCAATATTACAAGAACTTGGGCGTATGCCTGATAGGATTCTTCTCCCGTCAGAAGGAAATTCATCGATTTATCTCCAAGAATGGGCAGAATCACTTCATATTAAAACACAAATCTTTCAATCCGATTGGGTGCGAAATGGACGCATTGCACAGATTCTTCGGGACGATCGCATGCAAAAGGAATGTACTCATGCGATTGTATTTCTTCCTACAAAATCTGAACGAATGGGAAAAATGGCAGAAAAGATGTTAAAAAAAGGGAAGGTTGTATTTACATCATCAGTAGACCTGACTCTGACGGAGCTTGTTTTGCCGCATGAGCCTTCGCCGCTGCCGGCTTCAACGAACGCTCACAAATCAAGTACAAGAACAACGCAGATGTTGCTGAAATTCCAAAGTTAAGCAACTTCGCAATCAATACGGCGAGAACAAGTCCACCGGTAATCTTGGTAGTAGCAAACATCCAAATGGCACTAATGATGGAAAGTGCAGCCAATACTGAAAAAATAACAAAAAAGATATAGAAATATCCGCAAAGTGTGCTGTCTGCGATGGCGTCGGTCCAGTTTGAAGACGAAGAGTTCATTTTCTACTACTGTGTTATTTTTTTTGATTTTCCTATCGTTGAACATTTTCAAACGACTAGATAGAAATGACACGAGCATCCCGGAAGACACACCGTAAACACAAGACACAGCGTCGTCGCTCGCGTCGCAATACGCGCCGTGGTGGCGCGATGCTGCAGAGTGCACCTCTCTCGTATTCTCTCTCGGGGGACTGGTCTTCGAAGATGTCACAGGGACAGGGTGGTGACTATTTGAAGTACCACGTAGGACAGCATGGAGGCTCCTATCTTGCGGGCGCGCCTCTTTCTGAGATTGCAGGAAGCACCTTACCTGGTGATCTGCGTGGCCCGGCGCATATTGGCGGCATAGACAAGGCGTTTTATGATGTGGCGAACTTGAAGGATCAGAATGGCGGTCGTCGTAAGAAATCGAAGAAGAACTGCGGACGTCGTAAGAGCTCGAAGAAGAACTGCGGACGTCGTAAGAGCTCGAAGAAGAATGGAGGACGTCGCAAGAGCCGCGGTAACTGTAAGAGCCGTCGTTCGAAGAAGCGCGGTGGCGCATTGGGTTATGCTCCGTTTGGCGGAGCCAGCATGTTACTCGATTCGGCCGGATATCAGCAGGCGGGTTTGAATCCAGAGTATGTGACAGGCGGCGTGGAGCGCCAGATGGCACAGGTTCGCGAGGCGATGTAATGCGAGCTTTTTAAAAAATTGAAAGATTCTGATTCATGATGGAAACATCATCAAATGAGCACCTTTATAATTTGGACCGATTTATCTCATGAAGAACAGGAAAAGAAAAAGAAAAAGTTTCTATCAGCCGCATCGATAGGCGATAAAATTCTATATCAAGGTCCAAATCAACTGGATCAAACTTGGTATATCGTAATTGAAGAAGCTGGTAATAAAGAGTTGTCGTGGATACCCTCACCTTGGGAAGACTACTGACGTAAAAACAAATCACGCTGAATAGCATCGTCTGCGCACTCGGTTATGCGGATTTTTTCTTTGAAGATAGGGGACAGTATCTCCGTTGCTTGCGTAGTAAACACATTACGTTCCAACGATGAAATGGAAACGTTAATTCGTACATAGAGATCACCATAGGTACCAATATTACCAGGCAACGGCATACCAAATCCACGAAGACAATATACATCATTTTGAAAAGAACCTGGCGGGATCTTGACAAATAGTCCTTCATCATATCCAGGGTGACCGTCGATCTTGATCACGCACCCAACTAGAGATTCAGAGAGAGACAGTGATAATGTAGTTTCCAGATGTTGAAAGCGATCGCCCGTTCTTTTAAAAGACTTGAAGGCTGGATCATTGGGATCTTCTTGGAGCATAATATTTGCATCACCAGGGCGCTCAAAGGCCGGATGATCCGAACATACTTCTGGAAAGAAAAATGTCTCCTCCGCGCGGGTACCAGGAAGAATGTTTACCGATAGTTTACGAGAATCATTGATGTAACCTGAACCTGAACATGGCGCACACACTTCAATAATGCGTTCACCCTTTCCTTGACAATCTACACAGGGTCCTACTGCATGCATGGCCATTGGCCCCATTTGAATAACCTGGGTGACTGAACCCTGACCATTGCACTTTCGACACATCTCTTTTGATTTCGCACCACTATGTTCGCATACCGTACAAAAAGACTGACGATTGATATGAATATCAAATCGATGACCTAGATAAAACTGCTCTAAGGTAATCGGAATGGTTTGAACAGTAGGCGCTGGTTTTTTCTGTTTTCGAATGGGACCCCGTTGCGGGCCGACAGGTGGATTTCCAAACATATTTCCAAACAGGTCATTCATATTGAATTCAAATGGAAACCCACCAGGAGGCATACCGCCAGGAAAAGGGAATCCACCAGGCATACCACCGCGGTCCATCATTTGTTCATCGGTCATTCCCGTTTCATCATAGATTTGGCGCTTCTTTTCATCTGTCAAAATGTCACTGGCTTTTGTAATTTCTTTGAATTTTTCCGCATCGCCGCCAGGCTTATCAGGGTGATGAATACGCGCCAATTTTAAATAGGCCTTTTTGATGGACGTACAGCTGTCACCTTTGGAGACACCTAGGATATCGTACAACGACTTTGCAGACATTGCGTCGGTTTAACTGGTAGATACACGACCCGTTTAGGTCCGTATCGAGCAATCTAAAGTCCAGTAGAGAAGGACGAATAATGACCTCATTGGTAGGCCAAGATTCGGTATGGACAGAATGTATTCAACAATTCGATTCGCCGAGTCATATTTTCCTTACTGGATCAGCAGGGTGTGGAAAAACAACACTCATTCGTGAATGGTTAGAAAAATATGCTCGTGAAAAGGGGCGACCGACTCCATATCGATGGGGCGTGGAATCCATTGATGAATGCATGTTGTTAGGTCCAGATCAAGATCGCGGTATTCAGACGATTCGTGGACAAGTAAGTCTCTTTATTCGCCAAATGTCATTGGGAAAGGGGATTTTTAGATGGGTCATCGTCGATGATGTTGATACCTTTCCTCATATTTCACAACAGGCCCTTCGAAGACCGATGGAATCATATTCCCATATTACACGATTTATCTTTATTGGTACATCGGAAGAAGACTTGATTCCTGCCTTGCGGTCTCGTTGTATTCATATTGCTATGAATCCGCTCGATACAATTTTATATCGTTCTCACTTTTTATCAAGCGTAAGCATGCCATCGCCTGAGAAATTTACGGATGAAATGTGGAGCTGGGTGATTAATCTGGCGGGAAATAACAGCAGTGATTTGGTACGATTGCTAAAATTAATTCGAGACATTCATGTAACAAGTAAAGAACCAATTACGATTCAACGAGTTCGCATGTTATGTTCCTCGCCAATTTATATTGATTTCATTCCTTTATTAAATGCAATGGCAATGAATCAATCGGTAGAAGCCATTAAGAGTCTGATTCATATTTGGAAGAGGGGATATGCGTATGAAGATATTTTAGAAAGTTTTCAAGTCATCAATCAATTGTTTGGAAATAGTCAATTCAAAGACAATATTATGGTTCATAAGTTTTTAATCCATTCTTGGATATCCTATTGTAAAGGAAATACAAGCTTGTTGGCCCTACAAAATATAATTGATAAAACATTACATGGAGTGCTTTAGTGATTTCTGTAATAGGTATTTCACTGCCAAATCGGATTCCATGATTTGCGTTTCACTCATTCGCAAGAACCAGCCAAACATTTCACGGTCGCGCAACTCGGTCCATGGAAAAGGAATATAGGTCGTATAATCACAGAGGTCAAACGGTAATTTACCATCTGTATTCGAGGCTAATAAATCTTCTAATTGAATGCGTTTACCGTTCTTCTTTCTCATTCCCTCTGCTGCAGGATCGACAACAAGGCCGGTGTGGACATAGTCTTTGGTAAAGCGTACGAAATCCCATTTGACATCGCCGCGAATCTGATCGCCACCGCGTTTCTTGGCAACACGTTCATAGCAAACCGCAGCCCATTCTTTAAACATAGGGTGATCCGGTTTGGGGGTCCAGATTGCACGAAATCCAGGAATGGTCGTGCCGGCCGAGCCGGCATAGGTCTCATCGAGATCCGTTCCGAAAAAGACTGTCTTGTCCTCGGGTAGACTTCCAAATGGTTTCAGACATACACAATAGGGCTCCAACCAGAGACCACCATATTTGGCTAAGATTGCAACACGAAGATAATTGAGTTCGGTCTCATTTACGGGGGCGATCGGATCACGTAATCCGGGAGGAAGATGGTTCCAGCCACCTAATAACTCTGCCGCACCGGCCAATCCGCCGATCACCTCGATGCGATACCGATCTTTATTTTGCTGAACGATCGATTCATAGCAAAGATTCAAAAATGGAAGATTTAATGCCCGTGAGGATCGTGCGCCAAAATCGTACCATTCTCGTGAACTGACATCCGATGTATCGTAATAGAGCCAGATTACCGGCTTTTCCATTCCCATTTTAAGGAGATTCTTATCCAGAAATGGATTATGCAATATCAGACCTTTGGAATAAAAGAAGGCATAGAATAATGCCACCAGAGATAATACGACTAGAATCAAAAGAAGAATCTGATATGGACTCATGTCACCCTATCACATCATGTGAATTCTTTTAAGAGAAAAATATAACTCAAAATACAATAATTAAGGTACAGTGAATATACTATTGCAATCCATAATGTGATATCAATAGAAATTGCATAATCTTATTATTTGAATTCTTTTACAAAGGAATCGGAATGACGGAGTGCCCATTGACTGGACGACGTAGACGCAAAGTAGGTCTCAATCTTCTTTTTATAGGTCGTCTCTTCTTCCTGCTTTCGCTTTTCATATGCAGAAATAGCTTCTAAATCACGATCCAACTCCGTTTGATAGACCATATCTCTCTCTTTTAGTAGATCCTCAAACGTACGATGTTTTTCTTGATAAGAAGGAATCTTATCAAATACCGTATTGTCTAAAGTATATGCAGCGTGGAGATCTGTATATTCTGGACGCTCTTCAGGATCAGACGTAAAAGAGTGGCCGATAGATGGAATCAATGCTACACCACGAGTAGAGCCGGATACAAATGCCATTTCATCAGGGTGAAGAATAAGAGAAGTTGGTTCGGGTTTTCCCTGTTTAACAACTGTTTCAAATGTATGATTCCATGTGGCAGGATCGTCTGCTTTATTTTCGTGCTGTTTTTCCTCGTCTTTATTTCGAAGCCATTCTTCATAGCCCTGTTCAGATTCACGAACATGATTCTTTTCAAAAAGTTCATTGAATTCTTTTCGAAAGGTTTCGTTGGTGGAGGAATCGAGATGATCGAATACATCATTTACTAGATTATTTAATTCATTAGTAAATTGTGTATCACGTGCTTGTTTTACATCAAAAACGTTCAGAATTTGAAATCCGTCTCGGCCACCGGTCATTCGTTTAATCGTAGTAGAAAGGCATACATAAGCTTCTAGGATAGCCTCAAAATCTTCTTCTTTTCCACCCTTGTCTGGGTGGGCATTTACAACGGCGACTCGAAATGCCCGTTTCAACGAATCAGGTGTAACCTCGTCCAATGATGTAAACTGAAGGCGCTCGAGAGCTTGTTCCATATTACCTATTGCTAGGTTAGAACGGTTTAGGTAGACGAGATCAAGAATGGCCACTCCGAATCGACAATGGATTACTCTCAATGATACAACGATTTCCATCGCGTCCATTCAAAGTATTGAAATGACGACAGAAAAGGGAGAATATTTCTTTATGGTATGGTGCAGCAATCAAAAGGTGCATAAGGTACATCTTCATGCAACAGGTGGAAAGTGGCTATATACTGTGTGTCATGATGGATTAGAAGAGGCAAAGCGAGGGGGTGAACGATATGAACACTTATAAGTATTCCATCAGTAGATGAGTATCCCGAAATCGTGTACATTGAAGACATGTCAAGATACAAATCTTCTTGTAAAGGGACAGGGTGTCTTTATTTTTAATGTAAATGACGAAACAGACTGCAAAGAGTGTTCTTTTTCGTTCTCGGATCGTTCCGGTCAGAATTTCTTGCGTGTACAATTTACTCGCGACCATGTGAAGGTTACTCAACATGACGCATTGGTAGTAACGGATCTGATCGATTCCAATAATCACATAGGACTCGTTGAAAAAGAGGGTGCGTATTATTGGTTCAGTCTTGATGCACAGAATTTGCAATTGTATGCGGGTATTGGCGAAGCTCGAATGGAAACGATTATCTATCGCTATGCGATGAAGGGTCAAAAGAAATGGGTGGAACAATTGATCCAGATTACGAATTTTTCAAAAACGATTTCTCCACGAACCCTATTGCGCGATCCAGTAACAATCCCAATTCCAATGATTATAAAAGCGACCCATAATCTGTCGATGGATATTATAGCATCGAATCAATATTTATCACATTCGAATCTATCAATCGTTTGTCATAAAATGTATGATTGTATTTCAGGAAAGCAGTTTGTATTGGATACACCTGATTTCCCAGATTTTTCAAAAGCGATTGAATACAGCCTCGCTACGCCAGGATTATGGTGCTATGAAACTATCAAAAAGAAGAGTACTGAGTTTAATCCCGATAAGCCAGATATAAACGAAACCTATCTTCGTATTACCTTGGGACAAAATAACGGTGAATCTCCTGGCATTCCATATGTGATGGAGATTTGGCCACCAGGCCACTATTCCCCCATTCATAATCATGGAGGATCAGAGGCCATTATTCGTGTGTTACATGGACAAATTCACGTTCATCTGTTTCCATTTTTATCAAAAGATGCAGAAGAATTTGGAGTGAAAGAGTTTTCTAAAGATGATATTACATGGATCAGTCCTGCCTTGAATCAAATTCATAAGCTGGAAAATACATCTGCAACTACAACGTGTATTACGATTCAGTGTTACATGTATGATGGAGAAGATATGGCCCATTATGATTATTTTGATTATTTGGACGATGATGGAAAGATCCATCAATTTGAGCCAGATTCTGACATGGACTTTACTGACTTTAAAGAAATTATTCGTCAAGAATGGGATAGTCGCCCCGTAAGTAGCTGTTGTATGTTTCGCTAATACCCTATCTTCTTCTGATTCAAATCCACACCATCGGTGATCACCATCTGTTTCATGCGATCATGATATTGCTGGTTTTTCATATGCATTTCAGCTCTGCGTCGTTCTCGTAATTCATCGGCCTGTGCTTGACGCTGTTCAAAGTCGCGAATGCCATGAAGTTCTGTCTGATTAAACGGATCCGGTGCTTTCTCACGGCTCGCACGATATTGTTCAAAGGTTCGATCATGAACAGCTACATTAGCTACTTTATCGGAAATGGTGGAATCGGATGTATAGGCGCCGCGTAAGTCCGTAAATTGAAAGCGTGAATTGGGGGCAGCGGTATAGTTATCGGGCCGTTCTCCTACTAAATCGACACCACTTGTCGGATTTAAGGTAAGTGCCATTTGGCCTGGGTGGACAATAAGGTTCGTACTCGCTTTGGAGCCTTTGCGGGCTTCGTCCTCAAACATTCGATTGAATACATCACGATTAAATTCTCCTTTAAATTTCTGGCTGTTACCACCTTGAGATTCGCCTGATTTGAGCCAATCACCATATCCGTCTGAATCGGGATCGGGCATATGAGTTTGTTCAAAGAGTTTATTAAAGGCGTTCATGTCCAAATTCTTCGCATTCAGACGAACGGGCTCGCCGCCATAATCCCATTTCTTTGATTCGGCCTCGCGGCTTTGTTGTGCACTGTTTGCGTCCACACGACCGTTCGTTTCCCGTTTTCCACCGCGCATAAACTTCAAAATTTCTGATAAATAGGCATAGGCCCGTGTAACAGCTTCAAAATATTCTTCGGAGCCCCCCTTATCTGGGTGAGCACGTAAGGCCATCTTCTTATAGGCCGATTTCAAAGCCTCTTCTGTAAGGGCGACTTCTTCGTGGATATTTAGAACTTCGAGACACGATGCAAAATAGGAAATTGCCTTTTGTTTAGGTGTTTCAGTTATCACTTTCCAGCTAGGTTCATTCGATGTATGGGTTACAATTTGTTGAGAATAAGCCTTTGGTGCTTGATGGCTTGCTGCTTGGTAACTAGAAGCAGTAGGTGCATTGATCAAGGAAGGGTGAGTGGCGCCAATTCCTCCATTGCTTATGAAATTAGGCTGTAAACTACGAGGAATGGAAGGGGTAGTAGGTGCCTGCTGTTGTGTATGTTCTCCCGGAAGTAACGGCGGCTGTCCGCCTGATTGAACGGTGGAGAGGTAATGAAGAAGATAACTATAGATGCCGCATCGTTTGGCAGAATTTACATATTCCAATGATGCCATGCACGTATTAATCACCTGCATTCGTTTCATGGGATCATGGATTTGAATCATATTCGAATACATGCGAACATGAACAGGATCGACCGCCGAGTGGTTGTTCCCCATCTATCTTCTTGTCCAAAATACGTTACGTCATTTAGTACGCAATTAGTAGAGATGTTTACCATCATTCCAATTGTAATTGCTAGTTTTATGGCAGTAATCGACTCATTTGTGCTGTCATGGCTCAAAGAATATACTCTTGGTACCATTTCGTGGGTTTATCTTCCAATTGGAATGATGATCTATGGGTTACAACCTCTTATTTTTCTGAAATCGTTACAATATGAAACGATGACCGTTATGAATATTCTGTGGGATATGATAAGCGACGTACTGGTAACTGGAATTGGCTTATTTTATTTTAAAGAAAAACTGAGTTCTATTAAAATGCTAGGATTGGCATTTGCCTTTATTGCAATTGTCTTATTATCATATGACGAAGTTATACAAAATTGATGGTATTTGAATATGCATAGTTGGCCACACATGTTTATCGCGTATCGATACCTTCCTAATATCTATCCTCCTGGTTCTATTTATCCTACACTACCATTTGAGTCGATTATAGATGCATATGACCTGAATGCATTACCATCCTTAGATGAAATCGAACACGTTTGGAATCAACAACCATATCTCCCATTTATGTTTCATTATGAAGGAAAAGATGTCTATTACTTTATTCTATCAATTAATAAATATCTAACAGATACATATCTTTATAGAAGGTTAGATTTCAGTCGTTATGCGTTATATGACGATCGAGATCAGTATTGTGATATTCATGCTAAGCGAATTCTTCTTGATTTTATGAGACAGTTTGAAAGTCGAATTCATACACGTAACTTTATTCAAGAGATTATACATTCGATCACAGAGAGTCCAACCGAGATTGAATACCATGAACAGATCGTACATCATCTGAGTGGATTCACAACACATGCCACATATGATACGGTGTTAATCGAATCTGTTTTACACATATCCAATACTGTTATTGAAACAGAACGTCGGTTTCGGCCAGGGGGAGATGGATTTAAAGAAGCACAAACTGATTTCGAGACCATATGCATGAAACACTTGTAAAAATTGAAAGATCCCGATTATCGTAATATGATCGACCATGTTTGCCTACCGGTATAATCACTATCTTTCCCCTACACAAGAACTACCAGCCATTCCATTTGTATCACTCACAACTGCACTGGATCTATCTCGAATTTCAATGATTCCACTGGATTGGGCCGAAACAATGTGGAATCAACAGCAATCTATCGTGTGTGTATTACATTATGACGATTCAGATGTATTCTACTTTATTATACCTAGTCATATCGACTGTTCCAATACACATGATATTCGTCGCTTTAAACTAGAAAGTAGCTATGATGTAAATGATCATCACTGTGATTATTATGCAAAGCCCATGATTCGTCGATTTATAGAACGTCTCACTCTTCGACTTCATACACGTAGCTATTTAATACTTGTTCAGTCGTCTATTCCATTTCCTCCTACAGAGCTTGAGTATCATCAACAATTCATACAAAAAATTCATATGGATCAAGTAGACGATCTATATGAACATTCATTAATTCAATCGGAGTTACAACAATCACAGGAAATGGTTGATAATCATAGAGAGTATTCTCCTGGCGGAAAGGGAATGGAAGAAGCTCAGCAGGATTTTGAAGAATTGGCACTTCTTACGAAGAGGATATAAAATTGAAGAAACATAGTGCGATTATTAAAGATATAATGTATCTTTATCGCGTGATTCATGGTTCTAGCGTTCCATGTGTAAATCTCTCTCATGCACGCGAACTAGCATGGCATTCCAAAATTTCCATCAATGATTTGAAGCCCGTTTGGGAAGAGGAGGAAGAGCTCTCGTTTATATTGCCAGAATATTCAGGTTATGGACCTATATACTACTTTATTCTTCCAGATATCATCGCGGACTCTCCACAATATTATCATATTACTCAAATGAATAGGTGCCGATGGGATTCATGTGATCAATATGCAGTACCTCTTATTAATGGATTTATAACGAAATTCAAGAAAGAATCATCTTAAGTTCTTGAATACTAGGAAGAGGGATCAGTGATTCACATTCCCAGAAAAAACGCTTGCCGATAGACTCAAAGGAATATACTGTTGGATAAAATTGCGGTGCCAAAGAGGGGAATTGTCTCTCCTTGCAGGGTGGAATAAGTGACCAACTTTCTAGAGGAAGAACCAGTGCTAATTGTTCAACGGGGCGAATATCTTGAGCCCGAACGCGTACAATATCAGGAAAGGCAGGAAGAGGAGCAGCACGCAGCCATTCCCATAGGGGTGGAAGAGAGAATGGATAATACCAATTAAAACAGACATCGTTCATTTGACCGTTATAATACGCCCAAATCCATTGAATTCCATACAAATACTCATCAACCAGTCGCTTGATAGAATGTCCCGAAAAGAAACAGGTCTCGTATTTTTGTTTCCAGTTCGCCGCCAAGTTACGTTTATGCGCATCTAACAATACTTCTTCTTCAATCTTATGCAATGGCCAATTATTTTCACCCATACCGATGTCTTCTGCTCCACGACTGAACATTTGTTTTTTACTAATCGATTTATGAATGCGACGATCTTCGTCGCCTGATAGACATCGGAAAAGACCTTGAAGACCCTCTAATGATATTTCTTGGGTATTCGGATAAATCAGGGAAATATGTTTAGCATGTAGATCATGAAGAACCGATAATAAGGTCGTATGTCCGTCATCACGCATTTTTAGACCAAGAGATGATGGTAGAAAATCATTGCCGAGAATGGACATGGCAAATCCATAATCTAGAAGAAAACTTCGTTTATCATGCGCCGATGATGTCAACCAATCACGAAGGGTATCAATTGAAAACCATTCCATCTGTTCTTCTCCATCTGCATCATAGGCAATCTTTCCTTTATCTACTTCTTCGCGAAAGAGCCATGTAGATTGATGGGTATGTAGTTGTCCGAGAAGAGATAGAACAATCAAATCCGCGTCCAATCCATATACGGCGGCAGGTCCTTGGTAGGATCCCGTTCGCCAAGCAGACATGATTTTATGTTCTCCTTCACCCGGTTCATCGCTTGTACTAAGCTTCCATGTTCCTCTACCTTTTTCTCGAATCATCTTTTGTAGGCCGGCATGGAGTTTTTTCATAAAGAGCGTTCCAGGAGTAATTGCATTGGTATCCCATGAGATCGTATCCTGTTTGGAATGAAGCCATACGGATTTGAAACGACGAAGTCGCTGTTGACGCATTTTGGCCATAGGCACAACACCATCAATGGCTAAAAAGACACCCGTTTTCGGATCAACTTGACGAATAACTTTGAGACAGTAACGTACAATGCACTCAATGAATTGGGCTTCCCATTCCTCTTGCTTCTCTTTTCCAGGATAAACAGGAGTATCCGCCCGATGAAGACAATGATAAATCAAACAATTGAAGTCCATAAATAGCCAATCGATTTCCCCGTCAGGGTGACTTCGTTTAACCAAACTTGGTAGAACAGTAGTTAGTTTTTTATAATAAGAGGGAATACCCATTTAGGATATACTACGTGATAACGCTTTATACCTTCCAGATTTATGTACTCAGAAGTAATAGGGATGTCAACATCAAATTCAAAGCCTAGTGTGTCTGCGGTGCCTGCGGCGTCTGCTGTGCCCGCGGCATCTGCTGCCGCTACTTCAGGGTTTTCATGGATTCCTACTGTTAAACATTTTTTTGGCGATACGATTATTGGCACGGTGGCAGAACTCTATAGTATTATCCCCGATTCCATCTTATTTGGATCGCTCTTATTATATTTTTTAACCCAAAATCTCTCGTATGGTGTGTTTGCTGTATTTATTGTGGAATTAACACTCAGCCATCGTCTAATTTCCTGGTTTTTCTCACAGTCCGTGGGATCTCCGGCTGTACCCAAGACATTGTCCTGTCGAGCAGGGTATAAAACAGCACGTTTGGATACCATGCGCGCCATCGATCATGATCCCTATCCATCATACGGAATCTTCTCGATTGCATCAATGGCAACCTATCTTGGATGTGCCACCTCAGAATATTCCGATGTATTGAATACAATGGGAGAGAATTGGAAGACTCGTAGTATGATTGCCTATATCTTTATGGCACTTGTCGTTTCTACATTCATTATGGCTCGAATCTTCTTATCAGACTGCAATGATACATTAGGAGAAATCATTACCGCTACATTTCTCGCCGTTCTTGTAGGGTTCTGCTTTTTCTACCTGAATAAAACGCTGTTTGGACAAGAATCCATTAACTTTTTAGGATTACCCTATTTGGCATCAAAGGGTAAAGATGCCAATGGAAATCCAAGTGATGTATACATTTGCGCAGCTGTATAATGTAAATAAAATACCATGTAAGTAGAATGGATTCCTTAAAGGGTATTATAACGGACATTCATATGTTTTTAGTAGGTGGAGTACGGACGCTACCTCTTACCATTGCAGGAACCATGACCATTTTGGGGCTATTTACTGCAAATTATGCAATGATGTTTTTCCTCGTAGGCTTTTTAATTGTTACCCCTGCAGCATCGGCCATACTAAATAAATTGGTAGAACTACTTGTTGTGTCAATTGGTGCAGAATCATGGGTAGGTAGTCTATTTGTAGGGAGGCAAGGAGATACCTGCTCGGTATCTCCTCCATTTACTACGATAAAGAAACCCGTTCGATCCGAGCCAACCGCGCATTTCTGTAGCACGTCACTCGCGATGTCTGTCTTCTTTTTAGGATACATACTAACGAATGCGGTCAGTCTCTATCAGCGAAATGAAGAGAATAACGCAGATCCGGTAAAAGTCGCTAATCGTACCTCACATGCTCTTCTGGCCATTGCATCTATTGTAATCTTCTCTATCATTATCCTTATCTTTCGAATGATGATTGGCTGTGAATCGAAGTTTGGAATCATGATAGGAACGGCCGCATTTGGAGCAGCAGGGTATGGTTGGTATCAAATGCTTAGCTCAACCACCTCTCAGGATCGCCTAGCGGATCTCTTCGGTATCTCCAATCGTATTCTTGCATCGAGTGCAACCAGCCCAATCGCATGCATTGCGACTTAGAAAAAATCGTAATGTCGTTTTATTTCTTCAAAGAATCGTGCACTTCGTTGTATATCTTCGCGACTAGACCAGCCTAGACGAAGGGCCTTCATCATCTGTGATAGTACAATCGGGTAATATCTGGTAAATTGAAATGGCGTACGATAGACTTCTTCTACTTCTTCTAATGACATCGTGGTAGATTTACCGGTTCTCTGATTCACTTCGTAGTGGAGATGATAGAGCCATAATCGAAGAGCTGATTTGGTAAAAACCAGTGGACGAGAAGCTAGATATGTAGTATAGTGCTTTTTACAAAGAGGGCATGGTAAGGAATATTGTAAGCTACGAAGTAATCCATTCCATATTCGTTGTTCTTCCGTTGGTAAGGTTGGAGAATATCCAAATCTCTCCACGGAAGAATGGAGAAGCATCCATAACGCTGGTCCCCAAATATGATTTTGTGGAGAATCCATTGATGTAAATTAAGATAATCGTTTTATCTTTCATTCGCATTCATGATCAAGACTTCGTTGGTTTTGGAATCCGGTTGTTTAGAATGTATGGCGCGGCGACAGGAAAGAACCGCTGTGGAATAGGGTGCAGGAAAGGCATCTCGTACGAGAGGAACATCTGCGTTGCTCATGATCCACGAACATCGTAGTGCTTGACATCTCGTAAAAAGAGACTGATGTTGTTCTAGTCTAAATCCGTCGGATGTATAGGAAACAAATGAGGTGTGATTTTCAGGTGCATAAGGTGGATCAAGATAGACAAAGTCGCCGGGCGTAACGGGAGAGAGAGAATCCATAAAGGGTTGAACACGGAAGATGACTCCTTGTATCAGTCGCGATACGGATCGGAGATGTTCTTCATCCATGATTCCATTATTGGTATAATTTCCATAAGGAACATTGAATCCACGCGGACCTTCGCGATAGACACCGCGAAAGCATGTTTTATTAAGAAATAATAACATCGCGGAACCGCGAGGAGTCGCTCGTTCCTGCATGGTTAGTGCATTAAAGCGAGAACGGATCCAAAAATAATAGGATTCACGAGAGGTTTGTGCTTGATCAAGAGTACGAGGAGATCGATCGATCTCGGTATTTCGACAGTTAGAAAATTCTTCGATCAGGTGACGAACTTCGGCGATCAGAACTTCGGGAGAGTGCTGAAGCGTTTGGTACAGACCGATCAGATTGGAATTCAGATCACTAGCATAGATCGTGCCGGATATCGTGATCCGACCGGCCTGACGATAGGATAAGAGACCCAATAGCACACTTCCACCTCCTAGAAATGGCTCATGGTAATTTTGAATCATAGAAGGGAATCGTCGAAGAAGTTCTTCCAAGATCTGTGTTTTGCCTCCGACCCATTTTAAAACGGGTTTAATAATGGGTGTTGCGAGTATAGTAGCCACAGGTACAAGAGCCACAGGTACAAGAGCCACAGAAGCAACAGGAGTAGGAATCGCAATACACGGTCGTATTCGTGCCTGATGTGATTCGTATAACGATTTTTTGGTGAATGCTTTATTGCATCGACCACAGGTATACGACATGTATTTCATGCAAAGAATATCAAACGATCACAAAAACACAACTTTTTTTATCATCAATCAGAAGTAGGATGTCAGATTTTTCGATTGAAGTCGAACCTCCAGAAGGAGAACCAGAAGAAAAGGTTCCCAATCATGTATCTGACAATCAAAAAATGGAGGTAGTGCCGACAAAGGTACCTGAGCAAAAAGGAAATGCTCCAAAGGCAGAAGAGCCAAAGGTACAAGAGCCAAAGGTACAAGAACCAAAGGTACAAGAGCCAACGACACCAAATCAAGTATCTAGAACATTCCAAGAAATGCTTGAGATCGATCGCCCCCATTCAATCTTTCATCATATCCAATCCTTTCCATCCGATTGGTCGAAACAGCACCATTTTCGATTCAGGCATCAATCGGATTATGATCAATTGCTCCAACTTTGGAAAGAGACGGATCCGAGTCTTACGGTTGATTTAAATCAATCTATTAATATTAATCAATGTGGAAAAGATAATGTGGATATGACATTGTTACGAGACACAGAGCCAATTGGAAAGATTCAATTCATTCATTTTGATAAAAAGAAGCGAGACATAAAATCGTTATATTATGTTCATGTATATTTATATGAGTTCAAAGAGTTAGATGAATTTGAGAAAGCAAAGACAGCGATGCAGTCATTTTTTAAAGCACTTTCAGAACGAATGAGTTCTCATCGTAGTGCGTCTCATCGTAGTGCGTCTTATAAGAAATCATCAACAAGAAAATCAAGTAAAAAATCACGCAAAACACGTAAAAGAAAACTCAAAAATTGATGATTGAAATACACCCGTACAAAGACACGCCATGGCACTGGAGTATAAAGTTCCTCGTATTCTTTGGGAGAATTTGGAATCAGTTCTCCTTGCTCAGTCAAAACGCTACATTGCGGAGTTGGCCAAACGCCTCCATGTATCGGAAAAAGAGCTCATTAAGAAAGTATTGCCCACATCAGATTCCTTAAAAGTCATCATTCAAGATGCGTCCAATGAATCAAATCAATGTGGTGCCTACATTCAACAAGATCATATGACGGTGTTTTGTCGAAAGCCGGTTGCCTATCAGTCCGAATTCTGTGCGGTTCATCGACAACATCGAACGATGGTTATGGATGGAACTCAGCCCACTGTTATTCAAAAAGTTAAAGATCAGGCACATCTTCCCCCCATGTGGCAAGTAGAAAATCAATTGATTGATTCACATGGTAATATGTTAGGAAAAATAAATGTAGATGAACAAAAAATAAAATTGTTTATTATCGATGAGGCCTAAACCAATACGGTGAAGGAATACGTAAATGGAGCCGCAGGATCCTAATAATCAAGAACAACCAAATTCTCCACCACCGGTTTCGCGCCTTTTTGGTGTCGTTCACCCACCAATCACATCACCCCTTGCGATGCCTCTTTTTACTTTTTTCCAGATTTATCAACAACGTATCCTTGACTCTGATGCATTAGAGGAAATACCTATAGAAAATACAACGTATCATGGTTATGATGATTCCTATATGATTGAAGAAAGAAGTCCAAAAAGACAACGTACCACAAAAGGGTATGTTCCAATTGTAAACGTCACAGATCAATATAATAAATTATTATTGAATTCAGGCATGATGTTATATTTTAATGAAGATGATGGACTATATCTTCTTATTCCCTATTGGTTTGAATCCAATATGTTTGTGCGAAAGATTGTATCGCGCGCCTTACGTTCCGTTAGACATGGCTTGAAATATTTAAACAAAGTGATGAAAGAAGAAGAAGGATATGATAATAATGGAGAAATGATTTATTATCATTTACGAGATCAAGTATTTGAGTCATATTTGGCGGAGCGTCGACTTCGAAATGCTATGCGAAAAGTATTGATGCGATGGAGAATCTATAAAATGGATCAGCGTCACGAAGAAGAAATCGATCCAATCACACAATTTGCACCCGAAAAGAGGGTAGTACTCTATGATTGGAGTATGAAAAAGAAATGTATTTTTGATGCTAAAAGTTTGGCAACCCATGTAGAGACTGCACTATTATATCATGAATCGGGTTTTGCATTGCCGAAGTATCCTCGTAATCCATGGACCAATATAGATTTTACCTATCGACAACTCTTCTCGATCTATCTACAATTGAAAGAGCATGGCGAACTTCGATGGGGATTAGCTACGTTACGTGATCACAATTTTGAGCTGGATACCTGGCGTCGATATTATCATTCGGCAATCACAATGAAGGCCATTCAGAACAGTCTGATTCATCTTGATTGCACGAGTGCCAGGGAGTTATTAGAAGATTTCATTATTATGAAATTAGAAGAATTATCACCCGTTAACGATTTTATACGTCAGTGCTATCGCAAGGCGATTCTTCATATTCCACACCATTGGTATTTACAGCGATGGACCAATATTGCATTTCAGCACTTTGAAGCACAACATTTTGGAATCAATCAAAACCCATTAATCAACGAACAGCGTGAATATTTAATTCGACAACAACATATCTTTTTTAAAGAACTAGAGCAAAAAGGATTACTTCCGCTTGCATAAAATTGAAGAATATTAGGTTTATTCTAAACGTAGAATGGGTAATTGTGTGTGTTTTCATGTAGAAGATGAGGTATCGGTTCCTATGCCACAGTATCCCAATGTGGATCTTATCACAGATGAAGCCATTTATGCCTTATCAACTGATAAAAATACTCCCTTTGTTTCATATGTAAATATCCGAAAGAAAGTGAAAGTGTTGCGTGTAATTGATGGCGATACGGTGGATATTGCCATGGTGAACGATTTAACCAAACAAATTTTCAAGTATCGTATTCGATTGTATGGCATTGATACACCAGAGAAGAAACCACTAAAAAGCAATCCCGATCGTGAGCAAGAAATGGCAGCGGCTAAAAAGTCCAGACAGGCGATGAACGATAAGATGGAAGAGAATAACAATTTGGTGACGATTTTGCTTTCAAAACCAGATAAGTATGGGCGACTGTTGGGTACATTCTATGGAAAGACAGGAGAGAACATTAATGAATGGATGGTGAAACAAGGGTATGCGACGGAATATTTTGGAAAGACCAAGAAATCGTTTGCGGAGACTCAATCAAAAGATGATTCTATGGAGCTAGAAGAGGTCAGTCTGGACGAATAATCGAACGTATAAGAAATGAGTCAAAGCGCAGTGGCCGTCTTTCGGACCGAGTTAATTGATGGAGAAGTTGTTGCAACAAATGAATCGCGCGGCGTACATCTTGTGGCGACGTTTACGAAGTTACCGCCAGGCCCACATGGATTCCATATTCACAAGGCGGGTGATTTACGAGGGGAAGGGTGTATAGGACTATGCGAACATTATGATATGGGTCATCACGTTCATGGAGGCAGTCCAACATCAAAGGGACAGCGTCATACGGGAGATTTAGGAAACATTGAATTAAAAGGAAAAAAAGTAAGAAAATCCTATGATTTACAGGGGGTGTCCGTGCAGGATTTGTGGGGACGTTCGATCATTGTTCATGAGGACGAAGATGATTTAGGAAAGGGACCGTTTGAAGATAGTTTGGTAACGGGTCATTCAGGTAAACGTATGGGGTGCGCTATTTTTGGTAGAGCACGCTGTAGCCCAAAGTATAATAAGACAAGGAAGCGTCATTGATGGGACGATATACACATAGGTCTTCGATGGACCGGTCGTAGCATCTCCTCCAAAATAGTAGAAGATGCACTGTATGTAATGGAAAGAGGATCGATATGACCCGTATTATAGGTAAGTATTGCACCCCAGGCTAGCCGAGCAGTATGAAATGGCCGCGCCCATTTGGACAATTGAAATGTCTCGGTTGGAAGGACACCATCTCCGTGCGATTTCTGTTTTTCAGTTTTGGTCCATTCGTCTGGAATATCATCGATCAAATATCGATCGTAGAATGCTTCTCTCGCATCATCAGAACTCCATGACCCATTTATTTGATATTCCTCTAGTGCCTCTTCCCAAAAGGGACACCCGATGAATCCCTTTTCAATATCACCCAGATAGGAGACGGTAGATTCGGACCATTTCATTCGTCCGCGCAGACACCGTCCATAGAGGCATGTAGTAGGAATACAATATCGCCGATGTGACATTCGTCCCATTTCAGCATCCCATTCTCGAAGGGCAGTATGAAGACTTGTATCCATATTAGAAGGGAGTGGACTCCAGCTTTTTTCTTGTTGATCATCGTTCAAGCACACCGATAAGACAGCAAGACATCTCGTAATGATATGATATTCATCGGAAGAATAGCCGAGTAATGATGAATAATTCTCTAATACATCAAACAAGCGCATATATCGTTCTGCGTAACAGGGGCATATGTATTTGACATACCATCGAAGAAGTTCCCATACGCGCGTATCCTCCAAATGTCTCGATATCCACCATGCACTATAGGCTTTTCCCTGGAACATCGCACGGACCATAAATACCTCATTTGCATCAGTGGAAGGAAGATAAGGGGGAGTCTTGGGTGTTACGCGGTCGGGTGACGCGCCTTGTGCATGAAGTGCAAGAATATACCATAACGAATGATCGCATCGTTGAAATGGAATCCAACTTAGCTGATAGGACGCTAGAAGAATATCATCTTCTGTTACTTCTTCTGATACTAGCCGTTCTGCCGTGAACAACCAAGAAAGCGAGAATGGACCTTTATACCAGAGCCACGATTCGAATAAGGTAGAGATGGCTTCTGATGCACAACCGCTACGAAGTAGCTCGTAACACCAGAAGATTGTCTCTCGTCGATCATTTCGTGTCGAAGAATACTGAAGCGCGACATGTACCTCGTCTAATGCATAGAAATGACGTGATAGTGAACTCATATCTGTCGGCTACAATAGCTAGCTATCTTTCCATGCATCAATTTTATCTCCGCATCATCAGATGAATCTGAAAATGGAAGCCGATTTACAAACCGGTGATATTCTATTGTTTCGAGGAACTGGCTGGATTTCATGGTTGGTGGAGTGGGTCGGCGTAAGTAAATACAGCCATGTAGGCATTGTGGTCAAGAATCCCAAATTTTTGAATCCTACGCTGGAAGATGGCACATATATATTAGAATCTTCCTGGAATAATACACCTGATGCAGAAGACCATCAGATAAAAGTTGGGGTTCAGTTACATTTATTGGAAGATGTTCTTAAGGAATATCCAAAAGGCTCTGTTCTTGTTCGAAAGGTAATGTGTGAGAGAAATGATATCTTTTATGAAACACTTGCCAGTCTTCATAAGAAAATTCATAATAAACCATATGATATGAATCCGTGGGACTGGTTATGTGCCAAATATAATATGCTCTGTCCGCTTCCATCCGATCCGGCATACAAAACGACAAAACAATTTTGGTGTTCAGCGCTGGTCTCTTACCTGTTTTGTGAGTTAGGAATCATTGATCAGAAAGTAAATTGGTCATTGGTATCACCTCGAGAGTTTAGTTCCGATGAGGCGAGATGGGTACGGTTTCTTTGTCCAATCGAGAAGGAAAAATTGCTATATTGATGAGTGCGACGAATCTCTTATTTTAAGAAACGAACAAAGTAGAGATGGCTCAATCCGATATAGCAAATGAAATTTTACCAGGATTGTGGCTTGGAAATGTGAAAGCGTCTATGGATGAAAATTTCATTCGACGAAATAATATTCAAGTAGTATTTAACTGTACTAAGAATTTACCGTTTTCGCCTATAATTCCTATTAAATACCGAATACCGGTTGATGACAATTTAGAAGAGGACGAAATTAGAAATTTGGAGCTATGGTCTAATGAAATTGCATTTAAAATTATTGCGGAATACAGAAATGGTCATCACATTTTGATCCACTGTATGGCAGGAATGCAACGATCTGCCGCATCTCTGGCGATGATGATGATCGCTCATTTACAACTTCGTGCACCGGCCGTGATGCAGATGATTCGAGCGAAACGCCCGATTGCATTTTATCCAAACGCCAATTTTGGCCGATCGATCCAGACATTTGATCAACGATTTCATACTGAGATTCTTCCTGCAATGAAAAAATTATCAAGCCATTATAAATCGGAATAATGGAATCACTGGGACTTCCTGCTCTTCCCCCTCCGCCATCTTCTATCTCCAATATAATATGCTGTAACATATATCGTGATCGAGATGAATTAGAACGGGTATTACAAGGTCTTGATCTCACCCATGTACAAAAACAAATTATTCTTTCTCGTTACATTCACATTTTGGAGCATCTTCATAAACGGGTTCGCATCTATTCACGCGTCTTTTATATCGGTCACACGATTATTACTGTTGGTTCGTTATTTGTTCCTGCCTTATTATCGATTCAAAATTCCAGTAATTTGGGAGGGACCAACTTTTCTGTTAATATCTATTGGGCCACGTTTATTATTTCATTATTGGTAACAACCTTTAATGGGATTCTAACCTTATTTAAAATCGATAAGAAGTATTATTTTTTGAATACGACGTTGGAACGATTACGAACAGAGGGGTGGCAATATATGGGTCTAACCGGCCGATATTCGGGTCATTTGATTGGTCATCAGCAGCCCACCCATCAGAATCAGTTTGTCTACTTCACACATCAGATTGAAAAGATCAAAATGAAGCAGATTGAAGAAGAATATTATAAATCTGATGAGAAAACGACACAACAGCCGCAGGCTACGAATACAGCTGCAACTACCACCCCCCACGATTTATATCCTCCTTCGCCAGATCAACCCCTTAGTTCAATGGCCCAACATGTTCCTGAACCCGTGAAAGAGGCAGTAAATTCGTTGATTCGTTCTCATGTTACGGCTCCACATCAGACCAATATTACCATTATTCCAGATACGCAAAAGGTTCCCACCTATTCGTCCAAAGTTAATTTATAACAATCGAATAGAATGGTTAGACGAACCATAAAAGGGAAAAATAAGATCCCTCAATGTCAATGTGATCCAAATTGTACGCTTGTACCCCTAGAGGGTTCTGCATTTTGTAAAAAACACCAGAAATGCACTACCATTTCACCACTATCGGGATATGAACCCTATTACGATCCAGACATATGGAATCTTCGAAAAGGGGTCAAAGAAGCGCATAATTGCTTTGCATATGCGTATCGTTTCTTTGATATGCCTAAGACTCCTAAATGCACGAACGAGTCATGTCCCATTGCATTTCCTCAACCCGGCCGAGCGAGCGGGTATCCCAAATGGTCAAAAGTAAAGGGAAAGCGATGCCCTGATATTATTGCACGTGCATTAGGCGATGTTCCTGGAAGTAAACGCGTACGATTTACACAGCGCTGTCCGAAGAAAATGCGCAAGGTGGCATTTATTGCTGACCCAAAAGAGGATTATCATGTGTTAAGTGAGGACAGTACAGGGCGATGGTCGCACAAGCCTGGTTCAACGGATGTAACGGATCTGGACGCGAACAAACGACCCATTTATAATCCTGCGTTGGCCAATTTTTATTATCCCGATTCAGGACTGGATTATAAAAATTTTTGTGGATACCTTTGTATTCCTGCCACCAAAAAACACAAATTGCGCCGTTCGGGGGGTAAACGTAACACGCGCCGTCATTTGCGTAATAAATAATGAGCATAGGAAAACATTTGTCGCATGGCGATTTTAATCATTGGATCAAACTCTTCATATACGCTATCTAGCCATTCACAAATGTGATGTTGTTTTTTCAAGGCAGCGTGCAAATATACTTTTTGAAAGATATAGTCCCAGGCTAATTCTCTCTCAAAATCGGTATGTTCACTATATTCTTCCCATAAGATTTGTAAGACTGAGAGATCTCCTGATTCAATGACGGGCTTTACTTCCCGGATTAATTCATCTTCAATACTCATAAAATTGAATCTACTATATCATATGATATGTAACTATCACTTCCATATCACATCAATGTTTCAAAGATTATTCTCTTCTACGTGTCGTAGCTGCTACTATGAACATCCGTATCTATCGATTTTAGCAGGTATCTCCTATATTACACTCTTATCCGTTACTCATCATAATTCTCAACAGCAATATAACCGTGCCATCAAGACCGAGTTGCTAGAGATAAAAAAAGAATTAGAGAAATATAAAATGGTATCAGCCCGAACCGACACGTTGTAACCACTCTTGCCCATATTGTTCAATGATGAAATGACGAGGATTCAATTGATGAAGAGCCTGGACACAATCGATTCGTTCGGCAGGACTAACCGCGCACATCTTTCGTAAAATGGGAAACAGACGGGCCTTCTCCGTCTCGATCGAAAACGTAGGCCAAATGGATAATTTCAAAATAAAATCTACCAGATTCACACCAATCGACCAACTATCAATCATTCTCCAATAGTATTTGAACCATAAAACCTGGTCACCATTTTTTACTGATTTACTATCGTGATAAAACCGATATAAGCTATCTTTCATACTCTGCGGACTCGTGCCGAGAAGCGTTTGTATTTTTTTAAGAATAGGTTTATCAAATAAAATAGCGTCCATGACATGTTGTCCATCACGACCATTGGAGATGGCATTAACTAAGGTAGAATCTGGAGGTTCTTGACCGAGATAGATGCTGTGCTTATGAGACAGATCATCGTTTATAAGAGTGTTAAGTTCCTCTTTTACGAGAATGGATAAATTAAAGTCAATGATACGGGGAACATTATGCGAATCTACTAAGATATTTCCTTGATGGAGATCGCGATGAACTACTCCATATAGAATCATTAAGGCACCCGCTTCCAGCAAATGCGATGCGAATTTCATAATAGAAAAAGAGGGAAGTTTAATACGAATGGAGTGAAGAGGTGAACCATGATATGTCATTCCTAAAATTCTAAAATCGGATAAGGGTTCATTTTCGACGATATCGCACTCTTTGAAATCGATATTGGTTTGTTTCTTTGCGGGTTCGCATATGGATTCCGATACTGCAAAATACTGACTCCAAAGAGGGATTCGTCGAATCAGTTTTGAAATATTAAATTCAATCTCTGCATCATCTTTTTGAATTAACTTACTTATAGGGGGATGGAGCGGATCTTCCGATTTCACAGGCTGATCTTTCTTATATTTACAGTGTAATGAGGAAGTAAAGACGCAACTATACATTCCTTGTTCCTGTGCTAAATCACCACCCGTTTGCATGGCTCCTAGCATGTTCAAAGAAACGATTTTGGTGTTTTTTATTCTCTGCTTTTACCTAACAGTACGATAGTATGTATGGGGGATATCTCACCATAGGGCTACTTCTTCTCATTGCAGTCGTAGCCATTGAACTATGGAATCCAGACCTCATCAACGAAGGATTTACCAATTTGGTATCCGTCGGAGAGAGTGCCTTCTGGTCTCGATGGATGCCGCGACGAGGAGATGTCGGTATCAATCCTACGGAAGAACAAATTGGATATGTGCGTGATCTTCGATATCTAGCCACTTATACTGATGTTCAACGATTAGGACAAGATCATGATTTTTGTAGAATGGTCGTGCCTAAGGCGGGAAAGGAAGATGATATGTTCTATGCATGTGCACTGGGAGGAACGGAAGGTCTTTCCACGGTTCAATATAAGACGCCGTCTGTAAAAGAAGGATTCGAAATCAGTCGCGATGATTATATGAACGATGTATTAAAACAAGGGCGCAACGGATATTGCCGAATTCTAAAGACCAGTACGGATACATTTGAAGCCAAATGCAATCCTGCGGGGGATTATTCCTTTTCAACCACCATGGTTACGGACGGAAATCCACCCGACGATATTCGGATTCTGTTATCATTTTATGAAGGCATTGTCTTCTGGCTGCGGTTCCGTGATGATTTATTGGATTATGCCAAGAATCTCATAATTACGACCGCTGGGAATATTGAGATCGATCCAGTTCCAAAACCAACGACGAACGGGCTCGATTTTAATGGAACGGATCAGTTCTTGCGTATTGGCGATGGAACGAATTTGGATTTTGGAAATGTGGTTCAGCTTCGGTACGTACGCGCTTTCTCGTTTTGGGCCTATTTTGATGAATTCACTAATAATGCCAAGATCTTTGATTTTGGGAATGGGGCAGGCATCGATAATGTATTTTGTGGAATCATTGGACGAGGTAATGCCGGAACGCAGCAAAAAGAGGTAGGGACACCGAGTTGTACAGATGAATCTCAAAAGACAGTTCCTGATGCACCGTCAGGAGCACAATGTACCTATGAACAGAGTCCTCAAACGGCAATGTTAACATCGAGTGCTAATATCAATCGATATGATTGTCCTGATCCTACGTTGGTAGGGCGTATTATACCACCCCTTCAATCCAAACATACGGTATCAGGAGATGCCAGTACAGCCGATTTACTGTATGAAATATGGGACAATAAACAGCGAAAGGTTCACATTCAAGTAAAGAACGTATTTCCTTTACGTAAATGGGTGCATATTACAATTACAGCAGAGGGTGGCGATCCGTGGAGACCAGCACTCAAAATTTACAAGAATGGTGAAGTGGTTCATACCGAATCCTCTGCCTTTTTGCCTCAAAACAATCATACACGAAACAATTACATTGGCAAATCGAACTGGTTCAGTGCCACAAGCCCGTATGATAATGCGGACCAGTTGTTTAAGGGTAAAATGTTCGATTTGAGAGCCTATCGTACTTCTATGAATAAGAAGAAGATAGATGATACCATTGCATGGGGTAAGAAGATACTGGAGCAAGCATAAAGCGTTACATCATTTTCTTACGTTTCTCTTCAATTTGTTGAACCTGATAGAGATCCATACGAATGGACGCTCGTATGATATCGAGAGTATTCCATAAGAGTAAAAAAAGGTCGTACTCGTCGGCGATCTTCCAATGCGGCAGAGTCCATGCACTATAATACATGGTTTCGCTAATTAAACTTGTAATCATTTCTCGTGTCGTTTGATTCGATTTGTAACTCAGGATTCTCCGTTCGCATAAATATAGTTTGTAATCTGTACGATTCACATATTCACCTACTTCATTACGATAAGAGTAGGGCGGTGTCCATTCTTTGTGAGGTAGTTCATGAATCGATAGAGAAGATAGTACATTCTGCATTCGCTTTTTTAATTCTCTTCTCCATTCCTCTTCTGCTTCCTCGCATAAGAAACAACATAACCAGTCATCACAGCCTTTATCTTTATGAATGGCGCGAATCTCTGGAATGTCGCAATGAGAAATATCACGAATGGCACTAAGTTTCATAACTTCTTCTTGAAAGCGTGCGGTTTGAATAAGACACTCGTCTTTGCTGCGTGGATGAAGCCGTTTTTTAGGAAAACGTTCCATTCGATCCTGCGCCCATTCCGTAAGATGATTGGTCCACCATCGATGCATGATTTCATCTCGATGTCGTTCTATATATCCCATCATCCATTCTCGTAAGATTGGTTCATGGGTTAATAAAAACAATGCCAGTTCGCGAAATAAGATAGGAATGCGATTTTCTTCGTAATGGTCGTCGCTGTGCGGATCATGGAATCGATGAATATCCGTACAGTATCGTTTCCATTCTTTTATAATATCATGAACCCGTTCGAGGGGTACCATACTGACATAGAAAAGGATATCGTGAACGTCTCTATTTCCGCAGAACTACTTCCGCGTGGCCTCTTCCCACTCCTTTATTTTTTGAATTCCACGCTTGATCCACTTTTCAACATTGGGCACGCTATGGGTCTGGTCAATGTATACCCCTGTCACCACCCCCAAGAGAAACGAGCCCATTTTTACCATTGTACCAAGACAGCATATTATTTCTTTAGATTAACCCATACAGATCTCCCGTATTCTTTCTGCCCCATTTCTTGAGTTGCTCCATGATTTGTTCTTGTACATCGGTTGTTGAACCCTTTGCTAATAACATGACCCACGATTTTATTTGTGCAACATGACACGTGTGTTGAAGTTCACCATCTACCGCCAGTTCCTGTTGGAATTCAATAAGGCAGCTATCGCGAGGAAGTGCCCATAATTTTGACCAACGAGCATGTGACTTTTTTCCACCCAGAACGATGCAAAGTGATGCACCAACAATGGACAGATACTCGCCTGGATTCTTTTCAGAGACGATTTGAACGGTCCATGTAGGATTCATACTTTTCAGCCACGGTGTGATGAATTCGTATACAAATCGCGTGGTAATCACCGAATCTGTAACGACTGCACAAATGGGCCCCACAGGTGTTGGTTTCCATGAGGGAAGACGTTCTTGCAGGGCCTGAATATCCTCACTTCCTAGCTCGCAAGAAAGAGGGCCAGGTAGAAATCCAATCACTTCTTCCGCCCAGCAGCCACGATCTGCATGTAATGTCACGCCCTCAAACGGTGTGTGTGTATGTTCCAATGCACCCAAATACCGTTCATAACCATTGGGAATCCAGATGGACGTACCAGGATACTCTTTCAGAAGACGGGCGGCACGAGAGATATATTGAAGAACATAGGTATCAGGGTGAGAAAACGCCGACAAATCAGGGAAAGGAATCGCCATCATTCGACGTTGGGAATAGAGCGGTGTAAAAATGTCGATATTGGAGTTCTTCCAATAGTTGAATGGCTCCTCTTTTTCATGCTTTCCTGTATAGAGCGTATAGGCATCATAAACGAGACCGTTTGGTGTAACGGACGCATTCTTCCAAGAATACACAGGAATCGCTGGCTCAAAATAATGATTTTCTACGGACGGTTCCCATTTGTATCGACCGTCTTTCTCCAACATGGTACAATACGTAATCTCATTCGACATAGACGAGCTCTTTACTTCGAACGATATCAATTCATTGCAAATACATTGAGGCGGGGCAGGAGGAACTTGTTCTTGAACAGTATTAAGAAGATGCGAGGGTGCAATTAATACGTAGACGGGGGCATAAATTGCATCTTTTTTAGAATAATTACGAACACCCGAATTATGCAAATGATACGTTTGAATCGTAAGTGCAGGATTGCAAATCAGAAACCGTTGGCGAAGCATATGACCTGCAAAGGCATTGTCGCAGCCGGCTTGACCCAATTGAAATCCAAATATGGATTTATCCCATGAACGAGTTTTGACAGAATCAGATAAGACAATCCACGTATCTTGTGAATCCGAACAGGGGCCGAATAGTTTGGGCTCACTTCCATCGGCGAGGTCGTCCCATCGAAGAAGTGCCATCATTCGATCCGCCAGTTGAACCGACCATATATTCAATAGACTCGAGTCGAAATAAATATCGGCATTGGAAAGAATAGAAATGACATTCTTTGGAACAGAACCAGAAATGTAGGTTAGTACATCATGGTAGGTTAGACGTCGGCCGATGATAATCTGTTTGATCTTTTTAGCACCTGGCATATTTTTCCATTCATGAGACAAATCCGTTTCATTTAACATGACAATGGTATCAATATAATAGCATTCGCAATTCTTTCGCAAACATTCGCGAATCTCTTTTGCTCGGGTCTTATTGCTATGAACGAAATATTGGGTAATTAGCCATGATTCGGGCGGAATGATATGGTTTACAGAATGAAGATGGGCACTAAAAAGCGAGAGACGCGGTTGCTCGGGGACATCAACCAATCGATTATAGCGACAGAGAATGGCATTAATGGTAATAGCATCTTCTACTGTGCCGTTCCAAGGCATCTTTAAAAAGGGATATTGCTCTAATACATCGTCAAGACAAAGGAGATTATCAAAATTGTCGAGCCAATAGTCCTCTCGTTTATGGCAAAGGATCTCACGTGTAATAAAAACGGTCTGTACATCTTTGGCCACGGTATACAAATCCGCTAAAAAGTCGTCTAATTCTCCCTCTACCTTCAGAAGTACCACTCCGACAACACGTGCATCGTTGTCGTACCATCGATGATACTCGGCAAGACTAGAGACAATTCCATCCCATCTCGACCAAACCGTGGAAGAAGATTGATTTTGAAGCCAAATAAGAGTACGTTGATCACGGCGCAATGCGGTATTCAATTGAAGATCCTTTGGCGATGACATCTTGGATAACCAACAGAGTGATGACTTTATATCCCTCAAACCATTCTCTCAGCCATTAGAAGAAGATGTCCAATTTTACACAAGGATTAGCAGAATCGAGAAATGGTTGCCCGTTACCTCCTTATAATACACTGAATTTTAACAGCAGTAGTCCGATGATTTTTAGTACATTGCAGAGTTATGCTAAGAATTCACCGAACTATCCGTTACCGGCTGGTTCGAATGCAAGTCAAGTCGCCGATAATCTGGCGAATGTATCATATTTTAATGCTATCAACCAAGAAGCGATAAATACTCGCAGTTCGGTGAAAGGGGGTCTTGTGAATTTACAATATCCGCAATTCAAAACGGAAAGTCAGCGTTTGCAGTATATTCAGGGACAAGCCATGACAGCCGCCCGTTCGGTACTTGTTCCAAATCTAAATCCGGTAGGACCGGCCAGTGTTCCGTTAAGTACGTTATATCAGATTATTAATAGCTAAGGGTGACACAAGCGCCCCAACCCCTTCTTTTGATGGAGAACCATTAAAAATAAAGATATATTATCTATTTAAAAGGCGCCGCCACATTGTTCTTTAAACTCTTGAACAACTTGACATAATGCTTCGATGTCTTCCTTAGACACTCGCAGGATTCTTGGTTCGACTGCTAGACTTTCTTGGATTTCGTGCGGCTTTGCGTGGCTTTTGAGGTTTGACGACGGCGTCCCGAAGGGCATCTCGTGCATGGGAGACGAGGCCGGATCGGAAGGCATCAAGACGGGGTTGGACACGCTCTCTCCAGTCGGGGAGATAGTCAATCTGGTCAACATCTGCGCGATAGGTTCCAATAATGACGCAGTGTTCACTGGGTTGACCGCCTCGGAGCTCGAGGGTTCGGACGTTGATGCCGTCGAGATAGTACGGGATTCCTCGGATGTGTTTGAGCTCATAGTTCATGTTGTAATTTAATAATCATTACAATATGAATCAATTTTTATGACGATTATTGGCTCTTTTGTAAAGCCTCAATATCGATAATAATATGATTTTCTAATCGTTCTACTTTCTGTTCTAACTCTGTAACACGGTTTCCTATGTTTATTAGCCATCGGTAGATTCCTATCATACAACAACAGTTCATCAGAGACATCTACTAGATAGTAGTACATCGAATAGGTCTTATTATTCCACGGTCACCACTTTTGCCAAATTTTTTGGTATGTCTGGATTGATTTGTTTATGAACGGATACATGATACGCCAACAATTGAAGTGGAATAATTCCAAGAAGAGACGCATAGGAATTATTTTTGACAACATGAAGTACATGACATGCTTTTGTAGAGCATTCTTGATTGGTGATTAGTAAAATGGGAGATTGTCTTGAATGTACTTCTTCTAGACAGTTCATCATTTTAGCGGTATGTTCTTCATGACAATTCATAAGAATGACCGGAAAATGCTCGTCTAATAGCGCAAAGGGACCATGTTTTAATGAACTTGCGGAGTAAGCTTCAGAATGAATGTAAGAAATCTCCTTGATTTTAAGGGAGCCCTCTCTGGCAATGCATTCGTCTGTACCCTTACCCAATAAGAATAGATTGGAATGTCGGGCCATGGTTTGAATAATGTTCTCAGTAAGAGAATGTGATGTCATATGAATGGTGGTTGTAATATCATGTGAAAGATTGCGTAGATCACGAATCATTTCTATGCGCTTCCATTCATTGATTTCATGCAATTGCGAAAACCAAATTGCCAATAAGGACAAACATACTACTTGGCTAGTAAAGGCCTTTGTAGATGCCACCCCCATTTCACGTCCTGCATTGCAATAAATTCCACAAGTGACTTCTCGTGCAATCAAGGAATCTACTACATTAATAATTCCGATGGTAGGGAGATTGTGTTCTTTTGCAAGAGCCATACATCGATACAAATCACGTGTTTCGCCAGATTGAGAGATCAAGACCAATGCAGTATTTCCATGTCTAGGTATATCAGCACTTGTAAAATCAGCGCCGTCTATCAATTGAACCGTATGAAATGCACATAAATGTTTCAAATAATACATACCATATAATCCCGCATGATATGATGTTCCGCAACCTAGTAAAATGATATGTTGAATGTCTTTGAGAATAGATTGATATGTCTCTAAACCTCCTAATTTCACCTCCCTATCATTTTTGATACGACCACCACGATTAATGGCATATTGAATCGTCGTTGGTTGTTCAAATATTTCTTTAAGTGTCCAGTGAGGATACGGGTTGGGTGTTACATCATAATGAGTAAGGGTTACGTTTCGATGAACATAATCTTTCATGGTGGTCACGATGATCCGGCGGTCACTGTGAATTACGCAAATGTCGTCATTCTGTAACGTAATATAGGTATTCATTCGACCACAAAAGCCACTCTGTTCTGAAGTAATAATGGCCTCTTCATCATTGTATCCAATCAAAAGAGGCGAACCATTGCGGACACAATAGAGTGTATTTGCTTCTTGTGTATCAATAATAATGATTCCATATGTACCTTCCAGTTCTTCGATTGTTTTCTTAATAGATTCAAACGTATTATGCAGATGCTCGAAGTGGTATGATAGTAGATTAACAATAACTTCTGTATCGGTCTGTGAATAAAAGGTATAGCCGTTCTTGATTAAAAAATCTTTTATAATTTGATAATTTTCAATAATGCCATTGTGGACAATGACAAATCGACCTGAATTCGAAATATGAGGGTGGGCATTGATATCGGTTTTTCCTCCATGCGTGGCCCAGCGATTGTGACCAATTCCAAGCTGTGTGGCGTCTTCGATGTGGTGCTGACGTAGTTTTTCGATGGAGGTTACATCAGGAGTAGACGCGTATTTATAGAAAAACGAGTTGTTATGATTCATAAGATATACGCCGGATGAATCGTATCCTCGATTTTGAAGTTGAACCAATCCGTCAAGAATAATTTGGTATAGCCCTTTTGTGGGGGTATGGGTAATAATTCCAAATATCCCGCACATTATTCTTATATTGATATAATAATTTCATACTGAAGATCTAGAAATTATCAAATAAAAATTGAAATATTCTGAGAGGGATATGGAGTTCTGCCCTCCATATGAATATCTTCGTTCTCCATTGGAAACCACGTAAGGCCGCTCGTTGGCATGTCGACAAACACGTCATTAAAATGATTTTAGAGACGTGTCAGTTATTATATACTGCGCACTGGATCCACTTTTATCCTCAGTTAAAACTTCACAAATCGGCGGTTGCTCTTTCTCATGCCCAAAAGCAATTGCCCGTTCCTGAATATATGAAATCCGCACCCATCTGCCAAACGACAAAAGAGCCATCCTATCGTCCGTGCCATATCTTTCACCCGTGTGCAAAATGGGCGCGCGCTTGTAATGGAAATTATCGATGGTTAGCGGAACTAGGCCGTGAACTCGCGCGCGAATATCGTTTTCGATTTCATAAGGAGCATTCGTGTGAAGCTCATGTGGAATGGTTGTATGCTCATTTGCCGCCAACCATTCAACAGTATCCCAAACGCCCCTTTGTCATGGCCATGGCAGAAGAATATCGGATTTCTAAGAAAGCAATGATATCTTATCGACATTATTATCGGACGGCAAAGAAAGAGCTTCTTCATTATACAGGACGACACCCGCCACACTGGCTCACAGCTTTTTCCAAATAGTACATTACGACGGTGCACCCCCATTTGCGTAACGACTTGCTCCACCCCATGGTCGATCAAAGTAAGGTCCTGTTGACACATTCGTTCTAACGGTCACGGATTGTGGGATGGGCCGACCACCTAGCCATCGAGGCCACCAATTATGAAGATTATTGGCTCTTTTGTAATGCGTCGATATAAATAATAATATGACGATAATAATAATCAACGCAGCAAGATAAAGGAAACCAAAAAATGTATCGGAAGGATCCATGACTCTATTCATTCATGTTTTTTAGTATCCCCACCACCCCACTTCCCACACCTTCTTCTCAGGAATAGAGGAATCATCATAGATGTTTCGAACCGTCGGAAGCGGATCATATCCATCGCGCAATTCGACACCAGGATAGACCCCCTTGCTTCCTCTCATTCCACCCGAAGGATCAGGACCTCCACTTCCCGATTTGGTGGGCTTATAAGGTACGCTTTCTGGCCAATACGAATCTGTTCCATATTTGGTGGGATCTGCATGCATAAAACCCGCTTTATCATATCCCCATGTCGGCACTAAAGAGCGCTCACCAGGAAATAATTTCTGGGTTACAGGCGATCCATAAAGGGTAGATACACCAGGTGTATAATTCACGGAATAAAAATAATGAAGTGCGAGATACAACACCGCCGCAATTAACAAGCCGTAGACAATCATCATGACGTTCTACTAAGAGGGTTAGAAGTCCGCATCAAGGGCAAAGCTCATTTCGGTTGCCGTTTTGCCCACTCCTGATTTGGCATACGATGTCACTCGTTTTTCAAAGAAGTTGTCCTTTCCTTCCAGCGAAATGCGCTCCATAAAATCAAATGGATTCATGGTTGAATAGATTTTACCATATCCAAGTTGACTACTCAGACGGTCCGCCACAAACTCAATGTATTCTGCCATCAACTTATTGTTCATACCCACCAAATGGCATGGAAGAGACTCGGTAATGAACTCCTTTTCAATCTTCACGGCTTCACGAATGATTTTATGAACTTTGGCTTTTGGTAGCTTGTTTTCGATTTCTTCATAGAGAGCACAGGCAAAATCGGTGTGAAGTCCTTCATCGCGTGCAATGAATTCATTCGAAGTCGTAAGTCCAGGCATAAGTCCACGTTCTTTGAGCCAATAAATCGCACAGAAGGAGCCACTAAAGAAGATGCCCTCTACTACGGAAAAGGCAACCAGGCGAGTGGCGAAATTCTCATCCGTGGACGAAATCCATTTCTGCGCCCATTCGGCCTTTTTCTTCACACAGGAAATCGTCTGAATGGCCTGAAAGAGATGCATCTTTTCGGATTTATCTTCAATGTATGTATCAATCAATAGCGAATACGTTTCGGAATGAATGGCTTCCATCATCAGTTGAACCGAGTAGAACTGACGAGCCTCGCTCAACTGAACCTCATTCATAAAGCGGGCCGCAATATTTTCTTGGATAATTCCGTCCGAGCCGGCAAAGAAAGCAAGGACATTTTTGATAAAGTGCTGTTCGTTCGCATTCAGTTTTACCCAGTCTTTTAGGTCTTTTCCGAGATCAATTTCTTCTGGAGTCCAAAATACGGCAACGTGGTTCTTATATTTCTGGAAAAGTTTAGGCTTCATAATAGGAAATAGGGTGAAACGGTTTGGATTCTCCTTTAAGATTGGTTCCATTGGCTCTTGATTCAGTACCAAATCATCCACGGCACTAAGTATCGCATGTTTAGCCTGTAATGAGGGTGATGCAAAAGGCATCGGTTGATTTGAGATAACGGGAGAGTCCATTCCGATATTAAAACCGGAGAAAGATTTCTTCATAATTCAATCATCGGATATGTGGTAGATTTAATCAATTTTATTAGAATGATAATAGTAGGATAGAGTAATTCGATGATAAAGCACGTCTGTTCACTTGGTTCGTTTTGTCAAACCGCTGCGCATCTAAAACGTTTTAAGATGCGAACCTGTTCCTATCCGTTTGACTGGATCATCTCGAGTCCTCGAATGGTGATCGAATGCATTCGAGATGATTTTAAAACATTTATGGATCCTGCACATCATGTATCATTACAGCCAGGCATTTCTTCTAATCATCTTATTTATGGTAACATGGCATGGGGTAATAACTTTTTAGGGGACCCTCCTATCGGGCTTACCTTTAATCATCGAGATATTACCTTGCCTGAAAATTATGCCTATTATGAACGATGTATTCAACGATTTCGCAAGTTGCTGGCATCACCTGAGTCAAAACTATTTATTCTGATGACACAAGATGTAGAATATGATCAGAAAGATATTCATGAACTACGAGATCTTCTTAAAGAAAAAACAACAAATTTTTCAATCTTATGTATTACCCTCAAAAATGATCGTATGATGCATTCTCATACTGATTCAGAAGATGAGATCGTTTATGTAAAGATCTTTACGTATGGGCGTTCAGGCGGTTGGGGTTTGGCACAAGAAGAAGAGAATATATTTCTTGATTATATTATTCGTTATTACTATTCCTTCGAATCCCCTACTTGAATTTACAGAACGTCTGATAACTCTGATATAAACATGCTGCTTTATCATTTACAGGATACGTATGATTCATATACCGTAATTCAGGTAGATAGTTCGATAAAATGGAAGAGAATTGATTCGATGATACATCTGGTTCCATAGACGGTAAATTGTTAATGGCGATCAGATCAATATTACCTGGAATTCGAACGATAGGGTTTGTCTTGGTTGTAAAGCCCTGATAGATAGGCAGGGTGTTACGAGGATTTCCAAAATCACAACTGATGTCACAGATCACGGATAGTCGATGATCCGTCGAGAGATTATCGAGGGTAAGGAAAGGGGGAATGGTGATGGAGTGATCATCAGGAAGTCGTATGGCATGAATCAGAATATCATGATCCAAGATCGCTTGTCGATCGATCACAGACTGGCTGTTCCAGATCGTACACTCGATTCCAAATTGCTCGATGATCTCTTTGGATCGCTTTCCTGCTGTTCCATATCCGATCAATAAGACTTTCGGTTTGACCACCATTTTTTGTAAGATCGATCGATACACCTCTTCATCAAACGGCGGAAGATCGCCATAAAACGCCATCAAGGCAAGATAGGCTCCTACCTTTCCTGATTGCGCACAAAAAGAGATCACCCGTTTCTTTTCTTGATCCAACATATATTCATAATCAATAAAGGTAGACGGGCGCAGTAAATTAATTACCTCCTTTGAACCCTCTTGGCCCTTAAAACAATGTGCAAAATGAAGGAGCGTTTGTGTCGGCTGTGTCGGCTGATCAATCGCTTTTAGTCCAATTACATAGGAATTCTTGGTTTGTACCCAGTATCCTGCTGGAACAATGGTGGCACCTTTCTCTACATAGTCTTGATCGGAATAGCAACGTGTCGTCGATGATTCCACTTTGACATCGTAGATTGATAAGAGAGAGGAAAGATCCGCAGGAACAAGTGGCGTCCTCGCTTCCAATGGATTGAGTTCAGATCGGATCACCAATTCTGGCTTTCCCATGACATCTCGATGAAGTGCTTCGAATGCGATTCGATTATAATTCACGATCGTGGGGCGTTTCATATTCGGTGACATTCGACAAATTAGTTCATGTTCATGATATCGATCATACAATTGATCACTAATAGATTGTAGCAAGGTATGTGCCACACATGGATCATTAATAAGAGGCAATCCTAGATCATGTAAGATCACATTACTTTCCTTTGAATCCATCCGATAGGTAAACCCTTTTTGTACGCAATGGCGGATAAGGGTATTATAGCGTGATTTATCGAAAGAAAACGACTTGCGTTCCAGGGAATGGGCTGCCAATAACACAATGAAATTCATCACATCAGTAAGATATTCTTCAGGAAACCATTCGAAAAAACGGATCTCGATTCCGTGATTTTTAAATTTATTGAAATTGAGATCGTATCCAATGGATTCATTCGGGATATAGGGCGTATCTTTCAACTGATTATACCAAAAATCAGAATCGACGGGCTTATCCATAACGAGTAATTTACCATTAACAGGCGATGTTGTGTCGTACGTTTGCAGAGAGATGTAGCGGCTCATGCTAACTCGAAGGCTTCCAATGGAATAGGCTGGATCCACAACAGAAAAGACATCAGGCGTACCGTAACATGCGACGAGAAGTGGTTCTACAATTTGAATGTATTCCATGCACGTAAAATGCTCCCTTGCAAATCGATCTTTATCTACGATAAGGCCGTCTTCTAACAACGTGGGTAAAGTTAAATTTACATGAATGGTTCCATTATTACATACAAGTAAATTGGAGCGTTGCGTAGATAAAAATGTCACAAGACCATAATTGTGATCCGGATAGCAAAGGGTCCCAATGCCCCATTTTTGGAAAAATGGACGGATTTCCTGTAGAAACTGCTGTTTCAACTGTACAAATTCATTCATACATTCTGTTACAGTGGTATTGTGGAATTGTTGTGTAATGAACTCAATAGAGTCTCCATCAAATACAACTGATTTTTCAAAAACAGATTGATAGAAAGGACACTCTCTCAGTAGTGCATCGTGAACCGATTCGGTAAATGCCGGATTGGGCGTAGACTGTGTGTCATAGAACGTTCGATGCTGTAATTTCTTATCAACCGCTTGAAAACTATGCGAATTCAGATAGACGGGATAGGTGAGGCCTGTAGAAGAACGAAGAGTGTTCAATGTAGCGTCCAACGGCACTTGTTTGAAATTTTTGTAATAGTTTACACTGTACCTCTCTCGTTTTGGTTTCAGTGCACAAAATGCAGAAGAGGGAAGAAGGCGATCTAACATAAAATAGGACTCATTTTCAATTCCTATGGCCCAAAAGATGGAAGGTTCTTTGTTCTTGGAAAAAATATCCATGTATTTCATATGTTTATCATCGATGATATCGTTAAACATATAGGATACAGCACCTGTTTCGGTTGGATTATCTCCTACTATGACACGATTTAGGTCCATCCTACTGGTTATAGGTGAGATTTGTTCTGCATGTGATAAACAACACCCCATAACAGAAGGTGTCGTACTATCTTACCTTTTATTTTGAATAAGTATCTTTTCTCTCGGAGGCTAGATATAATCACAAACTACCGCTAGTTCTGAACCATCGGATTGAGTAACTACTTGAAAGGGTTTCCCACAACCTACAATGAGATTCTCTGCAACGAGGCGTTCGCATTCGGCTTGGGGGGCATGAGGCGGAACGGGTTCGCCGTTATGAAAGACGCCGTGACGAAAAATACGACAATTTAGTTCGTTTTCCTGAACAATAATGATACCTTGGCAATGCGGGCATACAAATGAATAGAAGTCATAGAGATCCATCTATTCCCATGACACTTTTTCTCGACCCATTTCTTCCAGCAGCTGATTCATTCGGCTAAACGGTTTAGAGCCAAAGAATCCTCGAGAGGCACTAAGGGGCGAAGGGTGGGCAGATTCTATCATACGATGTTTTTGCTGATCAATAAGAACATGTTTGGCTTGTGCAGACTTTCCCCAGAGAACAAAGACGACGTGTTCTGTTTTCTCTACAATCGAACGAAAGATCTGATCCGTGACACGTTCCCACCCGATTTTAGCATGAGATTGCGGTTCACCCTCTTTAACGGTTAGCACCGTATTAAGAAGAAGCACGCCCTGTTTGGCCCACTTCTCTAGATATCCGTTTGTGGATTTAGGAATCCCTAGGTCTGATTCTAATTCTTTATAGAGATTGCGAAGTGAACCAGGAAGAGGACGAACAGTAGGTAAGACGGAAAAGGCTAGTCCATGCGCATGTCCTGCAGTAGGATAGGGGTCTTGTCCTAGAATGACAACTTTGATTTGTTCCAATGGAGTATAGGAAAGCGCCGACCAAATATGCTCTCGAGCGGGAAGAAAGGTCTCCGTATCAAGACGTTGGGAGAGGGCTAGCAGGGTAGCACGACAGGGTTCCAGAACAGCTTTCCATGATTCAGGAACGGATTCTGCCAGCCAATTTGCTGTACCTGGTTCTACTTCGTTTTCTACTTCGTTTTCTACTTCGTTTTCCACTTCGTTTTCCACTTTGTTTTCCACTTCGTTTTCCACTTCTAGTTTGATTACATGAACGGCACATACAGGCCGAGAGGGGACGGAAATCACCGATTTCTCCTCCAATGATTGATACAGTTCCTCTCGTTCTTTTTCATCGATATGTGCCACTTTCAGGTCTTTATAAAATGTCTTGACAGTGGGGTGAGCACGAAAGGCGGCAGGATCAAAGTCATGGACATAGAGACCCTCTAAGGAACGTGCCCGTGACAAGGCAACGTATGCTTGACCATACTCGAAATTTCCAGCACCAATGTCTACCAGTGCACAATCTAGCGACGCACCCTGTATTTTATGAGTCGTAACGGCCCATGCCAGTCGCAAGGGAATCTGGGTACGAGAGACGAAGGGATAATCTTCAATCGGCCAGGCATGGGTACCCATAGGTCGTCGAACACCGTTTACGAATTCTACGATGGGTAAACCGGTGGCTGCGCAGAATCCAACCAGAATTCCACGAGAACCATTCACTAGACCAATGGAAGGGTCCACATTGGCAATCAGCATGACTTGTGCATCTTGAACCAGTTCCAGCTGGACAGAATAGGCGGCATCGGTATCAAATCGGGTGAGAGATTGTTGAAACCCCTCATCGGATTCGGTAAATCCAGCGGGCATTTTTCCATCGTAGGCCAGTCGTGCCTTATAGGTTTGCCGTTGTCCTTTTAGGGCATTCATATTTGATTCGTTGATTAAGTCTACTTCGGAGCGACGAGGAAACAATAGGGTGGGTTTGATTTTATTCTTTCTCCATTCGAGTCCTTCGCGTGCGCGTAGAATCGCACAGGAGTTCATAGTGAGTGCTCCACGCCGTGCTTCATTAAGAATCGCTTGGAAGACGGGATCTTTTTGTCGTTGAATCTGTGTTAATTCCATACACGTTTGAATTCCCTCTTTCCATGCTTGGCTCTCAAATGCGAACTTGGCGGCTTCTTCCCCTCGATTAACAGGAGGAAGTTGAAAGAAGTCACCCACGAAGAGAACTTGTAGTCCGCCGAAAGGCATCTTATTTCCACGAATCTTTTTGGCTAATTCATTGAGTTTATCCAAGAGTTCGGCGGTGAGCATGGAGACTTCATCGATGATCAGTAAATCGGTGAGGAGCCAGTGTTGCATGGCTTTTCGATTTCGACGGATTTTAATATAGAGTTCTTGGATCGTTCCTTTTCCGAGCCCAATCCCCGCCCAGGAATGAAGGGTTTTGGCTTTATGACCTAGAAGCAAGGCTGCACAACCGGTAAGGGCGCACATTTGGATACGAGGCAGTCGAGGATTGGATTCGCCATTGGACAACTTTAGCCGCCGCATCATGCCTGGAAAGTCCGTATCGATAATAGACAATAAATAACTTTTTCCGACGCCGGCTGGTCCTAAGAGTGCAAGATTATCTCCTTTTAGCAAGAAGTCAAATGCCATACGCTGTTCCGCATTGAGAGTATCCATTTGAGGTATCCTTTTCAGAAAAAAAAAAGATAGCTCAATTTTATATTTTTACACTATCTCACGATTCATCTTGGTGATTTTAGCAGGGTATTCAATAATGAGATGGTTTCGATTACCCCCCTCATCTTCGAATTCATACACGTTTTCACTGATAAATGTGAAATAACCGACAAAGATTCCTCCATTTTCATGTGACGTAAGAATCGCACCTGTCATTGGAACTTCCCCTGGATCTAGGCGGTCAATATAGAGTGAACGGTAGGATTGTAAGGCATATTCATGATGTGAACGGGCGCGCTCCCATGAATGCTTTTCGCATCGAACATAACATTGTTTCTCTTCGAGCATAGCAACTCTGCTTGCTTCGGATCGACGATTTCAATTTTTATTGATTACGCCCTGATCCAAGATCGAGCGAAGCGAAGAGCCAAATGAACTCTCCCCCGTTTGTTCGATCTCCTTTAATGCTGCAGTATGCAGTTCATCAAGGACTTCATCGAGATCTCGTATCACACCGTCAATTGTGATCCGAATCTGTTGTGCACATTGTTGTTGAAGTCGTTGTAAGCCAAGAAGAGCATTATTGTGTGTTGTCTCAATAGTTTGCATGATACCCAGAATCTCATCAAAGTCTTCATCCAGATCGTAGTCCGACTCTGAATCCGACATAGTTATCTATCGCGAACATGGTTTAGACTAGGTATAAGGCGATGCATGAAAGGCAAGAAGGCTAACTGGAGTATGATAGGAGATTGTTCCTACCATCGGAATACTACCTTTTGGATCCTTTGCAACCCAAGAAACAAACCAATGTGCGGGCATGAACAGTCCATTTCCTGGCCGTAAGATAATGTCGATGTATTTTACATCAGACAAGAAAGGTGTATCCTTTGCTGTATATTCAGGGGGGAAGGTATCAAGCCAGGGCGCAGGAAGGGCATTCTCTACATTCTCGAGCATGATACTGACGATAATTTCACCGTCTAGAGGAAAGAAATAGGTCCATGTGGCAATCGTTTTTCGGAGACCGACTTGGCCGGCCCAGCAGTGATATCGCGGATACCACCAGGCGCCCATAAATCGTGGAATAATCAAAGGGTGAAGCCATTTTGTAGCCCATACCGACATGCCCGATGCGGATGCAATGATTTCAGCTTGTTTGTATTTCCAGGGACAGGTAGAAGAGGCATTCGCCTGTGATACCCACTCTACGAGACTTATTTCTTGAAAAATGGGAATATTGGAATAGCAAGGGCGAGTAAGTACATCGTCTACATTCCAGAACGTGGCAGGTGGTGCACCTCGTATAACGAGTGGAATTTTTTCCTGGAGAAGAGTGGACAACTTATCTTTTTGTGCCCATTCCATTTGATTAATTCGAAATTCGCATACCGCTTGTTTGTAAAAGAAGGTAAGGATAATAAATAGAACACCCAATACCAAAAGAACCTCCAACATCGGAGCGACCCTATTGTCTCGCCGTATCAAAAAAAGTAAATTGTCACGCATTAGGTTTTTGTTGAACGGCGTGTGGTGGCCAGCGTGGGTCGGGTATGTAGTAATAGGGGCTTCTTTCGACGAGTGGCGGCAAACATACGTTTGGGGTTGTCCTTATGCTTCTCTAGCAGAGTGGATACAAGGGCTGGTTTTGGAGGTTCTACAACAGATGGCTGTGCTAAAGGCTGTGCCAATGGTTGCGCTAAAGGTTGCGCTAAAGATGGGGATTCCGTAGGAACTGGTTTAGGAAGAAGCAATTGTAAGGCTCGCTCAATCCATTCGGAAGGAAGTGTACCTGTTTCGGCAGTACTGGCAAAAAACCCGTCCTCTGCAGAAACAACCTGTTGAATAATATGATTGATCTTCTCTTCCAATGCGTCCACATCTTTAATGACATTCAATGTTGTAAACACATGAATCCAGGCGGTCTGATACTCGGGTGGATAGACCTTCAATAAAAGCTGCGTATCCATGGCAAATCCATAACGAAGACCAATTTCGGAAAATTGTGTGTGAAGATCGACGGTGAACGATGCGGTTTTTACCTGAGTACCCGCGAGGATTACATTTTTTTGGACAATATCTTCTAATAGAATGTAACACCCGTAGAGATGATTTTGCAAACGTAAGGAGTCCAGTCCGCGAACGGAAGAAAGAAAGGCACGAATTGCGTCACATAGTGGATCCATTTTCTACTAGACACCCGTCTTCTACATATTATAATTTATCGCAGAGCATAAACTATGCCCTGTATGATTGATAGTAAGACGATGTCATATCAGATCGAATTTTCAAAAGGTTCGGTGCAATTGAATGCGGAACAATATCGCGTCGTCACCAGCCCGCCGACCGAAAATCAGCGCATTCTGGCCTCTGCAGGATCCGGTAAAACAACCACGATTACCGCACGAATTGCCTATTTGGTAGAGGAATATGGTATGGATCCGAGTCGAATTCTATTGGTCTCCTTTAGTCGATCCGCGGCACAAGAAATGATCCATCGGATTCATCGATTGATGGGGCCAGTGAATATGTATGCAGGAACGTTTCACGCCATCAGTTCGCAGATTTTGAGGGAACATGCGCCAGGAAGTGTCGTAGATCAGCCGTTTATTGATGAATTGCCGTATCGTCTCGTCAAATGGCTACAAAGCGAAAAAGGCATCAAATGGTCCAAACGGTTTCAAACCATCATTGTCGATGAATTTCAAGACATTAACGACATTCAGTGGGAGATTCTAAAAGGATTCTATCATGGAAATACTACCATGTCGATTGTAGGCGATGATGCACAAAATATTTATACATGGCGAGGATCGTCGGTGGATTTCATTTTGAATTTTCATGAGCATGTACCGAATGTTCATGATTATCAATTGTGTATGAATTATCGATCCACAGAATCCATCGTTACGATCGCGAATTCTGTTATGCGATTTATTCCGACATTGCCTTTTAAAGAAAAGATGATGGCAAATACGAAAGGGGGGCGAAAACCAGAAGTCCATTTCTTTTTCCGATCGTCGGACGAATCCGATTGGATCGTAAATTCCTTGGAAAAGATGATCCGTCAATTGCCCGATCTAACTTTTGCTGTCCTGTCGCGATACAATTCGGATCTGTTTCGGATCGAGGAGCGTCTTCACCTGAAAGGCATTCCGTATCGTCTATGTACCAGTTACAGCCCTGATTCTTCTGGAAAACCAAATAAAAGTCGGATCACATTGGCCACGATCCATGCCAGCAAGGGGTTGGAATGGGACGTAGTATTTTTTATGAATTTACACGACGATGTCTTTCCTGCGCGCAAATCGGATCAAGATATCATTTGCGAGCGCCGTCTATTCTATGTAGGAGTGACACGCGCCAAACGAGGACTCTATTTAACGTATTCGAGACAAGAACGATCTCTATCTCGCTTTGTTCGTGAGATTCCGCGCCCCTTCCTTCGTTATCATAATGTAGCGTCGTTCAAACTGAGCACGGTGGAAGGGATCGATGCGCTAATGAGTATTGATGATATGATTCGTGGACTAGACGGGGCGGATTGGAATACACTACGAGATCAAAATAATGTTCCACGAATCGAGCGACAGACGACAGAATCGATTTTTGGGTTTGGACAATTTTTCTCATTGCCCGATTGGGTAAAAACACACGATGTCCGAGAAACATGGTTTGAAATGCTTCGACTCATTACACTTCGAGAATGTGCACGGTATCAAAACAAACTCCACGAATTGTGCACTCCTGAGATTCAAGAAGGATTGCTGACCCTTCGTATTTATCGAGAGGACATTGAGTTCTGGCAACAATATGAAGCCGAATTCGAGCATCTCGTTCGTCGATTTATGAAACATACGACCCAAATGCCGGCAATTGAATATGCAAGTTTGGAGTCATATGTGCATGAGAAGCTTCCTCATTTGGAATGGTCGACACAAGATATGTGTCATGCCCTGGTGGTATTGGCAAAAATACGCGGTCAGCTTCGTCCGTTACGGTATAGAGGATTCGATTTAGATGAATTCTCATTTGGCGTAGTACGTAATTCGGTTCCGACGGAGTTGCGCCCTGATGTTCTTTCGAGCTGGCATGCCCTCATTGACCCGTCCAAGAAGACCTGTGACATCATGGGAGATATGTGGCGCATTGCGGCTCTTCCATCCGTGATTGAAGGCCGTAATATTCCATTGTATCAATATGTGTCGATTATTCCGTTGTTACAGCAACCAGAACAACAAACCATTGTACATGCTCTCTCATCCGCCTTGCCGGTATGGATGGCGACCCAAGAGAATCCAACGTTTCATTTTTTATTTGATGTAGAGGGCATTCGTCCGATCCAGTTTGACATTTTAACGGAGAAATGCGCGTATGATGTATTTTTTGATCCCAAGTTTGTACCAAGCAATGAAGATAAGATTCGACTACTCTTGAAACAATATGTCTATGAAGAAACATTTGATCGCGCATTGGAATCGATTGGGTTTTTGAATGTGGCAACAGGACTCATTTTACAATATGAGGTGTCGTCTACCACACGGGAGCAGCTGAGCCACTTGTGGCAATACCTAGAACGGAAGTATCACCTGGTAGATTCGTAACGGTTCGCAAACGATGCATTGGGCGATTCGGGTGATTCGGAGGGAGGGCGCCACCAGGCTGAGTGAAGGGGCCGCGAGCTTTGACGGCTTGAACGGTGGGAACGACGGAAGGAACATCACCGTGTGGCATGGGTTCACCTTGTGGACGTCCATCCGGTAATGCGTAGAATTTTTCTGCACCATAACGATCCTGTTTGGTGGGATTATTGAAGAGACGTCCGCTGCGCTGAAAGTACATCGTATCGTTCGATGTGCGGCAACTATATCCGTCGGAGCGAAGAAGAGCCTGGGGCATGGAGAGTTCGGAGACGAACGAGTTGGACATGGCTTTGCGGTCGGGGAGGGTACTTCCGCTGTTGTAGAGATCACTCGATTGCTTGGGAATGTACTTTGACGTGGGACACCAGGTATCGAGAGGCTGATCCAGGGTGCGAAGAGACGACTCTTTGTCAATGGCGGCGGAGTAACGACCGGGCGGATAGAATTCACCGCCCATGGGAAATACCATGTCTTTGGGAGGCATCGGTGCGGGCGTGGCAGGTCCACTGGTGACATAGTTTTTACAGACTTTGACCCATGGACGGAAATCTTGGGGAAGCGCCACGTTCTGTTGGGGGAGAATGTGACGGAGCATTTCCGTAGGATCCCAGTGGGTTCGGAGACACACTGGAGGGAAAAGATTTCCTTCAACGTTTTGAAATGGATACTGACTAGCAAACGGCGAGGGAGGCTGGCTCATTACTTAGTGGACTCTTTTTTTATACCAAAAACATACAGTATAGCACCATTCATTAATTGTTAGGATTATCCATATGTGTATAGTAAAGATATGGTGTAGAGTCTGGATTGGTGGGAACAGGCACAGTAGGACGGTTGCTCCAACCGAGATTCTGATTCACATACCCGATTTGTTCATCGATTTGAAAGGTTGCATTCCATTCGTTGATGCTAAGAAAATAGGGTAAATATAACCAGGCGGGCGTCATTGCTTCATCGTCGTAATAGATTTTAAAATCGAGATGATCCAGTTTACCTAGTGCATTCTCAAACACCGTTGGATTCTGAATCACCGTTTGTGATACACCTGTATTTCCAATTTCCGCCATTAAAATCTTACCTGATATGAATCGCACTTGTCCTGTTCCTTCATTGCTAATATTATAATTTTCAGGCATCGTTAAATCCATGTTATTGAATCCCTGCTCGTCATTAATTTGCATTAAATAGTTTAGATTACTGGTGGAGGTGATCTGTGCAATCGTACTAAATACATTAAATTCCATAGGGGTGGTATTCAATAATCCAAGACGGTAGTTAAGAGAGTTGATGACCGTATTTACGGGTACACATGCATACCATGCATTGACTAAGGAATGAAGAGCATTGCAACAGGTCTGAACACATGTCTCGGTGCTCGCGGGCTGCAAGGTAGAATAGGTCTGAGCACGTAGACCCTGGCCAGGAATATAGAGACGCTGATTCGTCACGAAGGAAACGGGAATACCCTGATTTGATAAATAGGATTGATTTGCAATAAAGGACGATGGTAGTACATTATTGTATTTTGTAGAAACGTAGGTATGAAAATCAAGACGAACGGTTCCATGAATGCTTGAAATAACATTCGTTGTGCTTTGTACAATGCTATAATAACTCGACAGAGTACTGTGATAATCCGTAAAATTCGTAAATGACATGCGCATTCCCGTATAATTATTAAAAATACGCCCGATGGTGCTGGTATAGTTAAACATCGATGTAAAATCGGAATCTTGTTCAAGGGTGTCCAATGAAAAGGTGGATTCATTGGTTACATGATTACAACCGCCTGAATAGGAATAGTTTGATGCCAGGTGATATGTTCCGAGTACCGTGCTCAGATTTCGTTCCAAATGCGCAAGAATCGATTGATATCCTACGAGTTCATGTTTGAGGGTTTTAAAGGCATATAGGTCAAGATTCGATAATGCAAGTTCTTGATCCATAATGTATTGATGTTGTTTGGATAAGTCGCGCTGAATCGAGGTATTCAGTGAATCGTGTAAAATAGTGTATCGGCGTTCATTGGGATTGTATACCCAATTATATTTGTTGACGTTTCTAACTTCAAAGGTAAGATATCGTCGATAGGAATCAAGCGGTGCTTGATTGAGTTGACAAAGGGTGTAATACAGGGGACTATCTAGCCCTTGAAACGGCCCCATCACGGCATTAACCATATCATCGTATCCAAGGGTACCCGTTTGAAGAAAGGGCTGGGAACGACCCGTTGCGACCGCTTCTTTCAAAATAGGAAAGTAGTAGGCCGTAAAGGCGATGGCGTCGGTGATATTAGGCAACTGATCAATGTGTTGCTGTGTATAGTACGTATTCATGATATTTTCCTTCGTATGTCCACCATAACGTATATTATTAATGGGAGAGCAATAGGTGTCGCCTGGTTCATTAAATAATACGGAGATATCGCGTGTATGTTGAAAGATATCACGAAAGATGGAGTAGGAAATCAGGTTTAAGGGCGGAGTGGAATTTGTTTGGACATTGAGCTCATTTGCTAACTGGGATTCTGTATAATTTCCATGGGGAATAGTGATTGCCCCTAAAAGGGGTTCACCTGCAGGGGTTATTCTGCCCTGTTCTAATACGCCCATGGCCTGTGAGGCAGGACTGCAATTCATGACAGAGACACAGGTAGAAATACAGGTAGATGGAATACCCATATCTAATAATATGGTTACCAAGCTTGATGTAAATAGTGTGGTCGCTGCTATATTATTCGCGTTATTGGGGAACGACATTTGCACCAATTGAAACTTCGTAACATCTTTATAGACCCGTGGTAATTTCAATCGAAATCGAAAGGGGGTGGGAAAGACGGAGCGATCGCGGTCAATCGATTTGATACTGACAAGACTGGTTTTGGTTGTTTTGGGTGGATCAAGATAGACATGCTCGGCAAGAGAACGGATATTGGTTGAATCATCCCATGGAGCGCCGGCCGCCACAGGATTGTTCGAAGAATTCATTGTAATAAGTTGAGAGGGAGCACGAAGAATGGCATAACGAGGATCTTCTTCATGACGAATACGGGGATCTTCTGTATCCGTGCCATCACTCTCTTGATCCGATTCGATATAAGATTCATCGGAATCGTAGGGTTCATAATAATTCGTTTCGTTCCGAGCCCTGCTCATTCTATCTACCCGTTCTTTTCTTTTCTTTATATGTTGTATTCCTCTCGATATAAAGAACCGAACTACAATAGAAGCAATGAATCGTACCGTGTACCTTGAAAAGGATCGATACAAACAGGGCGGTGGGATCGATAAGAAAACCAGTGCCGACGATTTTGCATCAAATAATAATAATCCATTTTTAATTTCACCCTATTCTCCCGTTAACTTGGGTGCATTTGCATCAGCAAACATTGTAAATGAACTCTCTAGTATTATTTCAACATTGAGTGCGGATTTGAGTTCGATTGTGAATGTAAACACCTATGCGTTGTCCATTTCAAGCATTAATCCTATTCCAAGTGATGCTACACAAACGGTGACCATAAATGCAACTACGTTGAACATGAATACCCCACCAACCGGTACCATTAATATGAATACGCCTCTTGTTAAACTAAGTAATAATATTACTGTTGCGAATCAGTTGACTACGTCCAAATTATTTTTTTCCACGGCATCAGGATCTACCATCAATACAGGAAACATTAATGTCAGTACTGGTATTGCAAGTACGTTTTTTGTTCGTAATCTCTATTTCTCTACTGCATCGGGCGAGGTAATTAGTACGTTTAATATCAATACGAATGGATTGACGGTCAATACGATGTCGATTTCTACCTTAATTGGTGACGTCGTAACGGCCAATCTTCTATCGGCCTCGACAATGAGCACAACCACTGCGAATATTAGCTCAGGTGTGGCAAGTACGATGCTGATTGGAAATATAACGATGTCGACAATGATAGGAAGCACGATTACTGTGAGTACCTTGATTGCTAATTCGACGGTGACAGGATCGACCCTTCGTACCAATTTATTGTCGACCAGTTTAATTGCATTTTCTACGATGTTAGGAAATGCAATTACAGTGAGTACGATTGTGGCAAACTCGACGATTACCACATCGACGTTATGGACGAATAACGGGACATTCTCTACCCTACAAGGAAGTACATTGACCGCCTCGACCATCAATGGTTCGACCATACATGCAAGCAGTGTAATGATATCAACGGTCGGTATAAATACGTTGACCGCCTCGACCATTAACGGTTCAACGATTAATGCAAACAATATGATTCTATCGACAATAGGAGTGAATATCTTAGCAGTTTCCACCGTAAACGGTTCAACGATTAACGCAAACAATATGATTCTATCGACCATTGGCGTAAATACCTTAGCGGTTTCCACGGTAAATGGTTCAACAATTAATGCAAACAATATGGTCTTATCAACGATTGGAGTAAATACGTTAGCGGTTTCCACGGTAAATGGTTCAACGATTAATGCGAATAACATGATTTTATCAACCATAGGAGTGAATACGTTAGCTGCATCGACGCTGAATGGTTCGACCATCAATGCAAACAATATGATTCTATCAACGATAGGAGTAAATACGTTGGCCGTTTCCACCGTGAATGGTTCGACTATCAATGCAAATAATATGATTCTATCAACGATAGGAGTGAATACGTTGGCCGTTTCCACGGTGAATGGTTCGACCATCAATGCAAATAATATGATTCTATCAACGATAGGAGTGAATACGATTGGAGTGATTACAATAGCGGCATCGACTATGAACGGTTCAACCATCAATGCAAACAATATAATTCTATCGACGATTGGAGTGAATACGTTAGCGGTTTCCACTGTGAATGGATCGACCATCAATGCAAATAATATGATTTTATCGACGATAGGAGTGAATACAATAGCAGTATCTACTATGAACGGTTCAACCATTAATGCAAACAATATGCTATTATCAACAATAGGCGTTAGCACGGTCAATACTTCGACGCTGAATGTATCGTCTCTGAACGCAACCAGTATTGTAACGGTTCCTAATACATCAGGCACGGCATCGGTTGCCCTAGGCCTTAATGGGAGCAATCAAATGGTCACGTTTACGATTCCAGCATCAGGACCATCAGGGTCGGTATCGGCAGGATATGTTCCGTACGCACAAACGGCGAATGTATTGGCAAATAGTATTATTCAACAGTCAGGTACGACCGTTTCAGTTGGTGGGAATGTCCAGCCATTGACAGATAATGCACGATCGCTGGGAATAAGTGGCAATCAATGGTTAACAGTGGCAGCACAGCAACTTACGAATTATACTGCAAATGATACACAGATTAATTCAGCATCCGCATGGACAACCTTTAATTTATGGAACAATAATTCAGGCTTTCCTACTGCAAACTATTCTACAGCCAGCATGTCGATAGGTCAGAATTGGTCAAATGGAGGAGGAGAGACAGATTTTGTGAATAATAATACATCAGGAACTACTTCCTTTAATTTTTATCAACGAACTAGTGCAAGTGCCATGACATTACTGGCTCAAATCACAACAGGAGGAATCATTGGTACAAAACAACCATCTACGCAAACATTTTCGAATTCAGGTACGTATACCACTCCAAGTGGCGCACGATATTTATGGATTCGATTGCAAGGACCAGGTGGTGGTGGAGGAGGCGGTGGAGTCTCGGCTTCTTCTCCTCCATCTGGAGGGCAAGCTGGAAATGGTGGGGTATCTAGTGTAACAGGGGCGAATCTGACGACTATGACGGCAAATGGAGGTTTCGGTGGAGCCTATGGTACACGGGGTGGAGTAGGCGGTAGTGCCGTGGGTGGCACGATTCTCTCAATTACAGGGGGTTCAGGTGGAGGAGGTGGAAATAATCCGACAGGTATTGGATGGAACGTTGGCGGTTCGGGTGGAAATGGGTATCATGGTGGCGGTGGTAGTGGTGGAGCAGGTGTAAGTTCAGGCTCTCTTGTAGAAGGATATGCAGGAACAGCAGGTGGGGGCGGAGGTGGTGGAACGGGTGCGGGTGGTGCATTTAATCCATCGGGTGGCGGAGCAGGTGGATACTGTGAATCGATTCTTAGTAGTCCGAGTGGAAATTATACCGTTACGATTGGAGCAGTAGGTACAGGTGCAGCTGCCACTGCGTTTGGTGCAGCAGGTGGTAATGGTGGAGAATCATTTTGTGTGATTATGGCCTTTTATTAAAGAGATAAAGGATATATTGTTTGGTATCAAATTGATAGTAAACAATATGTTCTTAACAAGTTCTAACCCAGTTTCGCAAGAATCGTGGCAACTTGTTCCTGCAAGGCGGTAATTTGCTCCTGTTGAGCACAAATGGTTGCGCCTTGTTGTTTGACGATTTGATGGAGTTCTTTGACGCCGGCAGGGCCGAGCATACTTAATTCAGTATAATTCACACTGTGAAAATCAGGAATAATGCATCCAATAATGGTTAGTCGATCGTTTGGTGAGTACCCAATCCATGGTTTAATTTCAAACGATTCATCTGTGACATTTGAAACAATACATGTATGAAATACGCCACCAATATTAGTATTAGCATTAAATGCATATGTATCATTTTCCTTAATTTGTCCAGTAGATATATACCGAATAAATACAATATTATTAGAAATAAGAGTGTGTTCTGCTACAGTATTAATATTTGAAAGAATACCTTCCTTACAATTCACCATATCAGGAAAGATTTCTTTCAATTCTTGTGCAATGACGCCAATTGCACTTTGGGTTGAATTAGCAGTACAATATGACACAAAATTAAGTTTATCAATATTAGATAATACAGATACAGGACAGATCGAATGTTTAATACGACAATCTGAAGGAGTATATATATCCATTCTATCTATTTGTAGTAATATTTCTTTATGCTACCTTAATAATGTAACATAATGCGTAATATGCGGGTCTATTATCAAATGATGTTCCAGAACCAGTAGAGTTTGATGTATTATTACTTGGACCATTAGATGTCAATGTGCCAGAGCTGCCGGATGTATTGTTACTTGGACCATTAGATGTCAATGTGCCAGATCCGCTAGATGTATTGTTACTTGGACCATTAGATGTCAATGTGCCAGAGCCATCAGATGTATTATTACTTGGACCACCTGTTTGTCCATCACCGCCACTTAATGTTCTGGCAGTTCTATCTCCTCCATAATAAGTGCTGCCATATATATGATCAATACCATCTGTGCCTACACCCAATCCTGCCGATCCTGAACACTGAGTCCTTCCAAATCCAAATTGAGTACAACCCTCGTCCCCATTAGAATTTGCAGAACTAAGATTTAATGTTCCATCATGTGCATGAGGTTTGAGATCATGTGTATGAGCTGCACCAGCATGGGTATGATTACTCAAATCGTGTGTGTGACTATTTATCGTATGTGTATGACTACTCAAATCGTGGGTATGACTATTTATCGTATGGGTATGACTACTCAAATCGTGGGTATGACTATTTATCGTATGTGTATGATTACTCAAATCGTGTGTATGTGCTGGCAAGTTAGCGATCGATAATGTAATATTATCCGAGCCCCCAGTATCATTTGGCTTATACCCTGTCACATCTGTATCAGAATGTACACCTGCAATAAATTTTTTTCGCAAGTCAGGTGTTTGAACACCATTTGATATACTGCCATTACATAATGCCCAATTTGTAGGAATATTCGAAACTGTTCCGTACCATAACACAATGATTCCAATAGGAAAACCAGCACCTGTGATTGATGTCGCTACATTAAGTGTACCTGATATATTGACAGAACCTGTAATATCTAATGTAACTAGGGGGTTAGTATTATTAATTCCTACAAATCCATTACTATGAACTCTCATTCGTTCTGAACCACCCGTAAAGAACTTGATTTGACCATTTGTTGTTGTACTTGATGTCACATATCCTCCACCAATGTAGATCTGTGCACCATATACACGTGTTGAACCACCCCATATCAAATCGCCAGCATTCAACTTAATCGAGTTAGAATATACAGTTGTTAATGCACCAGGTGTAGAATCTGCAGCTAATACATTTAAAAATAAGGTATCACTTGCCGCCGCCGATTTCGCAACCCCATAAATAGAAAGCATCGATGTACCAGGTGTCGTCGTACCAATTCCAATGTATCCATCACTCGTAATGCGCATTCGCTCCACAGTTTGACCCGCGCCGTTTGAAGGTACACCCGTAACCGGCGCTGTCCAGAAAGACATATGAGCCGAACCTGATCCATCATCGATCGAAATGATCTGGGTTTCAGGGCCACCTGATCGCGCATTACCCGAATACCACGGCGACAAATTGATTCCCACCTTATTTCCTGTGCCACCGTTTCCTCCAATGTTCAAAAATGTATAATTGGCGATCGGTGAATACAGATCAAACATATAATTGGGCACGGTCGTTCCAATTCCTATATTACCCGTTTCCAACGTATCCAGACGCAGAACTGAGAATGCATTCCATTTAAATACGGTTCCTGATGCACTGATAACTGTTAATAGAATCTGCGTATCGGCCTGGAATTGCGCCACGATGGTTTGCATAGTCGACGTCAGAACCGTCGTTGATACCGTCGCCGATCCGTTCGAGATCGCAAGAGAACCCGAGCCGGTTGTAATGGCACAGGTAATGGACAAGGTTAGCAGTGCACCCGACGACGATACGCGCGTATTGGTAACAAGTGTTCCGTTTGTTGCATTGGTCGTAAAGGAGTATACACCTGAACCATCAGGTCCAGTCACACTTCCTCCCGTATTTGCAATAAGAGACGCGGTGATGAGCCCTGTATTGGTTGCCTTTGTTGTTAACCCACCGCCCAAATCAGTTGTCCAGTAGGGTGCGACTTGAACGTTTGCTGTCGTAACATTGGTTGTACCCATGCCTACACTTCCGCCTAAGGGGTTGAGTAACAGCGGCAATCCGACGTCGTTGCCGGTTGCAATATCACTGCTTTGAACGACACCCTTGCCGGTACCTGACGTATAAAATGCGCCGACCTTAACGGTTCCTGTTTTCGTCTTTCCTGTGAGCGTCAGTTGGGTATTCAAGGGGGTAAGAATCGACGCCGTCTCCAGTTCTTGTGCGACAGTGAGTGGCCAGCTCGGATTGGTTGCACCAATGCCCACTACGGAGGTCTGAAAGACCGCCTTGGTGTTATTCATATAAAATGACGCGCCGGCCGGTCCAGTCGTATCCGTTCCAAATGCGCCGCCTGCACCCGCCACATCAATCGCATAGAATCCTCTTGCGCCTGGTTGTGCCGTTGCCAATGTACTTGCCCCGCCATAGGCATAGGCGTATTCGACGCGCGCTGCATTTGATGGATTCGTGACGGTATATACTGCGCCCGTCATAAATGAACTTCCATAATTACCGATTGTACCATAAACGGTGGAACCCTGTGCATTCAATTCAAGTCCTTTCATGGCTGTATTGGAAAAGCTGACGGGACAGATGGGTGCGGTTGTGCCGACACCAACTTGTCCACCAGTTAGAACGGTTAATAGGGTCGATGTAGTAAGAACGGACGTACTGGTTGTACTTGCTGAAAGCAATAGAGGAAACATAACATTTGCGGTAACGGTACTGGTTGTAAAGGTGGACGCCACAAGGTTTGCAAAATTAATGGTAGAACCGGTAATACTAGACACGGTAATCGTGACGGAACTAAGGGTACTTCCCACAAGGGTTGAATAATTGAGTGCCTGAGACATAATGTAGTTCATACCAATCGTACTGCCCTGAATGGTAGACACTTGAATGGAGGTCATGTTCATGGTAGAACCCGTTAGAACGGTACTGACCTGCAATAAATTGGTGATCAACGAACTACCGATCATGCTGGAATATACGTTATTGATCGTCGTGAGCGTAGAAGTCCCAAACGTCGATGTAACAGATAATGAATTTGTAGTAATGGCATTTCCGATCAGAGTGGAATAATTGATATTGATCGAAGTTAGGGTCGAACCTGATAGGGTCGAATTGTATGTCATAACATTTGCAGTAAAGGTGCTCCCTGTCAGAGTTGAAAATAGACCCGCATTCACATTCAGATTCGTGGCGGAAAGGGTGGAACCGACCAGTGTCGAATTCAAGGTAACACCATTTATGTTCAGCGTCGAACCAGTGGCGTTAATCATAGATAAAGACGATGTTGTTAATGCATTGGTTGTAAAACTATCAGCGATAAGGGTAGATACGCCCAGATTCTTGGTATTCAAGGTTGATGTTGTAATACTAGAGTTAGCAAGTATGGTGCTAATGACGATACTACTTCCTGTTAATGCTCCAATTGAACCTGTAATAAAGTCGATGGTACTAAATGAGAAGGTACTATTGACGACAAGTGTACTTACATTGAGACGATTGAGTGTCAGGCTATTCGTCCAATTCTGTTTTCCGTTTGTGCTGACCGTAAAAACGTATCCATCGGGCACAAACGACCCATCAGGTTGATAGGAAACCGTCTTTCGGATAACGAGGTTATTGAAGTCCGCCGAAGACATTCTATCTAATAGAATTTTGTTATAATTATTCCAAAAAATACACTTCTATGTATCAAAATGTGACACTCTAGTAAGTGATGTTACCATCATCGGGTGCGTTATCCTTTACCCAGCTGCGTACGGCACTGGGAGGCGGGTCCGGTAGTGTTACCATGAGTGCATATGGATCATTGGCGGGATTAAATCGAGCACCAACCTTTAGTCTTAGCCAATTTTATAACCAAAGCTATACTCAGGCATTGGGTCTACAATTTCGCTGTTTTACAGGCTATTTTAACGATACTGTGACATGGTTTGATCAACAAACCGAAACGAGTTCTGGCCTTACATCGAATTTTACCAATATTTATACAAGTACGAATGGAACATATGCAGTAGATGGTACGGATACTAGTTTTTCCATAGAATGGTTTGGCAATTTCTATGCCCCTTACACAGGCACGTATACCTTTACATTGAGAACAGATGATGCATCATATTTATGGCTCGGTTCAACCGCTTTAGCAGGATATACGACGGGTAATGCGTTGATCAATAATGGGGGTACTCATGTTATGAGAACAGTAAGTAATACAATTGCACTATCTGCAGGAACATACTACCCCATTCGAATTCAATATGGACAAGGTCCAGCGGGTCCATATGGTTTTGAATTTTCGTTTTCAGGTCCGAGCATTACGACAACCTATAATATGGCAGTATATACCTTTTATGGATTAGGATTGAAATCGTCGTTCCCGAACAATGCTGCAAGACTAATCAAATCGGTTTACAGTACAAATACAGACGGTGTGTATTACATTAATGTGAATGGAACCTCAACCGCGACGTATTGTTTGATGAATAGTGCATGGGGCGGTGGAGGGTGGATGATGATGATGAAAGCATCAAAGAATACGAAGACATTTCCTTATGCATCGGCCTATTGGACGGATAGTGGTACAACATTGAACACGGGCGAAACAAATCGTAGTATTGGAGATGCCAAGTTCAATGTTATGAATTATGGAATGATAAAGGACGTATTTGCAATTTGGCCTGATGTAGGATATACAGGAGGCAGTGTTACGAATCCGCCGGATTCATGGACATGGCAAGTGAATAATTATTATTCGAGTGGGACACGTGCAACATTAATGACAGGATTGTCATCCGCAAATTCAAGAGATTCTCCAGTGGCTCCTGATCCGCTTGATTTTTCAGGATTTTCAGGTAATATTTGGTCCACCCAAAATCCATCAAGACGTCACGTGTTTGGTGGAACCAGTCAGCTTGGAGCAGTGAATAGTTATTTTCGGTGGGGATTTATATTTAATGAGAATGCACTTGGCGATTTTTCATCATCGGACGTAGGTGGTGGAATTGGTATGCAGATCAATTTTGATACAAATAAAAGTTACAGTGCGGGCGATTCCATTACGTGTTGTGCAACAACACCAGGACAGAACAAGGCGTTTAGCGTAGAGTTATATGGACGTTAAAGTATAAATTATTACATGTAAGTAAGTGATGTTACCATCGTCGGGTGCCATCTCCTTTTCCCAATTGCGTACGGTACTAGGTGGCGGGACAGGCAGTGTCGCGATGAGTACCTATGCATCATTGGCGGGATTAAGTCGTTCACCAAATGTAAAAATAAGCCAATTTTATAGTCAAAGCTACACCCAGGCATTAGGCTTACAATTTCGTTGTTTTACAGGCTATTTTAATGATGATGTAACATGGTTTGATCGACAAACCGAAACGAGTTCTGGCCTTACATCGAATTTTACGAATATTTCAACAAGTACCAAAGACACCTATACAGTGAACGGCACGAATACTAATTTTTCGATAGAATGGTTTGGCAATTTCTATGCCCCTTACACAGGCACGTATACTTTTACGCTACGTTCAGACGATGCGTCATATTTATGGATTGGTTCAACCGCCCTAGCAGGATATACGACGAGTAATACCGTGATTAGTAATGGGGGTGAGCATGGTATGACATCTGTAAGTGGTTCAAAGGCGCTAACAGCAGGAACATATAACCCGATTCGAATTCAATTTGGACAAGGTCCGATTGGCTTATATGGTTTTGAATTTTCATTTTCAGGTCCGAATATTACAACAATGTATGACATGACAGGATATGTCTTTTATGGATTGGGTACTACATCATCGTTTCCTTCAAATGCGGCGCGGTTAATTAAGTCGGTTACCAGTACAAATACAGACGGTGTGTATTACATTAATGTAAACGGAACATCAACGGCGACGTATTGCCTAATGAATAGTGCATGGGGTGGCGGAGGGTGGATGATGATGATGAAAGCCACCACGGGATCAACCTTTTCATTTGCATCGACCTATTGGACCGATAGTGGCACGACATTAAATACAGGCGACACAAATCGAAATAATGCAGATGCCAAGTTTAATATTATGAATTATGGAATGATAAAGGACGTATTAGCTGTTTGGCCTGATGCAGGACAGACAGGAGGTAGTATTGCATCACCGCCGGATTCATGGACCTGGCAAGTGAATAATTATTATTTGAGTGGTACACGTGCTACACTACTGACAGGGTTGGCTGTTGCGAACTCAAGAGATTCACCAGTTGATCCATCTCCATGGAATTTTGCAGGATATTCAAATACAATATGGTCGTCACAAGGTGGAGCAAATCGTCATGTGTTTGGCGGTGGCTCACATTTAGCAGGTGGTGCATTGTGGCCCTATAGTGTTCGATGGGGGTTTATATGGAATAACGAGAATGATTTTGCATCAGTTGACGCAATTAATGGAATTGGACTAACAATGAGATGGAATTCAATAACACATGAATATAGTGCGGGTGATGATTATCGTTGCTGCGGTACACCTCCTACTCGTCCTTCTCCTCCTGGACCTGGACAACGTACTACGATGCGTGTTGAATTATACGCACGCTAAATAGAATGCAGGTTCGACCATTACATGAATGGGGTCCTCTCCTGTGGGGTCTCATTCATACCATTAGTATTGTTGATTTTGAAAATGAGGAAGCTCAGATAAAATTTTCACAATCCGCCATTGTGAGTCTGAAAGCAGTCGCGGATATGATAATATGTAAGAAATGCTCCAAACATTATCAAGAGTTTTTTCATAACGAGATCGAGGGACGAGATCGATATGGAAGAATGGAATTATTCCGAATCATGGTGGAGTTTCATAATCAAGTGAATCAAAAATTGGGAAAACCAGTCCTTACCTATGAAGAGGCGTTGCTACGCTGGACCAAGACGATCGGATAGAGTTTGAATCAACTGGCCTTGTTCTTCTACTTTTTCGTTCAGTTCTTTAACTGCTTGAATGAGTGGTGCAACCAAACAACTATAATTCACACTATACAAATCTGATTTGGCATCGTGGCTCACGGCTTCAGGAACAACTTCTTTTAATTCTTGGGCAATGAGACCAATGTGTCGTTTTCCTGAATCGTAATCGGTTCGAGTATACGAGTAACCGGTGATTTGGCGAAGTAAATGTAAACAATTCGTAAGAGGTTCAATGTCGTTCTTGACCCTCTTATCGGATAATCCAGTGATATCACCACTCGCATAGATTGTACCAGTAACCGCTAAGTTATAACCGGTTGATAAACCTGCACCGCCAATGCCTGCATTACCACTTGTTGTTAGGGTTGTACCCGAAATTGCACCACCTGATATTGCTCCACTGCTTGTCGCAGTAAGACTCGTTCCTGATACGGCTCCACCCGTTATTGACCCGCTTGTTGTAATCGCCCCACTACCTGCCGAAAGAGTGGTACATGTAATTCCTGCACCCGATGTAATGGCCCCACTAGAATAGGTCGTTCCGTTGACAACACATGTATAAGAGGTTGCACTAACCGTGGTAGTGGTTGTATTAATACCAAGCGGACCTGAAGTAAACAGATTGGTTGTTGCTCCTCCTGTTATTGTTCCACCGCCTGATACCGAAAAATGGTTCATCGTTGACATTGTACTCGCGTATATCGTGCTAGCGGAAGTAACGGATCCACTGAAATAGCTTGTTCCCTGAACTTGCAATGAATTCGTGCCAGACGCAGCAGTATTTATACCTACATTACCACTGGCTGCAATGACCGTACTTGGCGAACCCTTTGTAGAGAAACTACCTGCCGCAATATTTCCACTTGCCGAAATGCTTGCCATGGTGAGCGTTCCTGTCGCAGTAGTAATATCGCCACTGGCAAAGATCGCGCCGTTTACTTGGAGTGCCGCGGTGGGCGCGGTAACACCAATGCCGACATTTCCATTTCCAAGGAATGTTGCGATCACGGCATCAGGGATTACACCATATCCGTTACCTATTGTGGCACCACTATTCACCATAATATCAAATCGTCCAGGAGAAGAGCTGTTGATACTAGATGCTCCAATGGCAAGTCCACCACTCATACCATTTTGTCCACCACCTGCATTACGATACAGTGTTTGAATCGTTTCCATAGCAGTCGTTCCTTGAACCGTATTTCCCACCACTGTTAATCGCGACGTGGGCGCGGTTGAGCCAATTCCTACGCTGCCCGTTGTATTCAACCACAGTCCAGTGGCGGTGTTCATGGTAGTGAAAGAAGGAACAAGTCCAAACGATAAATTGCTCGATCCTGGGTAATATCCCATACCAAATACGGATTGACCATTTTTAATAAACGCAAGATGTGATTTATTATCATTCACAGCGTTAGGTCTTGTTAAATTGACCATACCATAGGTTCCTGTATTATCTGCTGCGCCATCGGATACCGACAGAGCGGGTGCAGTCGTATAGGTATTACTATTGTAGACTTGTAACACAGACGACGATGCAACGGTTCCAATTCCGACACTACCTTGATTATTGCAATAGATGTCTGCCGAATCGGTAATGGAAGTGTAACTATTACTCCATGCCGTCACACCGGTCGTTGCCGGGTCGTATAAGATATTACTTCCTGAGTTTCCTGATACCATCAGATCATAGCATATTTTGATATTCGGTTGCTGATTGCGATTAATGAAAAGATAGATATCATATTGACTGTTGGCGTTCACGGCATAGACGATATCACAGAAGGGGGTCGCTGCGGTTTGTGGTCCATACACTGTTCCATAGATCTTCCACCCACCTCCTGTGGTAACCATCAGATCGACGTACATCATCGCAGAACTTGTCCAACCGCCGAGATGGCCTCGAATGTTTACAATACCACGACTGGAACTACTGGACGTTGAGCCGAGAGTAGCGATTTTAAATAAACCTCCTGTACTGCTTGTAGGATTCGATCCGAGTGTATTGGTGGTTTGTGTGTTGATCCATTCGAATTGTTGATAATTGTAGGCTTGAATGGAGCCGTTTGACACATGAAGAGAATACTGTGGTAACGTGGTACCAATTCCAATTCCGCCAGGAAATTGATTAAACAATCCTTCTAGCAATATGGCAGACCACGTTGCAAGAAGCGATGGCCCACTGACATAGGTAGATGTAAAGGAAATACCGACCTGTCCTGAAGGAGCGGTAAAGACGACCACATATTGCTGTAAACTACTTGTAATAATCTTAGCAGAACCAATGACGGAACCTGTGATGTTATCAAACAGAACAAAATATGGATTGCTTCCTGTCATTTGTACAGTGAACGTGAGACGATAGGTTGATCCGGGAACAAATGTATTGTTAAATACCATACTTCCCTGAATGTTGTTATTTGCGAGTGTAAATGTTTTATTACCACCCGATGTTCCAATTGTGCCGTTATAGACGGCAGTAAATGCGGTAATATCGGTGGTAACGGTTGTCCAATTCAACTTATAGTTGTTGGACAGATTGATTGTATTTAGATCAGCCGTTTGTAGCTGAAAGGTAGGATTGGTAAGCCCAATTCCCACATTTCCAGAAGAGATGGTGAGAAGAGACGCTGCGTTAATGGTGCTTGCAGTAATCGTACTTCCCTGCAGGGTAGAGTAATTTCCACTCGTCAGATTGATGGTAGAACCAGTTATCGTAGATTGGAAGATAATCGTATTTGCCTGAATGGTGCTTCCCGCCAGTGTGGAATAGTTCATAGCGGTTGTGGTAATAGACGAGCCGACCATAGTTGAATTCCATAGAAGAGTATTGGTGGTAATGGTACTTCCCAGAGAGGTAGAGTAGGTAAACGAAGTTGTATTCAAGGTAGAACCGATTAGGGTTGAATTGTAAAAGATGGTATTGGCTTGAATGGTACTTCCAGCAAGGGTGGAGTAGAACGTATTCCGTGTATTTACGGTGGTTCCATTAAATAACGCAACGGTGAGCGTACTTCCCTGGCCTGTGGAATAAAACACAGTGGACGCAGTAATTGTCGATGTAACCTGTGTGCTACCAGTAAGTGTGGAATAGGTAAGATTCACACCATTAAGAGTGGACGTAACCAGGGTAGAATTGACAAGTAAGGAACTTGTATTCAGTACATTGGTAGTGAGAAGAAGACCATTTCCAGTAGAAAATCCAAGATTCACGGTATTAATGCTAGAACCGGTCAAGGTTGAAGTGGTACCGTTAACGCCATAGAAGGTGGTGTAGGTGAGATTGGTGGTGCTAAGTGTAGACGTGAGAATGGTGGAATTGTTGATGGTGTTAAGAGTGGACAGATTGAGAATGTATCCAGAGGAGAGAGAGGCATACAGAAATTGGACATCAGTGACCGTCAGGGTCGAATTCAGAAAGAACGTGCTGACGGTTAGGTTATTTAGATTCAAATTATTGGTCCAATACTGTTTTGCATTAGGTCCAACTGTGAAGACATAACCTGTATTGACAAATGACCCATCGGCATTGAATGGGGCAATGTTTCGGAGAGCCACGTTATTAAAATCAGCCGATGCCATTCTATCTACTTGATTGGATTCTAATTCCTGTGTGGATTCTACATCAGAAATAAGGAACGATAAAAGAACAGAATCCTTCTAGAAAACGCATGATGCGAATCGCAAGTCTAAAGTTAAATATCCGGAACAGTTAACAGGATGCCAGCGGGTGGAGGATTACTTCAACTTGTCGCAGTAGGAAAACAGGATTTGTTTCTTACAGGAAACCCGCAAATCAGTTTTTTTAAGATGGTGTACCGCCGTCATACCAATTTTGCCATTGAATCCCAGCCCATGTATTTTGATGGTACTCCTAATTTTGGACAACGCATCACCTGTCTGATTCCTCGTCGTGGTGATCTACTCGGTAAGATCTATCTTGATGTGGTACTGCCTCAAATTACGGATACGAGCGGAAATAAGTTATCGTATACTAATTCGATTGGCCATGCCTTGATTCAGGAAATCACGTTTGAGGTGGGCGAACAAGAGATTGATCGACAGACCGGCGAATGGATGGAAGTATGGACGCAGCTGACAACACCAGCGGGTCAGCGGTATGCCCTGAACGAAATGATCGGTCGCGTGGAACCGTATAACATTGTTGATATTCAGCCGGCCGATAGTTCCGATGGACTCCATCTGATGATCCCTCTTCAGTTCTATTTCTGCAACAATCCTGGTCTCTATCTTCCCTTACTTGCGCTTCAATATAGTCCGATTCGTATTAATATTACATTGAGACCACTTCAGCAATTATTCTGGGTAACTCCTCCCATTCCACCGACGTCACAAGATGACTGGAAGCCGGCCTGTTCGGTACAGGTGAGAAATACGTCACCGATCAAAAGCATGATCATGTGGGGCGATTTCGTATATCTTGATGTGGATGAACGCCGCCAATTTGTGAGCGCGACACATGAGTATCTGATAGAACAGGTCCAGTATACGCCTCCATTTGCGATTACTGCGAATCAAAACATTGCCACCGTGCCGATTGAATTTAATCACCCGATTAAGGAATTCATCTTTATGGTACAACGCGATGCTATGCAGAATCGCAATGAATGGTTTAATTATAGCAATTTGGCGATTGGTGAAGTCACGCCAACGTTTGTGATTCCGTATGTGAATTCGAATGCACCGTCGGGTCGTCTGGATATGATTGCCACGGCAAAGTTACAATTGGACGGATATGATCGTTTTATGGAACGATCGCCCCAATATTTTCGACTTCAACAGCCGTTTGATCATCATACCACAACTCCGGCCAGTGCTTTCATATACAACTACAGTTTTGCCTTACGACCGGAAGATATTCAGCCTACGGGTGCGATGAATGCAAGTCGTATTGACAGTATTGTGTGGCAGATCCAATTAAATACTGTGCTAACGAATCCGATGATCCCTGAAAAACAACAGCGTGGAAGTGGTCGGATTATGGTGTATGCGCACAATTACAATGTGTTCCGTGTGATTAATGGATTTGGTGGACTATTGTTTACGATCTAAATGGTACGATTTTGTTAAAACAGGTGAAACATGCGTTTCATATGTTTTCACTATGCATACTTCTTTTAACTATACTCTTGTTCTTGCATAAACTTATTTTAAACAGTAGATTTGAAAATGTTTACATCGCGATCATGCTTTTCGCACACTTCTTTTACATCGCGATCATGCTTTTCGCACACTTCTTTTACATCGCGATCATGCTTTTCGCACACTTCTTTTATATCGCGATCATGCTTTTTGCGCACTTTTTTTTAAAAAGTGCTAAGTAATGAGCTCGAGTGTTTCTCAACTCGAATTCTGGTTGGCGTCTAGTTCCGACGCTTCCGATGGAGCCAATCAAAAAGAGGGCGGTGAAGGAGCAACTTACTTATCTTATAATGTGTTGATGGCTCTTTCCGTTTTTGGAGGGTTTTTTGCATTGGATCATTTGTATCTTCGTTCTCCTTTGTCGTTTTTGGCAAAAATTTTGGTTAATATACTCTGTTTCGGAGTCTGGTGGATTTATGATGCCTGTCAGGTAGTATTTAATAGTCATGCGGTAAAAGTATTTGGTCTAGGAGTTCCTGGAATTGGTCCCTATGGAATTGGTGCAGGAGTATTGGCGAATCCGGTTGCGGATAAGAAACATATGCGGTTTTTTTATTATGCCATCGGTTTGATCTTTGGAGGTGCTCTTGGAATTGATTCATTTGTAATATCAGATAATCAATGGGGCGTGGTACGATTGGTTTCTCTTCTATCCGTTATTTTTGCGCCGTTTTCATTGAGTGTATGGGCCTATAATTTGTTTAACTTTTTCACCGATACGAAGTCGGTTGTTAATGAAAATACCGAGTATTTTGGCGCACCTGAACATTCGGCTAGTAGTGGATTCTTGTCTCGCTTTCCGTTTCTCAGTGTTCTGTTTAGCCCGTTCGAGGTATTGAAGAAATTTTTTAATAATCTGATTGGTGATGCGGTTCTACCTATCACAGAAGCAGTAAAAGATGTATCTCATACCGTGGACGATACAGTGTTAACGGCGAAGAGTATAAGTAACACAGCTCGTGTTGCAATTGAAAAGAGTACAGATGCGATTGATAAGGTATCGGAATTGGTGGAGCAGGCATCGAAAGCGCAGACGATTCTTCCAGGTGTTTCGCTCTATTCATCGATTACCCCTGACGGCGTGAAGAAGGAGTTAGGTGGAACAGCCGCAATGGCGGGCGGCGCGATAGCAAGTGCGATAGCCGGCAATGTTATAGCAGAAACCCACTTAAACCCAATACACTATCTATTATTAGTTACAGTTGTAACGGTTATTCTTGGTGGAGTAATCGTTACCTATCATCGATCAAAAAATGTCCCAGAACAACGAGATGATGCCCCTCCCGAGCCAGGAATTCTTCGAAAGCCTGATCAAGCGGGCAACAAATAATGGGCCTTTTGCTCCAATTATTATTATTCGCTTTACAGCCACGTGGTGCGGACCATGCAAGCGAATCGATACTCAGGCACTTCTCAACCTGAGTGAACATATTAAATGGTATGTATGTGACTTGGACGAGAACGACTACACCCCTACGTATGCTGGTGTAAAGACCATTCCGTGCTTTTTGGCAATTGTGAATGGTGTTCCTCAGCCTATTTTCCAGAGTTCGGATACGATGAAGGTTGCGGAGTGGATTAAGGGCGGGTTTAAGGCCTGAAAGGCCTACTGTGTTTAAGGCCTTTTAGGCCTACTTAACTCGCAAACATCAGTCTCCCACGGCCTTCCTTGATCGTATAGACATTCCACCCTTCCGTAAATAATCGCATCTCCGCTTTGCGTTGCGCCAGTATCGCATTGGTATTAATATTTGCCAATTCGATATATAACGTCGGCCGGTCCGCCGTCGTAAAATTAACGGTTCCTTCAGGCTGTCGTGGAGCAGGGTACATCGTTCCATATTTTTCGCCTGTGGACCAGTTCATCGAGCCAATGTGCATGACATTACCCTTTTCATCTTTTGATAATGAATTCAATTGATTCCAAACCATCGGCGTATATAGCTCTTCTCGATCTTTACCTGCAATCACCAGTTTCAGGTCATAATAAAACTCGCCATAGGGTGTGGTATACGGTTGTGCTGCATTGGGGGCATGAGAATCGAAAAAATCATTATACCAGTGATCGAGTCGATTGATATCGATTGCATTTTGGGAACGAAAGAACCATACCATGCGTTCCGTGGGGTGCCGGCCGTCCAATTGCCGTGTAACGGCTGCTACGCCGCCTTTATCAAGAGGAATGAAATCCAGCTCTCCAAACGTAAAATAATTATCAAACTGACGACGAAATGGAATCTCGATCGGCTTAGAACGGAGTTCTTCTTGTACTTTTGATGGAACGTAGTGCTGCACAGTAGAGAGCAAAATGCGCGGCTTTGCCATCTGAAGAATTGACAACGGCGCAAACGTATAGGTCGATCCATTTGTAAATGTATAGTTCATAGAGGGCACATTCCATGGAGCCGGTTTAAACACGGTAGAATCGCTGCATACGACCAAATCTTCCAGTTTACGAAGGGTTCCTTTAATACGAAAGGTTTGCCAGGGTACCGCTGTTAGAGGGAATCCGCCATCACCAGGGCATTGCATGCCAGGAAGAGGTAAGATAATTCGGAGATGTCCAGGTGTAGCACGTATCTGTAGACCTCGTGCTGTTGTCAGCCCTGTTGTCGAATCCGTTGTCTCTAATGCACCTCCTTTCAATTGATCTAAAAAGCTCCTATTTAATGATCCTTCTGTCATTTGTTTGGCGAGTAGACTGTCGCCGCTCCATTCTTGAATCAAGAACTGATCTTGATAGAATTGTAGTTTTTCAAAGAGAAAATATCCTACATAGTTTACATATCCATATGACCGTCCACCGAGATCCGTAATCGAATACAACCCATTGGCGCGTTCAGGGGGTGACGGTTGTCCGTTGGGTTGTACAGGAAGATATGGAAGCCATGACGGTAAATCGATTTCAATGGCACATTCTGTCATAACATCGCCATAGGGATCAATTTCGACTTCAAAGCTGTTTCCAAATACGGCATCGGCCAAGGGGACCATGGTACGACGTTCTGCCAAATGATGAACGGAGGATTCATACCGTGCATCATAGGGAAAGATGCTATCTTTGGTGTCTTTTACGAAATAATTGTCTTTTACACCGCGCGCAACGAGCTCAAAAAGAGCCCCTTGCCCACTGGAGGCATGGATCGTTGCCATTCTACTGAATGGCACAGAAGGAACGGTTTATACTCTTACAATCTGGCAGTCAGCATGCGCACAAGTGAAAGAAAAACACCGGATAAGATGGAGAGACCGAGCGCCATAGCAATGTTAAAACGATAAATCAAAATGATAAACACCGCCAGACTGGAGAGAATGGAAATGATCAAGATTCCCATGGCCTCGCCTACTAGCTCGCTCTTACTGGCCTTGGTGGTGCTGATATTGGACAACAACATGCGATTCAGTGATGCCGTAAGCAGAGACGCAAGAACGATCACTGCAACCATTCCACGCCAATCCACCTGATAGGAAAATGCCGCCGTATACACGATGAACACATTGATAAATGAAACAACTGCAACCTCAAGAGTGACTTCCTCTGGTGTAAGATACATGATTCTACTTTGATTACCTAATAAAATTTGATACACATTTTACCATTTAGAAAGGGTACCATGACCAATCTGGTGATTGTCGAATCGCCGGCCAAGTGTCAAAAAATCCAAGGATTTCTAGGTGCTGACTGGCGCGTCATGGCAAGTATGGGTCACATTCGAGCCTTACAACAGGACCTGGACGCGATCGGTATCGAACGCGATTTTGAGGCAAAATACGAATGGATCAAGGAAAAATCCAAGACCATTAAGCAACTCAAAGAGGCCGCACAACAGGCTACGACCATCTATTTAGCCGCCGATGCAGATCGTGAAGGCGAGAACATTGCCTATTCTGTATGTCTCTTGCTCAAACTGAATCCTGCAACCGCCAAACGAATTACGTTCACGGAAATCACTGAAAAGGCCATTCAGCATGCCGTTCAACACCCGCACACGATTGACATGAATCAAGTCCATGCTCAGCAAGCACGCGCAATGCTGGATATGATGATTGGATTCACGGTCAGTCCGCTCCTATGGAAATATGTCGCCCCCTCTCTTTCCGCAGGACGATGTCAAACCCCTGCCTTGCGTCTGGTCATTGAACGAGAAGACGCAATTCAATCCTTTCAGGCATCGTCCAGTTGGCAGCTTCATGCAACCTTTCAACACCAGGGGCTATCGTTTCCTGCCACGCTTACCGATGAATTGGACGACGAGGACTCGGCCATCAATTACATGGAAAACATTCATCAAACCACGAATGCAACCGTTCAAAAGAAAGAAATCAAACCGTGGTCAGAATCGGCTCCGCCGCCTCTTATGACGAGTACACTCCAACAACAGGCCAGCGCCCTCTTTGGAATGAATCCTAAAAATACAATGAAGATTGCGCAGCGATTGTATGAAGCGGGTCACATTACCTATATGCGAACGGACAAAGCGGTATTATCCGATGAAGCCAAACAATCTGCCAAGGAATGGGTTACTTCACACTATGGAGACGCGTTCGTAGGAGAAGACAGGGTTTCAAAGAAGGTAAAAAAAGAGGGGGCGCAAGAAGCCCACGAGGCCATTCGTCCAACGCATATCGAAATAGAGCACGTTTCAGAAGATGCATTTGAGCAGAAAGTATACCGATTGATCTGGCAACGGACGATACAATCGGTCATGGCAGCAGCAAAGGGCGAATCATGTCATATCACCGTTCAGATCGACGGAGACGACGATTTTACATGGCTGGCTCGATGGAAACGTACTACGTTTGACGGGTGGAAACGCGTCGGCCAGGTGGCCAATATCGAGGACGAAGAGGAATCTCAAGAAGAGGCTGCAAATTGGGAGAAGGCTTCCTTATTAAAAGAAGGGGATACTGTTGAATGGGCTACTATAAGGGCAGAGCCAAAGGAGTCGAAAGCAAAAGGACGGTATACGGAGGCGACGTTGATCCGAGAATTGGAAACCTACGGCATCGGTCGACCGTCAACGTTTGCTTCTCTCCTTTCGGTTATTCAAGAAAAACACTACGTTGAGATCGTCAATCTTCCGGCGAAAGAGGTACGAGTAACCGAATATACACTTCCACCAAAGAGTTGGCCTCCTTCGAAGATAGAGCGTGTCAAAAAGACAGGAGCAGAAAAGCAGAAATTGGTTCCGACCGATCTAGGACGATCGGTTTGGAATTGGTTACGAGGACAATTGGAGGATCTCTTTGCCTATGGATTTACGGCACAGATGGAACAGCGTCTGGATCAGATTGCTCATCCGACCGATCGATCGATCTCTTGGAAATTGCTTCTTCGTGAAATCTGGAATTCATACCATGAGCGATACCAAACCTTGATGAGCGGTCCAGGATCGAAATCGAGTGATCGATCCAATCCAAAGATCCGGACATTCTCCAACGGGATCAAAGCCGTTCAGTCCAAGAAGGGCCCGATCTTATTAATTGAAGGAGTGACAAAGGAACAGACACAATTCCTGGGTTGGCCTAAGGGTGTAGCATTTGATGAAATAACAGAAGAGCAAGTGATCGAATTTCAGAAACTTCCGTCCGGATCGATCTTGGGATCATGGAATGGAGATCCGATCGAAAAGCGATCTGGGAAATTCGGAACATATCTTCAAGCGGGATCGATCACCATTCCGTTTCAGGAGGGGGAGGAGATCGAACAAACGATGTCGCGACTCGAGGAGAAAAAGAAAGGCGGTGCCGGAGTGATCCAAACTTTCAAGGAATTTGTAATCCGGACGGGCCCGTATGGCCCATACATCATGAAACCCGCCCTCAAAAAACCCCAATTTGTCTCCTTACCAAAGGGGATCGATCCTTCAAGTTTAAAGGAGAAGGAAGTAGAAGCCCTCTATCGACTCGGATTGGAAGAGAAAAAACGGTATAAAAAAGATGCAGATAAAAAGAAGTAATAGGTTGAACCCTATATGTGTACATATGATACAGGGAAAATAGAATCACCATATATCAATAATTAAAATAGAAATACTAAGAAATGGTAGAAGAAAAAGGCGTGATGATGATTAACGGAAGCGATCCCACAGGGAATGATACGCCACCGCGTTCACGATCGGTTTCTCCTACGAGATCCACAACAGGTGTGTCAGAAGTTCGTAAAGAGAAGCGTTTTTTAAACGGTTGGTCCAAACAACAAGAGATATTGATGGCAGATTGGAGCGATTTGGCGATGAGTTACCGATGGTTACATGATAAATCGGAAAAGCATTTTCATATTCGAAATCTTCGCATTAACTTACCTGTAATTATGTTGACGACTCTAGGAGGAACCGCAAACTTTGGAATTCAATCCTTATTCACGGACAACACATCGAAACAATATGCCAGTTTTGTGATTGGTGGAATTTCGTTATTGGCTGGATTAATGACAACGATGGGAAATTATTTACGGTATGCGCAATTGGAAGAATCACATCGTGTGGCATCGATCGCATGGGGTAAATTTCAACGCCTAATCGCAGTAGAATTGGCGATGAAACCAGATGATCGAATGGACTCGATGGATTTTTTAAAGATTTGTCGCGCGGATCTCGATCGACTGATCGAACAGTCGCCGCCGATTCCAGAGACGTCCATTGAGATGTTTAAAGAAGAATTTGGTTCCATTTCGGATCTGAAGAAACCAGACATCTGTGGCGAATTAGAGCATACAAGGATCTTTGAGAGTTCCGAGTCTCGCTTAAAACAGGTCCTTGGAGATGCCGCACTGATGTTACGTCATAAAAGGAACGCATTGAATGAGTTATTGTCTCCACAGATTCAAGAGACGATCAAGAAACAAGTTGATGCACGTTTACAAGAAGCACTAGAAGAACGCAAAAAAAGCATAGAAGAAGAAATCGCACAACAGAAACAGGGCATGCAACAAAAAGAAGAGGAGTTTCAACGATTAATGGAGGAAAGACAGAAAAAGATTCATCAAGAGATTGATTCTGAAATTGAAACACACAAGAAGAAACGACCCGACATTCCTTCCACGTTTCACTCTAAGTTTGAAAGCCGGCTTCAGCTCACACATCCGCGAGGAATCCAGCCCCCCGATCGAAGACGTCGATCTGAAACAGCACCACTCGCCCCTCAAAATATAGTAATTATTCCATCATCAGAACCACAGGATAAGGATACGCTTCATATTTCCATTGACTCATAAAAATTGAAGAATTGATTGAGCCGTAATTAAATGTACCATGCGTATCGATAAGGATTCCATTCTAAAACTATTTTATGACAACCGTACGCTCAAGTCTCTTTGGCTAAAGACACGACTGCGCCACGTTCACGTCGCAATGGTATTGAAACGTGGAAAAATGATAGAGATGGCGACGAATGCGATTGGATCTCGTTCACGCGGGTGCGGATATGACCACCGTTCGATCCATGCCGAGCGTGCCGTGTTGAAGAAAATTGGAGATCATACGAAATTGATGGGTGCCATTCTGATCGTCTTTCGCATTTCGCGAGGTACAAATGAGCTGGTTTCATCGGCTCCATGTGAGCATTGTCGTCCGCACATGGAGAAGTGTGTAAAAGAGTATGGCCTTCGGCGAGTGTATCATTCATGACCCGAACCGCAATATCCCAATCATTACAAGAAAAAGATTATTTTTACATAATAGGGGAATGATTTCGGAACGGTTAAAAACATCGTTTACGACATCGTATCTTGTTTTAATGGGATACACATGTATTACCTTAATTGAGGCTCTTCGCACAAATAATTTGAATAGTCGACATGTAATGAACATTGAAACAACAGTATCGATTGTTGCAGGAATCGTCTATTCTATGTTTTTAGATATGATAAATAAAAATCCGAATATTGACCTGCATGACATTACGAAACTCCGTTATATTGATTGGGCGATTACCACGCCCCTTATTTTACTCGTTGTCCTGCTATTTTATTCAAAAGACACTGTCGCACCTTCCTATCAGACGTATTTTACAATTGTATTACTGAATTGGGGAATGTTACTATTCGGATATCTCGGTGAAACCAATACGATACGTCCGATGCACGGTCTAATCATCGGATTTATATTTTTTGCATTACTGATTTACATGTTATTAAACTGCTGTATTCCAAATAATGCAAGTCATGTTGTCATTTACTTCTTTATCATCATATGGTCGTGTTACGGACTTGCCTATTTAATGGACGAAGAAACAAAGAATTTAACATATAATATATTAGACGTTATTTCAAAGGCCGTATTTGGAATCGTATTGTATTTTTATTATGGTAAAGTGCTTCGATTCTAAACATTGCTCATCGTACCATTTACAGAGTAGGGATTCACCGTTTTCCAAAAATCCCACCATCGAGATCCGTCATAACGATGTTCCATATGAAGAATGCGCCCCAGTTGAATCGATGGCCCTTTTTTATAGACGCATGTAGGTGAAAACCGCATCATACGCTGAATCAATCGAATCATCTTGTCATCGTGTATGGACCTGTTTTTCGTATGTTCTAGCAAAGAAAGAAGGTCGTATGATGATCGATCATATGATGTCACAGGAGAAACCCAGTTCCATAATAAGGGCTCGGTCTTTTTCATTTCATGAAACAATGGGGAGACCACTTGTACATCAAATACCATGAAGCAATGATATTTGCATTCATTGTATTGTTTGCCATATTCTATGGTAGCATCTTGGAGCCACGAACCAATGGCGCGAGAACGTTTCCAAAAAGCGCGTGTGGTGGTGAGACTTTTCCAACAACTATAGCCTGGATCGGCGGCAACCCATGAAGTGATTCGTTCGCACTCTAACAAGGATAAGAATGAGCCCATATAGCACGAATTGAATATCATGACGGGAAAGGTCAGATGATGCTTTTCGAAGAGAGCGATGACATCACACCATTTGAAGAATGCGCTTGAGTCGCGAACCCATCTACCAATATTGACGGCCCCGCCGTGACCTGAATAGATGAACCCATCAAATGGAGAGGTATGGAGAGTGAGAAGATGGCGCAGACAGGAGCGTAACATACCGTCCCATGTTTCGGCATGAGAGGAAAAGAGGGGTCCTTCTAATACACCGTCTTGCCATTTCCAAATTCCATTACGAGGAGAATGAATGGTCGGGTGAAATGCAATATAATAAAATGTATGACGGCGGTCATGGATCGTCCATTTATATTGACGAATCTCTTTAAAGAATTCGTCTGATTCTTCCTGCCTACTCGCAATGAATAAACAAAAATATGTTAAACGGGACATTTCCTTTAGTAAGAGGAAAGAAATATTGTGTAGTAGATAGCATGTCGTTCTCTACGTATATTACGACATGGGACAGCGATCCGTATGCACAGGCTCAAGATATGGTGCAAAAGGGCGTGATTGCACCAGGAACAAAAGTCATATTGGCGTTTGCCAGCTTTAATTTCTCAGGGACGACCTATGTTCCCGGTTTGGGCAATATGACAATCGAACAAGTCCAAACGTTGACATCATATCTTCATGCGAATCAGGCCAAGATCGCGTTATCCATTGGTGGCGCGACCTATCCGTTTTATGGATCCGATTTGTATGCTCGTCCAGGTGATTTGGCTTCCAATATTAATGCCGTTCTAACATTGTGTGGATTCGATTCCGTGGATTTCGATATCGAAGACAGTTCCGCGTATGTTCCGAGCGATTTTTCGACCCAGGCGGCATCACTCATTAATACACTCAAAAGTCTGAATTCGAGTCTGGATATTACGTTAACAACCGCAGCACAAGCATGGGCTGCCACGAATTATCAACAGACCCTATTGAATCTGACCATTGGTAATCTGAAGGCATGGCAGCCGATGGAATATGATTTATGGGTGGATCCTTCGTCAACCTATTTCAACCAAATTCAATATGACATCAATTACTATATAACACAATGGAGTGTGGCGCCTAATAAAATCATCTTGGGACTCATGCCTGGAACCGACGATACAGGCAAAGTCTTATCGTTACAAGATGCCCTCAATCTGACAACGTTTGCTACACAAAAGGGTCTACAAGGTGTCATGACATGGGACGCAAACATCGATAGTAAAGGGTGTGATGGAAATGCACCCTATGCCTATTGTATGGGAATCGAACAACAACTTCGTGTGAAGAGTACGTGGTGTGTGTTATGCTAAAGACTGAATACATGATATATATATGAACATATTGGTTCTTTCTACCTTGCCTCACTTTTACAGTATTGTACCACTGTTACCCTATTATGGCACATGCATGTTTGGATATATCAATGTAATTATATTATCAACGATGTGTTCAATATTCTATCATCTATATCACGAGTCTCGATCGATCATCAATACAATCGATCATGTGATGGCGTTCATTTGGTTCGGATATGATCTTGGATATCAAGATATAAGAATTCTAAGTGCAAATGCAGTGTCATTTTTGATCCATACATATATTCCAAATGATCATCGGTATACACGGTGGCATAGTGTATGGCATGGATTCAATGCTGTGAAATGTTATTATGTGGCAACGATCATACAAAAGATGATTCAAAACAATTACATGGTTTGAATCAAAGAAGGAAACGGTCGAGACTGGGTTCGAACCAGCGACCTTTGCTTTAACAGAGCAATGCAAACTACCAACTGTGCTACTCAACCTTATCCTCCCAATCGTTCCGTAGAAACTTTATCCAAATTCCAAACGCACTAAATCACCGCTACCGCTGCGATTAACTGATCATGTCGACACAGCGGACATTTAATACGTTTTAAGACGTGAGGTTTGATCTGAAGTACGCAATGTTTGTGGAAAATATGCCCGCACTCCAGTTTTCCCCAGACGGAAGAAATTGCGGCATGATCGTCGTCGTGACAGATGGCGCACATGTCATAATAGGTAATTTTAGAAATCTCACATGCATCACAACATTCTTTTCCTTTCTCAACAAGTTCATGCAAACAATGGTGACAATAATATAAATGTTTCACATCATACCGATCCAACTTTCGAAGGAGTTCATGAACAATAAAACATGGATCTTTACCTTCAAGATCCGTCTCATAGGTAGCAAGAGAATGTGCGGTTTCACACAATTCAATGGTATAGCTAAATCCTGTAATAAGAAATTCGCTATCTTGTTCATCGTCGTGATTTAATATGGTAGATGCAATCATTCGACCATAATGATTGATCTGTGCCGAAAATCGCAATTCGACTGGGAGTCGTTCCATATCATTTGTAAGCTCTTTCACACGTTTTTGAAGGAAGAAGATTACCTTTTCCAAACGTGAAAGGTGCAGTAGTTCGCCGGTTTCAATCCGATGATACATCTGGTATGCTTTGAGAAAGGAGTTCTTGCAATCCATCCATAAAATTTATTTTAATGTCCCAACCAAGCGCCTTTAGTTTTTCATTGCTAATGTAATAGCGTTGATCATTAAAAGGGCGATCCTCGATGTATTGAATCCATTTGTCATAATCTTCAGTATGATAGATCATTCGAATAAGGAGTTTCGCAAGATCCAGAATGGAACACTCATCTTGAGTACCGATATTGTAGATTTCTCCTAGCTGCCCTTTCTCTAAAATAATCGCAAAGGCTTCTGCCGTATCACGTGCGTGAAGAAATCCGCGAACAGCAGAGCCATCGCCCTGTATGGTAACAGGTAAACCCTTCTTCAATTGTTGAATGAACCGCGGAATGACCTTCTCGGGATACTGGTTGGGACCATAGACATTGTTTCCGCGTGTAATGATGATGGGCATCTTGTAGCTGTGTGAATAGGCCTGGACAATCAGCTCGGCACCTGCCTTGGTGGCGGCATAGGGATTGGTAGGGCACAAAATGGATTTTTCGGTTTTATGAAGTTCTTCGGTAGTATTCATGGATTCTCCATACACCTCATCCGTGGATACATGAATAAATCTCTGAATTCCGCCATAGATTCGACAGCACTCGATCAGAATATGGGTACCAAGAATATTATCATAGGTAAATTCTAAGGAATCATTAAAGGACCGTTGGACGTGGGACTGGGCTGCAAAATGAATGACGTGAGTGGGGTTGTATTGTTGAAGGATATTCTCTACAAATGGTCGATCGCGCAAGTTTCCCTGTCGAAAGATATAACGCGGATCGTTTCGTATGGAAGGTAATATGTTGAATTCGTCCGCACAATAATACATGGCGTCAATATTAATCAAACGGTCGGTGTGTCCAAGTGGAAAGTAATGATTAATAAAATTACTTCCGATAAATCCACAGCCACCGGTTACTAATAAGGTTATCATCTTTTGATATTTTTGAGAGAAGGTTTTAAGTGTGGAAAAGGAGGTTAAAAAATAAATACCTAATCTACTAGATTCCGATGGAGAGGATCTGTCCGAAATGTGCGGCGGACCCGACGTGTCATTCGTTTAAAAAAATATCAGAGAAGGGTGGTATTGTAACATTCTATTCCCACCCTGCTAAGGCAAAATTATATGATGATTTTGATGGAATCACATCTCATGTGGAAAACATGATGGCAACGATTGGAAACAAGCCGTGGATCTGTATTGTGGACGGTGAAGGATTTGATTTTAAACATGCAGCGGAGATTAAACTTGGAAGTGCATTGTTTACCATTTTGTTATCAAAATATGCACCTACACTTCAACAGCTGAAACTTATCAATCCGACATGGCATATTCAAGGCTTGATCAAGCTGGCATCGCTGGCATCAAAACCAGAGACATTTGCGAAAGTAGTTATATTGGACGATCGAAAGTATAGTGTATTAGAATTTATATAAAAAATTGATCCGAAATTTATGGTAATCGTAAGATATGCCATGCAGAAGAAGATCGAGAATTTCTTTACTGTAAAAATAGCTCATAGTCAAACCATTAAAAAATGTTTTATCTATGATCCGTCCATTCCATGCGCTTCGTTCGAGTATGAGCCAAAGGAAACAGACAGGTTTCTTTCAACAGAATCAGGAATCAAGTTATATTATCGCCCTGATCCGAACGCCTCTCCGCCAATATCGTTTCCTATTCTACATGCATGCGAGGCACCGCTCTTGATTTCCAATCTACAAAAAGCGATTCGAAGATGTGATGCACCCGTTGCTATTCAATCCGCTTTGGCATTGGCACAGCAGCATATGACCAAACTTCTTAGGCGTCTTCCCATTATTTATGTGGAAGATGTGACAATGATGGATTCATTTCCAATCGCAGTCTGGTGGATGATGGCGGAAAAGGAGTATACGCTCGATCATGTGGATATAGACCATTTGTTGAATATGGTATGGTGTTTGGCTATACATGAGGATTATGAGGAGACGGATCGTGTATCGGAAAAAGAGAAAGCTTATACACATGAAGAACTACAATCTCTCCCACATTCTACTATCATGCTATCGTTACATTATCGATCACTATATGGAGGAATGAAAGGAGATATGAGAATGTTGGTGAATGCGATCGAAATCTTTCAGAAGAAACTATTAATTGACTTGACAACCTATCGTCTTGTGGATCCGAACATGATACCGTGTGCGATAGAAATTTTAATGGAGTCGATCGATTTTCACCCGTTTCCACAGTTATTGACGATGCTTCAAAAGAAAACAAACTTGAAAAAAGAAGCGATCAAAGAGTGTATCTGGTATGCGGAGTCGGGATTAAATATACGAAAACCGCTTACCTTGCATGCATCAAAGCAGTGCCAAGAAAGATGGGAATGGAGGGTAATTTCCAAGTTTCTGGACGAGGCGCGCCATCAGCTGGTTTCCTAAATACATGATTCACATGATCGGAAGAGTCCAGGGATAAATTGGCAACGACGGATACAGCGGATCTCTTTTTTACTGAGTTTCTTCTTTGAGGTTCTACGTCGTCCTTTCTCTTCTATCGTTACCTCTTTGTATCCTTTGGAACCATGAATGGTCACGCGCTGAGTCTTGGTACGACGCTGCCCTTTTCGGAGATCGGAATGGACTTGAGTGGATTCATAATTGAATACGTCAGGCTTCATTCTACTACAGCAACTTAAAGATTGTACTAGATAAATAATTGTGGAGAGGATTTGAGTCAGAGGTTGGAGGTTAACCAAGTGTAAGAAGACTTTTCACATAAACAGCGAGTTTGTCCGAGTGGCTAAGGAGGCCGGCTTAAGATCGGCTGCTAACAAGCGCGTGGGTTCGATCCCCACAGCTCGCATACCTTTTTTGAATATCTTAAAGATCGTTAAAAAAGATTACAATAAAAAGATTATAACGGTCGTATCACAGGCGATTCCAATCGAATCGCAGGAGGATCAGTAGTGATGGGAAGAGACGCCACATATTTATCGACAATAATTGGCAAGTTGAATGCAAGTAAATGATGAGCTGCGTGAAAATAATTGTATTCATAGGTGACCGCTACAAAAAAACATGCGAGATCGGCGGCGACCATGGTAATACCAAGATAAAGGTATGGATTTTTCAAATGAACTGAGTTCATCTTTCGGTAATGAACGCCAGTGATAATGAGTGTCAAAAACGCGGTAACGGGTAAGACGATGACTGCACCTAATGCACTATACACCATGGACAACAGAATGGTTTGAATTAAGAATAGTTCGGTTCGAAGTTCATAGTGATTGGATAGCATTAGATAAATAGAAAATAAGTAGATGGATAAATACGAATAGAGTCCATCTAGAAAATCGAAAAGACCGTTATCGTGCATGACATATAAATTGGACCATGTTAAGTGATGAAGGAAGGAAAAAAGGGAGTTAAAGAGGATTTGAAGAGAGTAGAAATATTTGCGATGATACTGATAATAGACGATACATGGCACGGACGCTAGATTAGATAGTACTACAAAGTATTCGCTCATTGAGATAGTACCTCAAATTGGTCTTTAGGTAAATCGGCATCAAACGCGCAGATCTAGCTCCATAAAGGAGCTTAAAGATCCCTACCGATGATAGGTTGTGGAGAAATTCATCAAGGCAATTTCGGATAGTGGTTTATTTCGGTTCCCTACTAAGGAATTGAGCTCTGCTCGCGCTGGTTCGAATCCAGCAATTGTCGTTCGATGAAATTCTTAACACCACATGTCTCTATAGTTTCAGTGGTAAAACAGCTGTCTTGTAAACAGCCGTCACGAGTTCGATTCTCGTTGGGGACACCACTCCTCTGTCGTCTAGCCCGGCCCAGGATCGCTGACTTTCAATTAGTTGACGTGGGTTCAAATCCCACCAGGGGAACTTTTTATATCTTGATATAGACTTAAAAAGTTCATAATATATTATAATATGGGGTATATTTACAAAATTACAAACACAATAAATAAAAAAGCATATATTGGTGTTACTGTACAGACAAATCCAAATGAAAGATGGTCTCATCACAAATCAAGCTTTAGACAAGGGAACGGATGTCCGTTATTACAAAAAGCAGTTAAAAAATACGGAGAAGATGCATTCACATTTGAAGTATTAATTATATGTTTTGATAAAGATACATTCAAGTTTGAACCAGAGTATATTAAGAAATATAATACAATAATGCCAAATGGGTATAATATATTAGAAGGAGGAAAAATGAAAATGTCATTTTTAGGAAAAAAACATTCTGATGATACAAAAAAAATAATTAGTCAAAAATCAAAAGAATATAATTCAAGACCAGAAGCAAAAGAGAAGGCTAGACAAACTATGAATAATTTTCATAAAACACATAATATAGGTGATATATTACGAAAATCTGAAAAATGGAAAAAAGCGGTAGAAGAAGGAAGAATTGGAAAAGGTCATATAATAACAGAAGAATGTAAACAGAAGATTAGCAATGCATTAAAAAAAAGACATAAAGAAATGTCTAATAAACCATCAGATAGTACACAGATTAATAAAAAGAAAGAAACAATAAAGAAGATTAGTGAAACATCAAGAAAAGTAAATGGACGAAAAGTATCTCAGTATACAAAAGATGGTGTATTTATCTCATCTTTTGAATCAATCGTAGAAGCAGGTGAGAAAAATGGAATACATCGTAAAAATATACAAGCATGTTTAACGGGTCCTAATAAAACAGCAGGTGGATTTATTTGGAAATATAATGAGCTTAAAGAACCAGTTATGTTAGCACAGCAGAACCAGCTGGGTTCTACATAGATCATTACCATATTTGGACAAAATGTTTCTCATTTAATGAAACAATATTGAGTTCAAAATGTGTATCATCTATAAAAGCGATGTAGCTCAGTTGGAAGAGCGCCGCGCTCATAACGCGGAGGCCCATCGATCGAAACGATGCGTCGCTAGCACGAACCCGTAGAACGGGCTCTTGCGAGCATAAAGAAAATCACAGCGTTCCAACTAGATATGAGTTGTGGCTGCGGAAGAAGGGGACCCGCCTCGCCCGCACAGCTTATTCCACAGGAGCAGTTACTGGCTCCAACAGAATGGGGACCGATCCTGTGGAGATATTTGCATTGTATTGCAGAGAAAATAGGCACATCAGGAAACAAAGTGATCGATACAGACCAAGCTAATTATACAGAAACGCTTCTTACGATGCTTCCGCAGATTCTTCCGTGCACGGAATGTCAGGCACATGCCGCGGCGTATCTTGCAGGAAACCCCCTACCAACATTAAAAGGCCTCTATGGTTCAGATCTTCAAGCGATGACACGGTCATGGCTGTTTGCGTTTCATAATGCGGTTCGAGCGTCCAAACAACAGCCTATTATGATTTCTAGTATAGAAGAGTGTCAGGCGACCTATGTAGGGTGCGCCATACCCAAATGCTCGTACACGGCGTTTATACAAAGTGTAGCAGCAGCGGTTCGTCAAGGGTGGGTTCGAATTGAACATTGGCGAAAATGGTATAGTAATTCAGAAAAAATCCGTCTGATTACGGGAAACATCATTGTGTAGAAATGTTCCATGTCGAATTGATGTATTGATCAATCTGGACAGCCGCGGCTTGTGATCCAGTATGGGCATTCAAGGTATGAATGCCGCCATAAATACGAGACATACCTGCTTGGTCTGCCATATCGTCCCATGTAGAAAAGGATAGTACGATAGATGTAGAAGGCACCGTTCCAGGTTGAACGGCCGATGTTCCAGCTTGCAAGGTAAAATCGCCATAGGACGCAGTCTCGTTTGTAGAAATGCAGGTCGAATAGAGTGGTTCCAGATCATAGGTGATTGTATTCTTGGTAATGTTCGAGCCAAACCATTTGTTCATGGTAAGGGCAAACAGCTTGGTAAAGTTACTGTGTCCAGAAGGGAAGTCAGGGAACGGCGGTGTGACGAAGGTTGATGTTTGGTAGGGAATCCATTGTGCACCGTCTATCGTTCCGTTCCAAGAGGCAATTTGCTGACCGGTATAACGACGACGAATCTCCTGAATGGGACGATCCTGCATATAGAAGCCTTTGAGTCTCCATGTGACACGTCCACCCTCAAACAAATGAATGGCGAGATCTAACAGGGAATACATGAGTTTCTGCGGAGTAATCATCGTACTGCGCATATACTCTTTCCAGAGCCATACTGCCATAAGAGGAGGGGGCATGGTGCCAGGCGCGGAACCAGCCCAGAATTCGGCAATGATTTTCTCTTGGTCGGTTAAATTCTGAGAGATGTTCAAGACAGCATCAATTTCGGCATCGCGTGCAGCGTCGGTAATAGGAACAACAGACGATTGAATCGATGCCTCATCGGCCTCCGATAAGCATGTCGATGTCACATTATCCCATTGGTAGGTTGCATACTTTTGCATAGTACCATTCACCGTAAGACGTGTCCACTGTTGAGGCTGAGGAAAGCCGGCAATATTGTTCACGGTAACGCCATCGACTACAATCGTTTTGTTCCAGTTGGCCGAGCCAGTTGGTTGATTGACAGATGCTGCTACGGAGCCATCATTCAGGCGATTGGCATACCAGGAACCCCATGCGGCCGTCCAGTTGGACCATTGGCCGCCCGTTTGGACACGAGCGATCGTGGAAGCAGGGCAATTATAAATCGAGCGAGTCGCATAAATCTGCGATGTTAGATAATCCGCAACACAGGTAAGCCAGACAATCGAATCATTATCGGATAAGGGAGTTACTGATTTGGAATTCGTCCAATCCCAATTATCATGTACACCTGCTACGTTTGTATCCGAGCGAACCCAATTCCATGCCTGTACAATGGACGCTGCAAATAGGTACATCATACGAGATCCCTTTGTCGGTCCAAGATTGGAGGAAGAAATATATTGTAGTACATTGTCGACCGTCATGGTCATAATATACTGAAGAGAGGGTGTAATATCAACACTAGGATAACTGCCAGATAGGATAGCGGACAGGCTATCAGGAGGAGCCAAGAAGTAGGGAGATGTAATTTCTGGTCCTTGTCCACCTGCATTCTTTGCACAAATCGTAAAGGTATAGGGCTGCCACTCGTCTAAATCAGTAAAGCGGTATGTGGTATTGCTGGTGGTAATAGATGCCTGCGCCACTCCATTGAGATAGGGTGTAACCACATAACTAAACGGTCCATCGCCCGTTGTCGGCGCATTCCACGAAACAATAATGGATCCAACCGTATAGGTGATTCCAGACACAGCGCCAGGTAGTGCAGGAATATAGGGCGGAGTTTGTAGGGAAGTGATTAATGGTCCACAGGGGCAGCCTGGACTAATTCCAATGGAGTTAGGATAACGCGTATACTGCGTCATGCTACCCATCATCACTTCGTGTATAATCGAACTGTCCTTGATTCCAACAGGTGGACGCGATCCCCAGCCAAAATTGTTAGGTGCCGTACCGAACTGGGACATAAAGCCACCTGCAATGGTTTGTTGTGCCATTCGCATGGTAAGATAAGAAGAGTCATAGATTCGAGACATTCTATTAGCGTGCGATAAAAATAATGAACGGTTTTTAATTAGGAAAGGAAATGTTTTCTACAGACGGGGCGATAGGATTCTGCCGCACCAATCACTACGGTTTCTTTACAATCAGCAGCGACGTACTGCGAATACATGCCGACGGTTCCATCTTGGCACACGGCACAGAACGCAGTTAAGCGCTCGACTTCTTCGGCATGGGGAATTAAATGCAGCATATCGCCAAAGGGCTTGCGATCCGATGTTCCGTCCAATCCTGAAATCACGATGTGAATGGGTAATTCATCGGCCCATGCTGTAATTTTCTCGTATAAATCTTCAAAGAATTGACCCTCATCGATGGCCAGTACCTGGTAGACACCTGAACGAACCATCCGTTCAAGCGATGCCAGACGTTCCACACATACTGCTTTTTCAAACTCTTTATCGTGGGAGGCAATGCGATCTTTTCCATATCGTGTATCGGCTACATAGTTGGCAACGAGGACCTTATAGCCAATGGATTGGTATCGTCGAACGCGGCGAAGAAGTTCAGTTGTTTTTTGGGCAAACATGCAGCCGATAATCAGCGAAAGATGACCCATAGTGTCTCGTCAGCTTTTTAAGATCGCCAATGATCCGCATCAATTTTTAGAGCGGGTGGGATAGGTATGATGAACATAACATCGCGCCGTCCATCGTGGATATGTAACTTCTTTGGATAAACGGAAACCGTGTTTTTCATACCATTTACATAGCACAGGATCGTCGGCGGGGTTCAAGTATAAGGTAGGACACACGGATAACACATGTTTCAATAAGATCGAACCCCAGCCGTGACCCTGTTGTGTCGGTTCAATACAAATGTATTCAAGTTTAGAATTGCATACGAGGGCCATACCAATCATGACCCCTTCGAGCCATAATCCGAAAGAATGGTCTCGGGTTCGTTCTGGCCAGGCTTCTTTAAAATAGCGGTCTTCAGAATGTTTAAAGTTACGTTGAAAAAGCTGTTTTGTGACATAATGATCCGTATCGTTCAGGATTCGGAGCATGATCTGATGGTAGGGGAGAAGTTGAAATTATATATTATGGATCGGTAATAGGGGCATGAACAAAACAAATACATGGACGATTGAAAGCATACCTGCATTTTGTATTACATTGGAACGCCGTGCAGATCGATGGAGACGATTTCAAGATCAGTCCGGAATTCAGGAGATTCCTGTCAAACGCTTTTTGGGGGTGGACGGAAAGACGATTGACTTGAATACGGACGATCGTATTACGACATTAACAAAACGAAACATCAAGACCAAATCACGCCGATCACATGAAGAGCTAGACAGTGTTGGTGGTGTAGGGTGTGCTCTGTCTCATATTGCGGTATGGCAATGGATGGTGGATCATGGACAAGAGATGTGCCTGGTGTTTGAAGACGACGCGGTAATCCCGCCTAATTTCAAGGACAAGGCTAATCAATCTATTCAGAAATCGCGGATACTACGAAATCCAAAACAATGGGACATTTGGCTTCTAGGAGGAATATGGGACGATATGTCACGTATTCCAGAGGAACCAATGGAATCGAACTTGATTCGAATTGAGGCGTTTGTATTATTTCATGCATATGTACTGACATTATCAGCGGCAAAACAATTATTGAAGAATGCGTATCCGATTCATTGTCACATTGATATGTGGGTATCCATTCATGCGCATTTGACGGATATGCGCCTTGTAGGAACGACGGATGTAGTTCTTCATCAACAACAAAAAACAAAATCGGATATTCAAATCGAAGACGAATGTGCGATTTGTAATGTTCCTGCGGGGTTTGAAAAGACAAATAAGATTGTCTCGAACATGGAATGGAGAGTCGCACAAGCCAGTGAGGTGATCTGTGTGGCGCTCATTGCGTATATGGTATATCAGCATGTTAAACGTTAAAATGTCTGTTGCAATGCCTTCCAAGAAACAGGAAAGGCAGCTTCCAGAGATCGATTAAGGGCAGAAGCATAGTCACGAATTTCTTTTTGGGCATCGGGTCCCAATCGAAGATGACAGAGACGAGCATAGGCCGCCAAGGAGCCAGTCTCAATAAACTCGGTGTACATACTTTGGGGAAGAACGGAACGTGCCACTTCGGGCGCAACACCGCGCGCCAGCAATGTCTGATAAGTGGCCATGGCAGAATCGGTCTGTTGTTTCAACACGGCATATACTTCCTCTGATTCCTGAACGGGTGTAGACTTGGAACCCTGTTTCACACGCGGATCACGCTCTCGGATCTCGTCCGCATTGGGAACCCAACATTCGGGCGGAGTATCAACGTAACGGCGGCTCACCTCATTACGAGCAAAGCCAATCTGATGGCGAAACCATTCGCGTGCCACAAAAATAGGCATCTTCAAACGAAATCGCACCTGCGGATGAAAAAATGGGCTCACATGATCGTGTTTTGCCAAGTAATTGATGAGTTTTTTGTCGGCTTCCGTCAACTCATGAGATACTTTATCAAAGGATACACGCGCGGCATTGACAACCGTTAAATCATCGCCGAAGGTCTCGAGTAGTTCAACAAATCCAGTACCATCGTTCATGGAGACCTTATTTCCTGCCGACATTCTAATCATAATTCGATGCGAGTCTTTAGATTTGTAAGGCTGCAAAATCTTTTTAGGAGCGAAATATAATACCGTGTCGTTGTGTTACATAATCTTTTAGAAGAACAAATACACCGTGACCAGATGTAAATCCGAGATGATTGAGCCATCGTGGACCATAACCGAGTGTTTCTCTTATTTTTCTAGAAACAGATTGTTGTTCACCATCGTGATTGTAGGATGCTTTATTACCTGATATGATAATATTGGGTAATTCATGAAATGTCCGCTGTTTATCTAGGAATCTAAACGGACAAACCGGTTGGAGATTCTTGAGAGCCTTTTTCACTTTTGGATGCGATGCGTCTGCCATTGGTGCAATGGATCAATTGCATAAACGAATTTCAATTTTATTTTGTAACAATGTAAAGCATAATAGATATCTTTTACATAATGACGCGACCAAAACCAAAACTAGTTCCGACAGTACACGTAAAGCCAAAAGAGGAACCGATAAAGCCAGAAGTAGCGCCATATCCCTATTTACCACGAGGTTCTCCTAAAAATAAAGAAATCAACTCTACCACGGAGCCGATCAGAAAAGGTTATTTTACGTGGTGTGAATAGAATGGAACAACGAACGGAAGGTATCAAACGAAAAGGAAAGCCAAGAGTAGCATTACCACTTGTTAAGATAGTAAAGGAGGAACCAGATGTCAAGACAGTAGAAACACAGACAACACCAAAGGCAATTACGCCAAACGCGATAAAAGCGCCAAACGCGATTGAAAAAAAAAGAGATAGTTGTTTTTGTTAATATGGAGTTAGATCGATTGAGGTACCGTCACATTCGCCCGTTTAATAATGAGTTGAAGAAGAGATTTAGGAAGAGGAGCAAGAGGGCGTCGAGGTGCAGAAACTGGAACAAGAGGTAGCATGGTTGACTTTATTGGTAGCGCATATTTTATTTCAATTTTTATTTTACAAATTGAAATAGGAGCGATGAATGGATTCGTTATGATCCTTATGGTCATCATTCTTGTGGCGTGCTGGGTATGGTTTGGCGAGAAGCCGGCATTTATCGAACGACTCTATCGGAATCGTGTTTATAATCAAGCGCCAAGAAAAATATGGACATACTGGGACGATCCTGCGAAAGTTCCAAAAACGGTTCACATGTGTATGAAAGGGTGGGCAAAATGGAACCCGACGTATGAAATTGTATTATTAACCAAGAAGAATTACCAAGGATATGTGACTATACCATATGAAGTTCGAACGCACCCTAATTTTCATGACAATCCAACGAGATTCGCGGATCTGGTACGGGTATGGATCTTGGCAGAACAGGGCGGTGTATGGATTGATTCATCGATCCTGTTAAATTCGTCGTTAGACGATTGGTTATTTCCAAAATATGCAGAGTTTTCAGGATTTTACATCAACGGGTTTACGAAGAATCCTCAGTATCCGGTCATTGAGAATTGGTTTTTTGCATGCAATAAAGGCAGCCCTTTTCTTCAATTATGGCGTGATGAATTTACACAGATTGCACGGTACCAGAACGTGGAAGCCTATGTGGAATCACGTAAACAAATGGGTGTGAATTTCGAAGGATTTAAGGATCTATCAAACTATTTGGCGATGCATGTGGCAGCACAGAAAGTATTACAGATCGATCATTATCCGATCGATGCGATGATCTTACAAAAAGCAGAAGATGGGCCATTCCGATATTTGGTCGATGCAAAATGGAATTCGGAGAAGGCAGTACAACTGGCATGTTATGATCGATCGTATCAAACACCGATCATGAAGATGAGAGGTGATGAACGAAAGGTAGTAGAGCGAGGAATCAATGATGAGTTTTCAGAGGAGAAATGTGGGTGGATTCAGTAATTATTTTTTAGTCTTCTCCTTTTTCCATTTCGTATACATATGGGTCCATTGAATAAAGTAGGACGAGGCGAGCCATTCGGTCGCTAACGCATGAAGTTCTTTTTCTTCAGGCGTTAACGATGCATAAAACTCATCAAAATCGGCAGGGAGAGGGGCGGGTTTTGGAGGCGTATATCGTTGCATGGGTGCTATGTTCTATTGCAGAAAAGTGGATCAATTTTTCTTATTTTTCCTCGTGTCCTTTTGATGCGATACACGTCGCGAAGAACGATATGATAATGAACCATGTTTATTTTTAGATACGTTTGCACGGCGTGTAGAAATATTTGGTATTATAATACTATTAGGATCAATGATAGAACGATTCATAAGAACTTCAGAACTAGAAATGGCCTGTATATTTTCATGGCTGGGGTACATAACGGGATTGAGAGAGGGCACCGAATGAGTGATCTTATTATAAATATCTTGATATACTTTCATCGAAGGTGGAATAACAATAATAGGAGGAGTAGGTTCACAATGGGAAGACTCAACACTCCTATGCTCTACTGGTTCCATATTCGCATGCGAGACATTCACAGAATGATTTATTGAAAGTAGCTTATGTTTCTTTTTCATCGTTTGACTGCGTCGAGAGCTTTTTTTTACTACCGATGGCATTCTACTATATCTTCGAAATTCATTGTAACAGAATACCGGGTTTACACAATGTAAATAAAATATACGATATTATAAATAGAACGATGCATTTTAAGGATAAACGAGTCCTTTCTATTCAAACAACCGATGATATGACGAAGATTCTTGAATCCAAAGGAAATTCAATCAATGATTACAAAAAAGGTAAGAAGATATCGGTGCATAATAAAATGCAGCAAGGATATTCGTATGTTCTTGAAGAAAATCCTGGCGAACAGTTTGCTCCTGAATTTAAGCCGGTGTTTACACCGGCTGAGATGCTAGAAATGGGTGTATTTGAAGGGAAGTATTTTAATGACTGCATTTTAGAGTTTCCGAAAGAATGGTTTATTGGTGCTCTCAATAAGGGTAAGTTTTCACCGCAAGGAGCCGATCCTTCAATTAACTATTTTAAAGTGAAATCGAGGCAGAATCTAGGTGTATGGCAGAATAACGGGTGGGTACCTAAGTCAGGTCATATTGCCAAACAATATGCGATTTTATCTGATTCTTCTGTAAATTACGACAATCGCGGGTGGTTTCAATGGTTTTGTAGATACTATTTGGGTCGCAGAATACCTGAATTAGATCAGGTACAAATCAAACGATGGAAGGCATTTGTGAGACATGCAGGACAGGTCCGAGCGAATTGTAAAAAAGGAGACCTATCATGTCGTGTGGTAAATCGACAGGCCTTATTACAATGGTCGCATGACCCTTTTATTTAATCATCTTCCTCTTGGTCCTCTTCTTCCTCCTCTTCGTCCTCCTCTTTCTCTTCCTTCTTCTCTTTTATAACGGAATGACCCTTATTATATTCTCTTGTAAACATTGTCTTGACCTTGGTAGGAATATCAACAGAATACAATAGTGTTTCACCGATATTTTCGACCAGCTGGTCACGTGTGAGCCGCATATGATCCATTCGTCCAAGCATATTTTGAATGATAGGCAACTCGCTTTTTTCGCCTTTGAGTGACGCAAGAGGTCGCAGAAGAATATTGCGAATACACTCCGCCTCTTCTAGTCGAACAGAGGCAGCGGATCGACTGCGCATACGACCGACCTCTTCCATTTGTCGCCGATGTTTTCCACGGGTTGCATTTTTACCGAGAAGCCGAGGAAAGATCTGAAACGGGCAGGGACCTGTCACTTTACGCGATGTTGCTACCGTGGAATGAACGACATGGGGTAAAAGCGACCAATCTTGTGTTTTCCATTGACGAGTACTCATCAAGTCACCAAAGGATACTTGTTCGGACGCATCGACGGCTTCGTCCAATGTTTTGGAGGAGGCTAAATATGCTTCTTGCACCATGAGAGGAACCATTCCATAATCGACGTAGACGAAATCATCAGCGTCTGAGAGTGACGCGCGCTTATTAGACATTAGTTTCTGTGTGGCGGAAAAGAGATCTAGACGAAGAGTACTATCTTTGTCAGACGACCCACCAAATTGTAAATGATTGAGCATCATACGAATGTCATTTCCATTTTTCTCAGAGAGGGTTTCTAGTTCAACTTTGTTCATAGCAATGCCCTCTTTCTTGCACACCCCCGCCAACGCGGTCGCAATGGTGGATTTAACGGGACGACTGAACTTGACAGAGAGACATGCTTTTTGAAGTGGGGCAAGTTTAGGAGGAAGTGTATTGGTAATACATAGAATGGGGCAATTTGATTTTCGAATCAAATCTGCGAGTTCACCGACACCACCACGATCTTGTGCGGTAAATCCATCGACTTCATCCATGATAACCACTTCTTTTTGTAATCGTTTCATACCGAGACCAAACAGACCGCGAAGCATCGTAATGGAGCGGGTATCAGATGCATTGTATTCTGTTACAGCGTAATTATGTTCTTTCGCAAGTAAGTGTGCAACGGTGCTTTTTCCAATACCAGGAGGGCCACTGATCAAGACAGCCTTTCCTTTGGTAGGCCAACAAGAAAGCCAATCGACGAGTTGGCGAATAGAATCGGCATGACCAATGACAGAAGAAAGTGTGGTAGGCGCGTATTTGGTAACGAATAATTCGTGTGATTCTTTTTTTTCTTCTTTTATTTCGTGATGAATAATGGGAATGCCGCGACGAAGGGCTTCTTTGTAACGCGCAGATTCAGTAATGGGTCGTCCATCATTGCAATGTGTACCGGCATGTAAGACATAACCCTTGCGAAGAACCTTGTGCGCTTGGCCGGCAGTATGAATCGCGTTTCCTGAATAGACGACGTCCATGTGGTATCTTAAAAATTGATTTATTTAAAAGTCAATTTTTAAATCTAGAGCCTAAACTTATTTCTTCCATTTACTAGTAGTTATGAGTTCAATTCCCTCAGATGTCGATGTAATTACAGAGAAGGAAATCTATGAGACTTCGATTCGCAAGGCGGTAGGATCAGATTCGCCGGATTCTTTGTCTGACAGTTCAGTAAAGGATTTCAGCTGGAGCGATGTGGAGAAGGTGGAAGAGATGGGTGCGAAGATTGCGGCAAATCGTATCGATCTCAGTAAATCGGGCATTCTTCCTGAGTTGGCTAAGCCAGTAGAAGAGCCAAAGGTAGAGGAGCCAAAGGCAGAAGAGAAGGCAGAAGAGCAGGAAGAGAAGCAAAAGGAAGAGAAGACAGAGGAAAAAGCAGAAAAAGAAGAGAAAGAAGAGACAAATGCTAAACCTCAAGAAAACGAGGTACTCCTTGCGCAAATCAAGCAACTGTTGGCGGAAATCAAAACAAAGGCGATTCCAGTGGAGAACGTAAAGCCGGCAGACGAGGAAGAGTCAGACGACGACATGCCGCCATTGGTCGATGATACTGATGACGACATGCCGGCACTGGTTGATTCTTCAGAGAGTGAGGCGGAAGAGAGCGAGACAAGCGAGACAGATGATATGATGATTGCTATCTTTCGTCGCCCGTCATGCCCTCGTTGTGCAGCAGCATTGAAGGCTCTGTTGACGCATGATGAGGGTTCGGGAATGGGTGATGAATTTCCAGAGGAGCATGAGTCGGAGAGCTCGGAGGAGGCAGATGATTCGGATTCGGATTATGTTCCGTCTGAAACGAGCTCTCAAGACGGTTCTACCGCTGATTCGGAGACAAACTCGGAGTCTTGCTCGGAGTCTTGCTCTGATGTAGTATCGGAGCCGCCGTCACCGCGCACGCTGCGCCATCGTACAGTAGAGATTCCAACGGCGATTATCTATACTCTTGTGATTCTAATTGTACTCTATGTGGTAAAGTTCCTTCTGTTGGTGACGGATAACTCGAGGGGGTATCGTCGATGCACGTATTAACATGCATTCTTCTAAAACACATTCTTCAACCAAAGGTAGTGAATGTGTTAAAACACATTCTTCAACCAAAGGTAGTGAATGTGTTAAAACACATTCTTCAACCAAAGGTAGTGAATGTGTTAAAACACATTCTTC